ATAAGGAAGAAGAGGTAATTAGTTATGCAGAAGAACAAGCTAACAAAATTGTTGAGAAGTTAGGGTTTAATACTAAGGAAAAACCTAAGAAAGGGTTCTTTAAAAAATGAAAGTATTCTTTGATCATATCTTAGGCTTTGGTAAAGTTAGTGATCTAGAGGTTATAGTTAATGGAGCCTATGGTATACTTGATCCTGATGAATCTACCACAGATGCATTACACCAAGGATGGATACCATGGGAGGGTAAGTGGTATAATGAACGGAGCACCAGATTAAACCTAAGTATTTATAGGCCCACTAAGACTACAAAGAAATTATCTAAAAAAGTTACTGTTGCCATAGGAGATGTATTAGCACATCAAGAAACTTATACTGAGCTCTATGAAAAGTATTGTAATCACCATGGGTTTAAAAGAGATATTAAACTAGAGTCTTTTAAAGATTGCCAAGTTATAGAATACTGGACAGATCATCTGGTAGGTATTAGTTTGTATAGACAGTTTGAAACACAGTTTGTGGCATACCAGTTTATATGGGATTATCAGGATCCAAAACTTTCTCTGGGTACAGTTGCTCAATACTATGAATGTGAAACTGCCAAGATCTTAGGTTGCGAGTATGTATATTTATTAGGAGGCTATGAGTTATGCTGTCTCTATAAAGGAAGCTATTTGGGGTTTGAGTTTTGGACCGGTAAAGAATGGTCTACAGATATAGAGTTGTATAAAACACTGGTTGAAAGAGATGAGAAAATTAAAATTATAGGATATGATATATGAACCAACCAACAGAATGGAAGTTAACACACCAAAAGGACCCGGGGTTATCTGGCTAGTTACTGACTACGGGTATGAAACTGATACTATCTACACAGTTATTATCACAGCTACTGGAGAATTCTGGCAGTTTACCCATAAGGATATCAGGGCAAAGAATAATATTACTTTTGGTAGAGAAATAAAAAAAGGAATAGATCCAACTATTGGAAAATAATTATTATATTTGTCCTGTTTTCGATTAATTACTTTCATTTACTTGTTTAAAATTAGCTAAGAGCCCTGGAAAAATTTTCCGGGGTTTTTAGTTTAAACAAAAAAAGTTTTTATATTTGTCCAACCAACAACACTGTATGATTTTTTCAATTCCCTTTAGATGACATGACACCACAGCAAAAACAGTTGTGGGAAAAAATAACTAATCAGGCTAGAGAATCTGGGATGGATAACCTGCATGCGCGGAAGTTGTATGATGAACTAAGTAAATTAATTAATATGTCAGATAAAGTTTTATTGTCAATCACAGAACAAGGTGAAGGATTAGAAGTAAGAATAGCAGATGCCGCTTATGGTAATCTAGCTGTAGTAGGTTTATTAGAAAAAATTAAACTGAATATCCTTGAAGGATTACCTGAAGAAAAAGAAGAAGTATTAACCAACACAAATCAAAAATATGATGCCTAATATTAAAGCACTAAGAGGAAAAAGAGTATTGATCACAATACCAGAACTTAAAAAAACAGCAGTAGAATTATCTGCAAAAGATGAGGATGCAAGAATGATGGAAGCTATGAAACAATGGCAGAAGTTAGAAGTGTATGCTATTGGAGATGAGATCACTGGTATTATGGAAGGAGATCATGTATATGTTCAAACATATGCTCTAGAATCAGGAGAGAAAATTGAAGTAGATGGTAAAATGAGAATCTTGGTTCCGGATACAGCAATAGCAATAGTATGGTAAGTTATGGAAAATAATTTATATAAAGCATGCACCCGTAGTGATAAACAATCTCCATATAAAGATATGGTAGATGGAGTTTATGGAAAGGACACCAACCTTTATAAACCAACTTGCCCTACAGCAGTAGAAGTAGACTGGCAGAAAAGAGTTGTAAACTTAGATAAAGGACCCCGGCCAGATTATTATGGCGGTAAAGATAATCCATATGAAGTATTCAACGTATTAGAAGCCTGGGACCTTGATGATGATTTCTACCTAGGTAACGTAATTAAGTATGTAGCAAGAGCCGGTAAGAAAAATATTTCTACAAAAAAAGAGGATTTACAAAAAGCTTTAGTATATTTACAAAGAAGAATTGATTCACTATGATGTTAAAAGGAATACTTTTTATTATTGGTCTTACCACTCTAGGCTTTTTATTTTTAATAAATAATGCTATGAGCAAACCTTTATATAATAAAATGCATAACGTGTGGGAAGAAGACCCTGAAGGAAAAAAATATGCTAACATGACATTAGTTGTAATGTTGTTTATTGCATTCTTTATGGGACTCATGTTTTGATACTTTTCTCTAATCAAACAAAAAGATCCTCAGAAATTTTTCTGGGGATTTTTTTTATTCAAAAATTTTTTGTATATTATAGTGTAATTAAAATTTTATATCATGGGAGCTTTACCAGAATTTGAAAATGTAGATAATGCTAGATCTACGATGCCTGAGTATAAATCTAAACTTACTCAGATGTACCAGTACCTTAACAGGTCGGTAAATAAGTTTTTCTTTGATTGGGGATACAAACTTGCACAGACAAGAGTTTACTCTAGTAATGCCAATGCGATCCTTGGTGGTTTGAAACGTGGAGATTGGTATGTAACTGATACAGGTACAGAATATATAGTTAAGATTGTTAAATAATTAAAATCTAGAAACTATGGCAACTTTTGAAAATGCTTTACATTTAAATAATGTAAGCTCAAGTGTTTATAACACTAGTAAAGTAAAAGCAGTTGATGCTTCAGTAAAAGCACGAGAATTAAGTGTACTTGTTCAGAAGCTTTTAAGTGCAGGAATCTATGAGTCAATAGATGATGCAGTAAAACAAGGAGTTCCTGCTGGAACATTTGTAATCATTGATGATCCCAAGACTCCTGACCTTGACTTTGATGTTAAGGTAGTATAATACTAACATTACAGCCTCTATACCAGGGGCTGTTTTTAAATTTTGAAACCATGTCAAATAGTATAGGAGACTTAAAAAATAGTGGACTACAAGGAAATAATTGGCCTTGGCAGTACAAAGTATTACTAGGTTTAGATAAGATAGCTTCATTACTAGGTACAAGTACTGAGTACGAAGCACAACTAGTAACAGAAACTTGTACAGGTCCCCCGGCAACTTCTAGAATATTACTAGAAGTTAGAGTATGGAATACAGATACAGGAACTTGGGGTCCAACAACTTACTATCTACCAGGTAGTTCAACTCCAGTAACAATAGGTGCTGGATGTACTGTAGCTTATGTAGATTCGTCTGCAATATTAGCACAGATTCTTAATGTATTACAAGATATTGAGAATGGTGTACCTGAAGCATTAGGTCAAACAGATAGTAATAACTCAATGCCTGTTGTTATAGCCAATGATCAATCAGCTATCCCAGTTACATTAGATTGTGATACAAGCGCAACAAAAATATGTTTTGATGATGGTACTGGACCTGTTAATGTAAATACAACAAATCCATTACCAGTTAATGCAACTGTAACAATACCTAATCCACTTCCTGTTAGTCAAAGCACATCTCCATGGGTAGTATCAGGATCAGTAGGAGTAACAGGTGAAGTAGAAATCATAAATGCTGTAGGTAGTCCAATACCTGTTACAGTTGTTGCTCCTGTACCTGTTATCCAAGTTAATCTTGATGCAGTTGATGACCAAGTTGGTGTCTATGGTTATGTAAATGGTGTTTCAACGACACCAGTACCATTAAATGTAAATGCTTTAGGTGCAGTTGCAATTCAAGATGATGGTGGTAGTATTACAGTTGACGGTGCTGTTACAGTTTCAGCAACTGCTTTAGATATAAGACCATTAGATTGTACTACAGATTCAATTGCAATATGTGATGGTACCCCTGGTGGATCTAATTTAGTAATTAATAATCCAGGAAGTCCTGCAGATGGTAGTATTAATACAGTACTTGTAGATCTTACTACAGGTTCTTCTGCAGTAATTAATTCAGATGGAACTCAGAATAATGCAGTTTATGGATATGATTATTCAACATTACAAAATGAACAAATTACTTCTACAGATATTAGTCCAACAGTACAAGCATTAGATGTTAATGTGGCAGGATTCTCAAGAACACCAAATATTTTAATTTCATCTGGTGATGCACCTGTAACAATTACAGTTCCTGTTTATTCAATAACATTCTTTAATAATGGTTCTGTAGATGTTAATATATCAATGGACGGTGGAACAACTAATGCATTAATTCCTGCAGGTGTAACTATTACAATGGATGCAGGTGGTATTCAAAATACATATCCTGCAAATACATTTATTGTAGGTAGCACAATTGCAGTAGGAGCATCAATGATAGTAACATATAACTCTTAATTATGGGAACTTATATAAAAAGAGACTTACCAAATGATGAATATCAAGCAGCCGTAGGTGCCAATAATCCTTCAAGTGCAAATGTATTTGCTACAATAAGTGACTTATTAACCTTAGGGGGGATATTGCATGGAGTAGCTTCAGGTACTAATGCTTATACTGTTACTATCCCAAGTGTTACAAGTTATGCAGATGGAGATACATATGTTGTAAGATTTACAAATGGTAATGATGATGACTCAACTATTGATATAAATGGTCTTGGTGTTAAAACATTAGTAAAACAACCAAATGTACAAGTAACCGGAGGAGATATTTTATCTGGTCAAGAAATCATAATAGTATATAATGGTACAAACTTTCAATGTATTGAAGTAGCACCTAATCAATTATTTGCATTTGTAACTAATGATGATTCTGTAACAATTAACAAAGGAGAGCCTGTATATACTTTTGGTGCTACAGGTAACAGAATGAGTGTTAAGTTAGCATTCAATACATCTGATGCTACATCAGCTAGAACAATTGGTGTTGTTTATAGTACAAGTATTGCACCTAACCAAACAGGTTTTATTATTATAAATGGAGTTGTATCAGGACTTAATACATCTATGTATGCTCCCGGAGATCAATTATATTTAGGAGCTACTGCAGGTACTTTGACAAATGTTAAACCATATGCACCTAATCACTTGGTATATGTTGGTCTAGTAGAAAGAGCAAATGCCGGAAATGGTCAGATATATGTTAAAGTTCAAAATGGTTATGAACTTGATGAGTTACATGATGTAGATTTAATATCAAATCCACCAATTGATGGTCAAGTATTAACATATAATGCAATTACTAACTTATGGGTTCCAACAAGTATTCCAGGAGCTACTCCAAGTGGTACTCAGTTATTAAGCGGTGGAGCTTCTTGGTCAGGTACTGGAATGATATTTAATGTATCAGCTCTTACATACACAATTGATGGTAACTATTATTCTTCTGTTGCACAAAATGTTACATTAGCTGCAGGAGATCCTAGTAATCCAAGATTTGATGCAATTGTGGTTGATGCAGCTGGAACTGTATCTGTAATTACAGGAACACCTTCAGCTAACCCAATTGTTCCAAGTATTCCAGGAACACAAGTATTAGTACAATATGTATTAGTTGCAGCTGGGGCTGTCACACCTTCAATAACAAATGAGTTTGTTTATACAGATGGTTCAACTCCAAACTGGATACCTGGTTCAAATTTACTAACTGTTTTTAATCCTTTAAGTACAACACCAACACCTTTTCAAGGAACTGAATGTACCTACATAACAGCAGTATCTGCTAACACTTCTAGATTTTTAAAATATACAAAACCATCAGGAAGCATATTAAGATCTAGTTTTCCTTTCTTATCATTTAGAATACAAGTATTACCAGGAAGTTCTGGTAGAGGTATGAATGTAAGATTGTATAATGGACTTACTTATATAAATGCTGTTAGTGCTGCAAGTTGGGGATATAGTTCAACAGCAGTTGGAGTATGGCAATTAGTAGTAATTCCATTGTCAGCATTTGGAAACAATGCTATTACAACGGTTACTGAAATAAGATTTTTACCACAAGGAACAGTTGGTGTGGCAACACCATTTGCATTTGATGATATTAAATTTCAATCTGGATATGGTCCTCAAACAAATACAGCTACTATTGATATACTTGATAATGGAACTGTAATAGGCTCAACTGCAAAACTTAATTTTATTGATGGTACAAATACAACAGCTGTTGTAACACAAGATGTTCCTAATAATAAAATTGATGTAAAATTTGATACACCAAATATTACATTAAGTTCTGCAGCAGGTACTAGTTTAGTAAATGATGGTACAGGACCTGCATTGGCATTAAAAGGATTATTAGGAGGTTCTGGAATTACACTTTCAACAAATTTAGCTAATACACTTGTTACTATTACTAATGTTGCGCCTGATCAAATTGTAGCTTTGACATCTGGTACAGGAATTAATGTAACAGGAACATATCCTAACTTTACTATTGATAACACTGTTTCTGATACAAATATTTATAACTCAGATGGTACTGTATCAGGACTTAGAATAATTGACTTAAACACTAATGGAATTATATTTCAAGATACAACAGCTTTAGGGCAATTTCAAATTAATCTAGATGATGGTACAACTAAAATAGGGTATTTTACTCTTAATGGTTTAACAGCAAATATGGGTATAGGTGACAATGCTGGAAATAATGGAGAACTTTATGTAGATAAAGATCAAGCATCTTTACAAGTATTTGCTGGAGCAATAACTAGAAAGCTTGAAGTTACCCCTACAGGAGTAGCTATTAATGGAATTTATACATTACCTAATACAGACGGTTCTGCATTTCAAGCTTTGACAACTGATGGTGCAGGAAATCTATATTGGTCAGAAGCAATTACTCCAAGTTCTGCTTTTATTCCTCCTATTGAACAATCAGAAATTAGAAGAGGTGTTATAGCTATATCAGGAAGTACTGCTCAAGGAACTTTGGGAGGTATTACAACTACAAATACAGGAAGTGTTGTTGCTATAAGTTTTGGAGGAACTGTTCCATTACCTAAATTTAGATTACTTACAACACTAGCTGCTACAAACTCAACTGTTGGTATAAATTATACTGCATTGGGTATTGTAAATAGATTAGGTAAAGGATTTAGATTTATTGGAAGTTATATCTATTCAGATCGATCATCCGGAGGAACGGAATGGTTTGTACCAGGAGCAAGACAATTTTGTGGTATGGCAACTGGTTTAGTATTATTACCTATTTCAAGCACTAATACTGTTGAAACAAGACAGAATATTATCGGTATGGGTTCTGATTCAACAGATACAAATCTGCAAATTTTTCATAATGGTACTTCTGCAACAGCAACAAAAATTGATTTAGGTCCCAATTTTCCAGCAAATAAAACTGGAGCAGTAACAAATGGAGAGGCATATCAATTAGAACTTTATAATGTATTTGGTACTACAAGTGTTAAATATAGAGTAAGAAGATTATCTGATGGACTAGAAGTTACAGGTACTATATCTACTAATCTACCATCTGGAGCTTTAGATTTAGCACCTCAAGTTGTTAGAACTTCTGGTACTACTTCTCAAAACGTATCAATAGATGTAATTCAATTAACTGCTTATACAAGAGAATAATGAAAAAGTTTACAATAAAATTAACCACTAGTAGAAGAATCTATGATGGAAATTACTATGTAGAATACATACCAGATAATGAGTATGATGATGAAGTAAAAAAATGTGATATTGTTCCTTATGATCAAATAGAAGATTTGGTATACTTAGAACAAGTAACTGTAGAGTTATATGGCATACTTGAAGATAAGTTTGGTAGTGAATTTACTAATAAATATGAATTATAAAAAATGGAAACTTGGGTTTTAACAATTGCAATATTTACAGCAAGTACAATTCTTGCAATAATTGGATTCTTTCTAAGAAGTGCTTATAGTACAATCAATAAACAAATAGAAGTATTAACTTTGGAAAATCAAAAAAGAATTGAAGATCAAGGAAAGTTAAAAGGTAAGTTTGAATTATTAGAACAAGAGAATAGATTAAAACTCTCACACATTGAGGAAAATACTCAACATGAAATCAGAGTAATGGCTACCAAAATAGGTGATTTATCTGATACGGTAGGAGAGTTAGTAAGAATTCAAATGAATGGAACAACTAGAAGAAGAAACAATAATAATTAAGAATATGTCAATAAAGAAAAGATGGAATGCACCCACTCCAAAGTTTTGGAAGAAAGTGCAACAGATTGCAATAGCAGCAGGAGCAGTAGCAGGTGTTATTATAACAGCTCCTATTACATTACCAGCAGTAGTAGTAACTGCAGCAACTTATGTTGTAACAGCTGGTACAGTAGCAGCAACATTAGCTCAACTTACAGTTGATGATAAAAAAGTTGAAGAAATAGAAACCCCTAAATAAATAAAAATGGCAAAGAAAGCAGCAAAAGTAAAAGACCTTGAGGTTGAAGTAAAAACCAAAAAGGTCAAAGCTAAAGTAGTTAAAAAAGACAAGAAGGTTGATGTAACTATTGACACTCCTAAAGTAGATGTAGCAATCCATAAAGGAGATGCAAAAAAAGAATTTATTCTAGATAGTGAAAAACTTGATGTTCAAGTAACCAAAACTGAAGAAGGTACAGAAGTTAAAGTAGATGCTAAATCTTCTGGACTTAAAAGAGTAGGTGAATGGTTAGCTAAATTTTATGTGAAAAAATTTAACAAGAAGTAGTATGCAAGTATTAAAGAAAGGAAGTAAGGGTGAATCAGTGAAAACCTTACAAGAATTCTTAAAGATTACAGTAGATGGAGATTTTGGGCCAAAGACAGAGAGTGCTGTAAAATCTTATCAAAAGAAAAATGGACTAGCAGTAGATGGTGTAGTTGGTCCTAAAACATGGGCTCATATGGGTATTCTTACAACTGATAATGCTGAGAACATTGAAGTAGCAAAAGCATTAGAAATTAAGAAACATTACATGCCTGTAGGAACATACTTTCCGGGACCAGTTCCTAAAGATTGGATCTTCCTACATCATACTGCCGGAGGACCTAATCCTTATCAAGTAGCAGATATGTGGGCTAGAGATGACAGAGGTAATGTAGCCACTGAATATATCCTAGGTGGACAATCAGTAGATGGTAAATCTAAAACATATGATGGAGAAATGGTACAGTGTTTTCCTGACGGAGGTTATGGATGGCATACTGGTACCGGTAACTCACTAATGCACAGAAATTCTGTAGCTATAGAAGTATGTTGCATGGGACAGATAGTAAATGGTAAGACTTATGTAAATACTACAGCTGATCCTAGTCAAGTAATTAAACTAGCTAAACCATTTAGAGGATTCCAATACTGGCATAACTATTCTGAAGCACAGTTAAAAGCTCTTGAAAGCTGGATTAAATTTATTGCTGAAAAGTATTCTATTGATCCTAGAGTAGGTTTAGTAGAGTATGTTAAAGCAAAAGGTGCTGATGGATTTGATGTACTAGATCTTGATAGAGCAAACAAAACTCCAGGTATGTATTCTCATACTAATGTAATAAGAGGTAAAGTGGATATGTATCCACATCCTGATTTGATTGATATGTTATTATCGTTGTAGTATGAAGTTTAGAAACAACTGGAAAAGTCACAAACCTAATTGGAAGACAATTACCATTAGAGCTAGAGTATCTATGCTTGATCTGTTCTCTATAGAGATAGACCCAAATAGAAACTTCTACTCTTTTACCATATTAAACTTAACATTTAAAAATAGATAACTATGAAAAACGGATTAAAAGGAGTTACAGATGCTACAGTATTTTGTAAGTCAATGAAAAAAGGTGGACCTGCACCAATGATAAGATCAATGAAAAGCTATGAAGTTGGTGGTATAACAGATATGTCATCATCTGCAGATAGTGATTGTACTTATGAGATGGTAGGATATCCACCAAAAAAAGTAAAAAAATGTCCTGGTAATAAAATGTCAAGAAGAAAATATAATAGAAGTAGAAGAGTTCCAGGAATGAGAAACTAAAATAAAATTATACTACATATAGTAATCCAGGTATGTTCCATGCCTGGATTTTTTTGTTTAAATATTTGTAGTTTAAACTTTTTTAATATATTTGTCTAAACTTTAAAAATATAAAAATGGAAAATCAAGAAAACCAAAAGGGTTTTACACCTGAGGAAATGGAAGCAAAAAGAAAAGAAATGCTTAAATTTTACAAAGACTCACTACCTTATTTAGAAGCACAACTTCAATATGAAGAGATGCTTTTTAAAATTGATGAGGTTAGATTTAAAAGAACAGGTATTCAAGTGCAGTATGGTATGATGATGAATCAAGTTCAAAATGAAGAGAATAATGGTTTAATGGAAGATGATGAAAGAGAAGAAAATATTGAGCAATCAATTCCTGAACCAAGAACTACTGAAAGAAAATTAAAAAGAGAAGTGTAATGGCTTTAGTAAATCAAGTACAAAAAAGAGTAGTAATGTCTGTAAAAGACATTATTAAATATCAGATATTAACTCATTGCTATATTAACCGTATAGTAATGAGTGAGTCTGACTTACAATGCTTGACTTTGCTTAGTGAACTTGGACCTATTGAATTAACTGGATTTTGTTATGAAGCTTCAGAAGAACATTCTATTTTTAAATCAGAACAAACAGTAAGAAACTGTATAAATAAATGTGAGAAGAATGGATTAGTTTTAAAAGATTCAAAAAACAAAAAAATAATAATGATTAATCCAGTTTTAAAAATTCAAACAGAGGGTAGTATTTTGTTAGATTATAAATTTCTTGGTAAATGATACCAAAAAAGTCAAACTTACTCTATAGAGAATTAGCAGAGGAAATGAACATTCCTGTTGAACTTGTAGAAGATTTAATTCAAACTTTTTATAAAGAGATAAGAAGTAGTCTAACTAATTTAAAACATCCTCGGATAAATGTTGAAGGATTAGGTTTATTTGAAGCAAGACCAAGCATGGTTAAAAAATCTATTGATCGGTATAAAAAAGGATTAGTGTCACATGACACATCAACATTCAAAGCTTATTATAATAAGAAAATGCTTGAAGATAAAGTTGAAGCTCTTGAAAAGCTAAGTCAAAAAATAGATGAAGATGCTTTAGAAAAAGAAATTTTTAAAAAGAAAAAAGATGAAAAATACATTAAAACTAATTTGGCAGAACCGGAATCAGATAATTGAGGGTATAACAAATTCTGTTATTCGGGATGAAACTGTAGAAGAAATAGCAAGATTGAGATATTCTATCTGTGAAGAATGTCCAAGCAAAGGTAGAAAATGTGCTATAAAAGGTACTGCTCCTTGTTGCAATGAATGTGGATGCTCACTTAATTTTAAAACCAGATCACTATCATCATCATGTCCATTAGATAAATGGGATGCTATTGCTACTGAAGAGGAAGAAGATGCATTAGAAAAACTTAAAGATTAATAATATGATTGTATTTAATGCAGATAATCATAGTTATACCAGTATTGATGGAGAAGCTATTGATTGGATAAGTGTAACCACACTTGTTTCACATTTTAAGAAACCTTTTGATGCAAAGAAAGTTGCTGAAAGAGTTAGTAAAAGTAAAAGATCAAAATGGTATGGTATTGATCCAGTAATTATCCAACAAATCTGGACAAATGAAGCTGACAGATCTACTACACTAGGGACATGGTATCATAACCAAAGAGAAGATGATATCTGTTCTTTAGCATCAATGGAAAGAGAAGGTGTTACAGTACCTGTATTTAAACCAACTGAACTTAAAGAAGGTGACAAAATTGCACCATCACAAAAACTAGAACCAGGCGTGTATCCAGAACATATGGTTTATCTCAGATCAATAGGTATCTGTGGACAATCAGATTTAGTTGAAGTAGTCAATGGTAAAGTAAATATCATTGACTACAAGACTAATAAAAAAATTGATACAGAATCATATGTAGATTGGGAAGGTAAATCAGAAATGATGTTACCACCAGTAGATAATCTTGAAGATTGTAATTTTTATCATTATGCTTTACAATTGAGTGTTTATATGTACATTATATTGAAGCATAATCCTAAACTAAAACCGGGAAAAATATTTATTCATCATATAATCTTTGAAGTAGAAAGAGAAGATAACTGGGGCTATCCAATAACGAAGTTAGATGAAAATGGGGAACCTGTTGTAAAAGAAGTCATACCAATTGCAATACCATATTTAATAGATGAAGTACAAGCAATAATTCATTATCTTTATGATAACAAATCTAAAATTAAAAAGAAATAATGTTTACAAAACTATTTGATGTTCAGAATGGAGTGGTAATACCTACTGAACATTGTTATACATTAAAAGCTTTAAAAGATGTTATGGATGAATATCCAGAAGATTATTTAAAGATTTATCTTTATTTATTTTACATGGCATGTCCTAATCCGGACCTTAATCCTTTTTTCTTTACACCGGATGTAGACAAAGAACATATAATACTAGAACAGATTGATGCAGATTTTTCTACCGAGGATGAAACAATCTTTATAGCCTTACAGTTTTGTCAAAGAATGTATGAAACTCCTACATCAAGAGCATATAAAGGTATTGCTTCCATGTTAGATAGATTAGGAAGATATATGGAACATACACCAATTACCCATGGTAGGGATGGTAACTTTAATTCACTTATTGCTGCAGCTAAAAACTATGAGGCAATAAGACAATCATTTAAAGGTGCTTATAAGGATCTTCAAGAAGAACAATCAAGTAGAGTAAGAGGTGGCCAAGGATTAGCATATGACATGTAATGAGTGAAATTTATCAAGACATACCAACCTATGACAACGGAAACTGGACAACCACAAGTTTTAAATCCAGAGATGACTTCAGTGTATTCATCAGAGATTTATTTAAAGAACCTGGAAAATATAATTTTAATGAAACAACCAATAAAATATTTATTTCAGAGTCAGAAAAATTTAAAAAAGATGGAGTATATTGTACAGCTCCCTTTAAATCCAAAGACTTTATAAATTATTGGGATGAGCAAAAGATTAAATGCCGCAAAGGCATCATAGTTAAAGATGGTGATGATACATGGTTTCTTGCAAGAGAATACTATATGTGGTTAAACTTCCTACCTATCTTTGATAAGGAAGAACAAAAATTTGGTTTTGCTAAAATCAGAGATGCTCAGTATCACTTAGCTCTTTATGAACTTCTTGCAGAGCTAAACTATAAACATGCAGCCATTTTAAAGAAACGGCAGATAGCTTCTTCTTATTATCATATGGGTAAGTTTATAAATCAGCAATGGTTTGAGGCAGGGGTTACTTTAAAGATGGGAGCTAGTCTTAAAGATTATATTAATGAGAAAGGATCCTGGAAATTCTTACAAGAATATGCTGCATTCTTAAATGAGCATACAGCATGGTATAGACCTATGTCACCAGACAAAGTAATGATGTGGCAACAAAAGATCCAAGTAAGACGAGGAGATAGAAATACAGAAGTTGGTCTCAAAGGTACAATACAAGGTATGTCATTTGAGAAAGATCCAACAAATGGTGTAGGGGGTCCGGTTAAATACTTCTTTCATGAGGAGGCAGGAATTGCTCCTAAGATGGATCAGACATATGAGTACATGCGCCCGGCCATGAGATCTGGTATGATCACAACAGGTATGTTTATAGCTGCAGGATCTGTAGGTGATTTATCACAATGTCTTCCTCTTAAGGATATGATCATGAATCCTACAGCTAAAGATATCTATGCAGTGGAAACTGATCTTATAGATGATAAAGGTACTACAGGTTTATCAGGTTTATTTATTCCTGAACAATGGTCTATGCCACCTTATATAGATGATTATGGTAATTCACTTGTAGAAGATGCATTAGAAGCATTAGAAAAACAATTTAAACAGTGGAAAGAAGAGTTAGCTCCAGAAGAGTATCAGCTCAGAATATCACAGCATCCAAGAAATATTAAAGAAGCATTTGCACATAGAACAGTATCTGTATTTCCTCCACATCTTCTTACTGCTCAAGAAAGAAGAATAGAAGATAAGGAGTATGGTTATGAATATTTAGATATATCTACTGATGCTGAAGGAAAACCAAGTTTTATTAAAAGTAATAAAAGGCCAATAATGGAATTTCCAATAAACAAAAAAACCGAAGATAAAACCGGTTGTATTGTTGTTTGGGAAAGACCAATAGATAATCCAGAATTTGGATATTATTATGCTTCTATTGACCCGGTAGGTGAAGGTAAAACTACAACTTCAGAATCTCTATGTTCTATCTACATAATGAAAGCACCTACTGAAGTTACTAAAGTTACAGGAACAGAAACAGAAACCTATGTAGAGCAAGGTAAAATAGTAGCTGCTTGGTGTGGTAGATATGATGATATAAATCAAACACATAAACAACTAGAGTTCCTTATTGAAATTTATAATGCATGGACACTAGTAGAAAATAATATTTCTTTGTTTATCCAATATATGATCCAAAGAAGAAAACAAAAATATTTAGTACCCAAAAGTCAAATCATGTTCTTAAAAGATCTTGGATCTAATGCTAATGTATTTCAGGAATATGGTTGGAAAAATACAGGTACACTATTTAAAGCACATCTTCTTAGTTATGCTATAGAGTTTACTAAAGAAGAATTAGATCAAGAGTTAAAAACAGATGGTACAGTTGTAAGAACAACATATGGTATAGAAAGAATTCCAGATCCAATGTTGATCAAAGAAATGAGAGAATATTCACCAGGAGTCAATGTGGATAGATTAGTTTCTTTTGCTGCACTTGTAGCTTTTATGAAAATTCAACAGTCTAATAGAGGTTATAATAAAAGAACAATATTAGATGATGTAGCTAAAAACTTGCAAAAGTCAGAAAATTTGTTTAAATTAAATAAGAGTCTTTTCCGTAACATGGGTAAGGGTGCATCTTTTAATAATCAAAATTTTAAAAGATCACCTTTCAAAAATATTAAATAAAAGTTATGCAGGTATATAATGCAATGCAAATAAAAAAAGGGGCCAAAGTAGATCATAACCGTCTAGGTAGTGTGACACAGCCTCTACAGTTCATACCTAAAAAAGATAAGGATGATCAATGGGCAGCTTGGAATCTTGATTGGTTAGAATGGCAAGGATTAAAACAAATCCGTAGAAATGCTAGAAGACTAATGAAAAATTATAAACTAGCTAAAGGTATAATTGATAGAACAGATTATATAGTTGAAGAAGATAATGAGTATAGAGATATAATTGAACTTCTTACTAAAGAAGATTCTTCTGCCTTAGAATTAAAGTTTTATCCAATCATTCCAAATGTTATTAATGTTCTGGTAGCTGAATTTGCTAAAAGATCAACTAAATTAAGTTATAGAGCTGTTGATGATATTTCTTATAATGAAATGCTTGAACAAAAAAGAGCAATGATTGAAGAAACATTAATGTCAGATGCACAAACAAAAATTATATCCGCATTAATTCAACAAGGTTTAGATCCAAATTCACCAGAAGCACAAGAACAAATTGCTCCTGATAAAGTTAAATCATTACCTGAGATTGAAAAGTTTTTTCAAAAAGACTATAGATCAATAATTGAACAATGGGCTAGTCATCAACATAAAGTTGATGTTGAAAGATTTAAAATGGATGAACTTGAGGAAAGAGCATTTAGAGATATGCTTATTACTGATAGAGAGTTCTGGCATTTTAGAATGATGGAAGATGATTATGAAGTAGAACTTTGGAATCCTGTTCTTACATTTTATCATAAGTCACCAGATATAAGATATGTATCACAAGCTAACTGGGTAGGTAAAACTGAAATGTTTACTCCTTCAGATGTAATTGATAGATTTGGTTATTTAATGAGTGAAGATGAATTAGCCGCATTAGAAGCTATATATCCAATTAGATCTGCAGTTTATAATATAGGAGGTCTACAAAATGATGGTGCTTTCTATGATGGTACCAAACCTCATGACTGGAATACTAATATGCCATCACTTGCATATAGACAGTATACATCTTTTATGGCGGGTAATGTTCTTGATGGTTCTGATATTATTACTCAAATAATGTCTGAGGGAGAAGACTATTATGACCAGGGTACTGCTTATCTACTTAGAGTAACTCAAGCTTATTGGAAGTCACAGAAAAAAGTAGGTCATCTAACTAAAGTAACAGAAACAGGTGAAGTGTTAACTGAAATTATTAGTGAAGATTATACAGTTACAGATAAACCAATATATGATACTAGACTCTTTAAAAACAAGAGTAGAGATAATCTAATTTATGGAGAACATATAGATTGGATTTGGATTAATGAAACCTGGGGTGGAATTAAAATTGGACCTAATATTCCTTCATTCTGGGGTATGAATAATCCGGGTGGTTTTACACCTATTTATATTGGAGTGAATAGACATAATATAGGACCTGTTAAATTTCAGTTTAAAGGTGACAATAGTTTATATGGTTGTAAACTTCCAGTAGAAGGATCTGTTTTCTCAGATAGAAATACTAAGTCTACTGCACTTATTGACTTAATGAAACCATACCAGATTGGTTATAACATAGTTAATAATCAAATAGCAGATATCTTAGTAGATGAATTAGGTACTATCATCATGCTTGACCAGAATACTTTACCAAGACACTCATTAGGAGAAGATTGGGGTAAAGGTAATTTGGCTAAAGCTTATGTAGCAATGAAGAACTTCCAGATGCTTCCTCTAGATACATCTATCACAAATACAGAGAATGCATTAAACTTCCAACATTTCCAAAAACTAGATCTATCTCAGACAGAGAGATTAATGTCAAGGATACAGTTAGCTAACCACTTTAAGCAACAAGCTTATGAAGTAATAGGTGTTAGTCCCCAAAGAATGGGACAGCAGATAGCTCAAATGACTGCAACTGGAGTAGAACAAGCTACTGCAGCTTCATATGCACAAACAGAAACTTACTTCATGCAGCACTGTGATTACTTAATGCCAAGAGTTCACCAAATGAGAACTGACTTAGCACAGTATTATCATAGTACAAAACCATCAACAAGACTTACATATATTACTGAAGCTGATGAAAAAGTAACATTCCAAGTAGATGGCACTGATCTTTTAATGAGAGACTTAAATATATTCTGTAGTACAACTGCAAACCATAGAGCTGTTCTTGAACAACTTAAACAAATGGCTATGCAAAATAATACTACAGGTGCCTCTGTTTATGATCTTGGTAAAATTGTACAATCAGAATCAATTTCTGAACTTAATACAGTTCTTAAAATGTCTGAGAAAAGATTACAAGATCAGAAACAACAAGAAATGCAACAACAACAGCAAATGCAACAAGAACAGTTGGCTTCTCAAGAGAAACAAAAACAAATGGAAATTGATGCAGCTGCTGCTAGAGATGATAAGATGATTCAGAAAGATATTACTGTAGCTGAAATTAGAGCTGCTGGATATGGATCTATGGCTGATGTTAATCAAAATCAAGAATCTGACTTTAAAGATGCTATGAAAGAAATTAGAGAAACTGAACAGTATAGAGATCAAACTAATATCCAGAGACAAAAGCAAAGTGACAATATGGTAATGCATTCACAAAAAATGAGTATTGAACAACAAAAATTACAAGCACAACAAGATATTGCAAATAAACAGTTAGAAATAGCAAGAGTTAATAAAAATAAGTATGATTCTAAATCTTCTGATAAAAAGAAAAAATAGGTTTAGCTATATAGTGCAAAAAATTTTTTTTTAGCTTTTAAATTTTCCAAGTTTATTTTGTATATTAAAGTATAACATAAAACCAACAACATGGAAACAACCAACAACAAACCTGATGATCAGGTGCAAGATTCTACAACGGTAGAACAAGTAGATGTAGATATTGATTCTCTTTTTGGTGTACCTGGTGCTGAAAACATCATGTTACCAGATGATCAAAAAGAACCAGAAAAAAAATCTGTTTTTACTGCGGAGAAAACAGATATGACGTTCTTTGATAATCCTGCAACAACTGCTGAAGAAAAACAGGAAGCTGCAGAAAAGAAGATTGAAGTAGAAGAGACCATTAATGAACTTAATGAACTTATCTCTCAAGAAGAAGAAGCTGGTAATAAAGGAAGACCAAAGGTTGATAAATCTGGTCTTGCTGAACTTGCAAGTAAAATGATTGAGGAAGGAACTCTAATGCCTTTTGATGATGAGAAACCTTTAGAAGAATATACTACTAAAGATTTCAGAGAGTTATTTGAAGCTAACTTCCAAGATAGAGAAGCAAGAATTAGAGAGAATACTCCAAGAGAATTTTTCCAATCACTTCCTGAAGAACTACAATATGCTGCAAAATATGTAGCTGATGGAGGACAAGACCTTAAAGGTCTATTTAGAACTCTTGCACAGGTAGAAGAGATGAGAGAATTAGATCCCTCTAATGAGTATGATCAAGCTGAAATAGCAAGACAGTATTTATACGCAACTAACTTTGGAACTCCAGAAGAAATTGAAGAAGAAATTGAAGACTGGAACCAACTAGGTAGACTACAACAAAAGGCTCAACAGTTTAAACCAAAGTTAGATAAAATGCAAGAGAGTATAGTGAATAGACAACTTGCAGAACAAGAGTATAAAAAACAACAACAAGCTGAACAAGCTAGAGCTTATCAAGATAATGTTTATAATACACTTTCAGTTGGTGAATTAGGTGGTGTTAGACTAGATAGAAAAGTTCAAAGTGCATTATACTCTGGATTAGTGCAACCTAATTATCCTTCTATTTCAGGTAGACCTACAAACTTACTTGGACACTTGTTAGAGAAGTATCAGTTTGTAGAGCCAAGACATGATCTTATTGCTGAAGCTCTTTGGTTACTTTCTGATCCAGATGGATACAGATCTAAAATCAAAGATCAAGGTAGTAGACAAGCTGTAGAAAAAACAGTAAGGCAATTAAAAACTGAAGAAAGTAGAAAAAATACTTCTTCAAATGGTGTTGAACAAGAAGAAAGGCCAAAGCCTTATTCTAAAGCAACAAGAACAATCAGCCGTCAAAACAATATGTTTAAACGGTTTTAATTAGTAACAATTTAAAAACAAATAAAAAATGGCAACTCCAGTTTTAAACAATGGGATATTCCTCCGGGATACCGCTTATCAAGCAAGTTCTCATGTGGATTCTTACCACTTGGTGAACATGCTGAAGGATGCTGAGCCTATGGATTTAGGTCCAGTAGACCTTTGGGCTATGGCTCAAAAAGTAGAAATGCCTCTTTACCAAATGTCAAGCTTTGGTGGCAAAAATGTAATTCAAGTAGATAATGCTCGTGGAGAGTATAGATGGCAGACTCCTGTCTCTATTGATCTTCCTTACATTGTTGAAGACATTGAGCCAAACACTGCATTCAAAGGTACTGATGGTTCTACATTTAGAATTAAACTTAACAGACGTGAATTTGGACATGGTGATATCATCACTTATGACAAATACAACGGAGTTGAGATGTACATTACAGATGAAGATATTCTTCCATTAGGTGATGGTTATGTTTACACAGTTCAATTGGTAAACAATGATAACTTCAAATATTTGGATAACAAGTACTTAACTAATGGTACTAAAGTTTTCCGTAAAGGTTCTGCTAGAGGAGAATATGGTGAAAGATTTTCTGACATCACAACAAGAACTTCATTCCGTGAGTTCTACAACTTTGTTGGTGGTGCTGAAGCTCATGTTCACTATTCTATCTCATCTCGTGCTGACTTGATGATTAAAGGTGGAATGAATGCAGATGGTACAGTTCCTGTAACTGAGATCTGGAGAACATTTGACAAGTCTATTCAAGATCCTTCTGTAGCTTCATTAGAAGATATGATTAAGGTAATGGGTAAAGACAAAGTTAAAAGAGCATTTGATAATGGTGATTTATCAAGAACTTTCTTAACTCAAATGGAAGCAGCTCACCTTTCTAAAATTGCAACTGACATTGAGACTTATTTAATGTGGGGACAAGGAGGTAGAGTACGTCAAGATGGTCCAGATGATATTAGATTATCTGTGGGTCTTTGGAGACAGTTAGATAACTCATTCAAAAGAGTATACAACAAAAATAACTTTACATTGGATTTATTCCGTGGAGAGATCTACAACTTCTTCAATGGTAAAGTTGAATTCCAAGGTCCAGATCCAAAACGTAGTTTAGTTGTACAAACAGGTATGGGTGGAATGAGAATGGTAAATGAAGCTATCAAAAGAGAAGCTGTTGCTTCTGGTCTATTGATTCAGGCTGCTGATATCGGTGCAATCACTGGTAAAGGTATGGACTTGAACTTTGGATTTGCTTACACTTCATATGTAATTCCTTTCTTGGCAAATGTTAAGTTTGTATTGAACCCTGCATTTGACAACATCCATACAAATGATATTGAGAACCCAATCATTGATGGTTTCCCATTATCTTCTTACTCATTCATTATCTTTGATATCACTGATAATACTAATGACAATATCTTCTTATTGAAATTGTCTTGGGATAATCAATTGAAATGGTGGTATCAAAATGGTACTATGGACTACATGGGACGTACACAAGGATTCCAGTCTTCTGGACAATTCAATGGGTACCGAGTTATGATGTCTCAAACCATGCCAGCTATCTGGGTTAAGGATCCAACTAAAGTCCTTAAGATTGTTATGAGAAACCCTGTTACAGGAGGATCATTCTAATCTACTCTATATAAAAAACAGGGAGGGGGTAACTCCTCCCTTTTTACTTAAGATTTAATAACCAACAAATAAAAACCAACAAAATGGAAACAACAGATTTTACAATGGTTGAAGTAGGAGTAGGCAGCATCAAAAAAACATCAATTGCTGTTAGACCTTACTTTGACAAACAAGCTACTAACATGGGGTTAGAAGAATATGGTATGAGTCTTTTTGACGGAGTAACTCATAATGAGCAACTTGCTTGTTTAGAGAATAATGGTGTCATAAGATATATCACAGGATTAAATGAATTTGCTCCTGAAATTAAACTTTTAGATCCAGAACTTAAAGAAGCAAGAATAAGAGAAATTAGAACTTCAATTGCTGAATTAGAAAAAGAGTTAGCTGCAAATATTATTGATGTTGATGATAAAGATTTTTGGAACAAAGTAAAATTACTTAAACCTGACAATTCAGAATTTTGGAATAAAATAGAAATGTCATGTGGTAATGAACCAGTATATCTTGATCCTCTTAAACCATTTGATAGAATTAAACTTCATGCTATTGAAGCAGGAGGATTTGCAATGATATCAAAAAGTTATGATGATGCAAGATCTAAAGCTGTTCCACCTAAATTTTATTTAGATAAAGAAGAAGAAACTGTAATGGTAAGAACTGAATACAAAAAAATCAGAAACAAAGCTTACTCAGAATTACAAAAATTATATGATAAAAACAGTACTAAATTATTTTACATTGCTAAAGTAGTTGATGCAAACTCTACACAGTATAGAAAATCAACACCATTGGATGTTATCTATGAAAATATGGATAGATATATTTCAGGAGATGGTGCTGAATCTAACAAAGAAAGAGCAGCAAAAACATTTATTGATGCAGTTAATTTAGATATGGAAACACTAAAAATTAAATCAATTGTACGTGATTCCAGTTTTTTTAAGTATATTATTAATAAGCCTGATGGATATATCTACCATGCTAAGTCAAATAGCTTACTAGGTAGAAATGTATCTGATGTTATTGAACACTTAAAAAATCCTTTACATGAGGATCTTTTAAAGGATCTTAACCAAGCTTGTGAGAAATATTGGAACACTTAAATTAAAAATAAAATGGCAACAGAACCTAAATGTCCAATGGGAATGTCTTGGGATCCTTCATCAAAAAAATGTGTGAAACCTGGAACTCCTGATACACCATTAGACAAATTAAAAAAAGAAAAAGAAAGAATGCTTAAAACTAAATTCAAAACTGGTGGTATGGTAAATGCTAATGCTAACCTAAAAGCAACAGCAACTGCTGGATCTAAAGGTGTTAAAGCTGGAGTTAATCCTAAAGCTGCTGCATCTACTACAGCTAAGAAACCTTCTAAGCCAAGAAGTAAAGCTCCTAAGAAAGCTAAACCAGTAAAAACTAATGGCTAAAGAATTGATAAAAAGAAAAGACGGTAGTTATTCCCAGAGAGGTCTCTGGGATAACATCCGTGCTGCTAAGGGTTCTGGTAAGAAACCTACTAAGGAAATGCTTAAGCAGGAAAAGAAAATTAAAGCAACTACTAAAAAGAAAAAGTAATGGCAATTAAAAAAACAACAACTAGAAAAGCACCTGCAAAGAAATCATCTTCACTTGGTATTTCTATTTCAGGACCTGCAAAGGCAGAAATGAGAAAATGGGAAATTGAATCTGACTTGAATGCATTAAAAAGAGCAGAGGAAATTAGAAAGGATGCTAAAAGAATGAGAGATGTGCAAAATCTTGCTAAAGAACAAATGAATGTTTTAAAAAACTTCAGTAAGTAATTATGGCAAAGTCTCCAGCATGGCAAAGAAAAGAAGGTAAGAATTCAGAAGGAGGTCTTAATGCTAAAGGAGTGGCTTCTTATAGAGCGGCTAATCCTGGTAGTAAACTTAAGACAGCTGTAACTACAAAACCTTCTAAACTTGATCCAGATAGTAAGTCTGCTAAAAGAAGAAAATCTTTTTGTGCTAGGATGAGTGGGATGAAGAAAAAACTAACAAGCTCAAAGACAGCTAATGATCCTGATTCAAGGATTAATAAGTCTTTAAGAAAATGGAACTGTTAATTTATATATTATGAAATCAATGATTAAAAAAACTGTTAAACCAGTTAAAAAAATGAAAGAAGGTGGTGCAAAAAAATGTCCACCTGGATATTGTCCTGCTGGTGGGGCAGGTGCAGGTGGTGGTTGTGTATATTGTGGTGGTGCAAAGTGGGCTGGAAGAATTCTTAGTGCTGGTTTTACTGCTTTAGGTAATAAAGTATTTAAGGATGCTTCAAAAAAATCTGCAGAAAAAGCTGCTGCTAAAAAAGCAGAAGAAGCTGCTCAGAATACACCTGCCGCAAAATTTACAAAAGGTCTTGAGAATAAATTAAAAACTCAAAAAAGAGGTGGTGTTGTTAAATCTAAAAAGAAATAATCATGAAAAAGTTAGGTTGCGCTAAATGTGGTGGTGCCATGAAAAAAATGAAAAATGGTGGACAAACTATTGTTGGTATGCCTGGCTATAATGCTACTATTAGACCAATGCAAATGAAAAGTGGTGGTGTTACAAAAAATGCTAAGTTAGCTGCAGTAGCTAAACCTAAAAATAAAATTACAAGAGCTGATGTTCTTACAAGAATACTTAAGAAGAAAAAAGGTTAGTTATGGGTTTAAAAGATTCTGATAAGCCTAAGAAGAAGAAAATATACAAACAAGTATTTATTTCTCCTGACCGTAACTATAAAAGAAAATATGTTGGTTATGATGATGGCTCAGAAAAATCTAAAGAAACTAGAACTGTTAGAGGTATGATTAAAGGGGTTCCAAAAAAGAATCCCTTATCAAGACCTCAGATGGATCCTGATAAACTTGAGCAATTGTTAACACCAGTACAACCAAGTAATGAGTTGACTATGAAGAAAAAAGGTGGAGCAGTAGATAAGAAGTGGATACAGAAAGCAGTTAACCCTAAACATAAAGGTTACTGTACTCCAATGTCAAAACCTACATGCACACCCAAAAGAAAAGCTCTTGCTAGAACATTTAAAAAAATGGCTAAAAATAAATAATATGAAAAAGACTAATAAAGAAAATCCATTAACTTTTTTTAGAAAAGCTAATGAAGCTAGAGCAAAATTGGTTAAGAAATATATGGGAGGACCAGGCAATGAAGTTGATCCTTATAGTGCATATAGTGAATCTGGTCCTAAAGAAGAAAAAGCTCAAGCAGATTATGATCTTGATAACAAAAGTAAAACAAAAGGTTATTCTAATGTTGCAGCTAGAAAACAATGGGATACTGGAACAGTTGCACCATATGCACCTATTAAGAAAAAAGGTGGTACTGTAAAAAGAAAAAAATAAATCATGCTTAATAGTACTATTACCATAAAGATAAAACAAAGACTTAATAAGCTTGACAGTCAAGATTATGATAATATAACTTGCTGGCAAATTGTTGAGGCTTTTAATAAAGCTCAGGTTGAATGGACCCGTAGACAACTTCATGGTATTAATATTACTAAAGAAGGTGATGAGGGTTCAACAAGAAGAAAGGATGATTTACAAATTTTACTTCAGACATTTGATTTAACTATAGCGGATAAAGAATATTATTATACAAGTTCTCTTCCTAATGACTATTTGCAATGGAAAAGAGTTGATGTTCTAACTAGAAAGGGTTGTTGTGATAAAAGACCTATGATGGTATATCTTGCTGAAGAAGGCAACTTAAGAGAACTTCTTAGAGATAAAGCAAAACAACCAAGTTTTGAATGGGCGGAAACTTTTGCAACATTAAAAGGAGGTCAAGTGAATATCTACACAAACGGAGAATTTAACATTGATGAAGCTGACCTTATCTACTATAGACAGCCCATTAAGATACAAATAGATGGTTGTGTAGATCCTTATACCAATCTTGCTTCAACAGCAAATATAGAATGTGAATTTAAAGATGATATAATAGAATTATTAATAGATGAAGCAGCTAGTATAATTGCTGGAGATATTGAATCAGGTAATCAATTTTCTAGAGGTACAGAAGGTGCAGAAAGAAATAACTAATTATGGAAACAAAATCAAGACTTTTAAAAAGAAACCCTGAGCCTGCTAGAACAATAAGCAGACCACAGGTTATAGTAACTCAACCAAAAGAAGAACCAGCTAAACCACAACCTACTCCAGATACAGGAGTTGGTGGTAGTTCATTAGATAACATGACAGCTGCACTTTCTACAGAGATGATGAATGCTGCTATTAGTTTTCATAGACTTCACTTAAAAATTAAAGGTGATGGATCTTATGCAGCACATATAGCACTTGGTGATTTCTACGGAGGTTTACATGATCAAGCTGATACTCTAGTAGAAGGATATCAAGGAGTAACTGAAAAACTTTTATCATATAAGGACAGCCCTATCCGTACACTAGATACTGTGGCAGATGGTGTAGGATATTTAAGAGATTTGTACAATATGGTAAATAAATTACAGGGAATGATGCCTTATTCTGAAATAGTAAATAACTTAGATTTAGTAAAGGATGGAATTAATTCTGCTAAATATAAATTACTTTTCTTAAAATAATTTGGATATTTAAAAACTTTTGATTATATTATAGTATATTTATTAACTAAAACAAAAAACAATGGCTTATTTTAATCATGCGTTTAAAAAGACATTTCTTGGTACCGGTACTGTAGGTACTAATGCAAATGGATTTTCAACACTACCAAATGGTACTGTGTTGGGTACATCAACAAGTAATGTACTTGCTCCCGGAGCACTAACTTATATTAATCCAAACAACTGGCAAATTAGCAATACACCTCCAACAGCATGTTGTGAGTTTATTCTTGCTTCTGGTGCAATGATGGATAATGACAAAATTGGTCCTTTTCATGGAGGATACAAAGAGTCAAATAAATCAAAAACAGTTAAGGGTAAATATATTAGTAAAGTGTGGGCTTCTCCAGCCCAATTACCTACTAACTATGTATTACATGTTGGTACAACTCCTTACACTGCTGTAACTCCTCCAGTATCTGGTGATCCAGGTGAAACTGCAGGAACATGTTGTAAAAAATTCTTGTGTGGTGAAACTTACTACTTACGTGTAGATGTTAAAGGTTCTCCTGCATTAAGATTTTTAAATCACAATGCTTACTTGACTCTTGAAGCATACACAGGATGTTGTGCAGATGATGATATTGCACCAACTCCAGTTGATCCAGGTATGGTATATATCCAATGGGCAAAACAATTGGTTGAGAGTCCAATCATGAAAAACTTGGTTTATCCAGTGGTTCTTACATCTTTAAACGGTACTACTAACTTTACAGCTTATTATCCAGATAACACTGTTACATTACCAGCTCCTTCTGGAAATATCACAACTGTAGCTCGTTATAGAGATTATGTAAATAATGGTTATACAGCTAATGAGTGTGCTGGTATGGTGCTTGTAGGTGCTTATGCAGATACAAGATTTGAAAACTGTACATTCCAACTTACTGATTTCTATGAATTAGAGCCATTAAGAGTATATGCTTCTGAAGTAGATTTAACCGGTTCACCATGTGAGTTTGATACACTTTGTGTTGGAGTTGAATGTTATGGAAGACAAGCAAATGGAGTTGGAGAAACTGTAGTGAGAGATGTAATTCTTTCTGAAGCTTACAGACAAAACTTCTTCCATTCAGATCTACGTATCAGAGAGATCACTCAAGGAAATGACTTGTTAAATGGTGCCGGTTTAAATAGAACAAGTTTTTATGACCGAATATTTATTCAACATAATATTCCACGTTTATATAACCCAACTGGTACATTTGATAATGATCAGTACTTGTTAGAAGTTGTATTTAACAATGCAACACCAAACGGTAACTTATCTACAGCAGCAAGTAACTTCTTAACGGGATTAACTTCATTTATCACTTCTTGTGGAAATAATGACTGTACGTATGATAATATTGATACTACAGGAGCTAACTGTACTTCATTAGTACCGATTCCTGCAATAGTATAATAGTACTAACTATAAACTCAGAAGGAGAGTGAGAGTACAATCTCTCCTCTCCTTTTTTATTATAACATTATGGCAAATCACGTATTAAGTTTAGAAATTCCTACTGTATCAAATCCTTGTGTAATGAAGATATTTGATACAAGTGTATATTCTCCATTAGTAGGTATAGTGAATCCAAAGTTATACATAGTAGCTCCTGGATTTAACTTTACTGCTGAGTTAGCATTTGTACCAGATTCTAGTCCTACACTTACAGCATGTGATCTAGGACTTCAAACTGAAAACTGTGGTTCATCTTATGTTAATTTACCAGATGGAATTTATAATATTAAGTATGCTATTGATCCTGAGTGTAAAGTGTATGTAGAATACAATCACTTAAGAATGACCTGTGCACTTAATCATTATGAAAAAATTCTTTGTAATATTAGTATTTCAGATTGTGATCCACCAGCTAAAGTAAAAGAAAAGCTAAAGCAATTACATCTGATAAAAATGTATTTAGAAGCGGCAGAAGCTAAAGTAGAAACATGCCATGAGAATCAAGAAGGTATGACTCTCTTTAACTATGCAGTTAAACTTTTAAATAAATTAGATTGTAAAAATTGTTAAACACTTAAAAACCAACAAGTTATGGCAACATGTTCAAATTGCGGAAGAACATTATCCTGTGGATGTCAAAGAAAAACTGCATCAGATGGAAGATCAGTATGTGGTAATTGTATAAGTCAATATGAAACATCAATAAAACCAACACCAAAAATAAACAATGTAACTTCAACTCAAACTTGGGGAAGAGATAGGTATAATAACTTGAATAAATTTATCAAATAAAATGGCTGCTACAGAACTTCAATTTAGAAAAATTACATTTACAAGTTGTTGTAATGAAAATGATATATTGGAGTTCAAATATACAAGTAGTAATTACGGCCCTTTAGTTTATCCTAATCCTGCATATTTTGCAGCTTTATCAGCAATTGGTTTTAAAAATACATGTTACACTGTACAAACATCTTTTACAGATCTTAATGATTGGACTTCTTTACCAAGTATTACTTCATATCCACCAAGTTTTTTTAATAAAGTTACTGCAAAAGAAGCTAAATGTTCAGATTATATTTTTCCAAATTTTTGTCCAGAATGTAATCCACAGTGTTATACTTTATATAACTGTGATGGTCTATCATTTAATTCTACTAACAATTTAGCAGTATATGCTACTTCTGGGCAACCCATTACAATATATAATGAAGCTGGTGTGATACCAGGAACATGGTATGTGTTTGAAGCAACTACTGGATGTTCCAATATAAATAATGAGTTTGAAGTAGAATATGTAGCTCCTTCTGAATGTGAGTGCAGATGTTTTGAAACATTTTTAACTTCATCAAAGGGTTCTATTACTGCAGTAACATATATAGATTGTGATGGTCAGTTAATTACTAATTCAACAGCCACTAAATTTTGTTCAAAAATATATCCAATAGTTACTGGTAAAGGTTTTGAAATTATTGAAGGAGATCTTTGTTTTGATGGATTATGTCCAGAGAAATGTTTTAAACTTACTAACTGTGACACAAAGGAAGTAATATATTCTACTCTACAGAGTTTATCTCAATATGTAAATACATCTTCTGTAGTTACATTATTAGGTTATGAAGGATGCTGGGAAGTTGAAGAAAGTACTGCAATAAATTGTGATTGTATAACTGTAACTATAGAAGATAGATCAGGAGTAACAGAATATACAGCAACCAATATAGGTACATATAATGGTTGGGGTGTTTGGCAATTTACAGTTGATACAGATATATTTTATATTTGGAATGGCAATAATAATCCATCTACTAATTGGATAATTTCACTAAATAGTTATGGGGCATCTCCTGGTACAATATATACTCAAAGTAAATTTAATGGTGATTGTCCAGAAACAATTAGTGATGGTACATTAACTGGTTGGCTAATTCAAGATGCAAGTCCTTGGATAAATGTTCAAACAGAAGTATGTCCTGGTCCTTGTGAATGTCCAGTAGATGTTACTGTATTGCAAGAATTTGATACATGTGGTGATTGTGAACCTACAATAGCTTATAAACTTCAAAACTGTGAAAAAATATATGAAGTACAATATACTACTCAAGATCTTTCTGAATATATTGATAGTGTTATAGAAACAGATTGTGGATGTTGGACAGTTATACCAATTAATTATACACCACCTTCAGAAACATTAATAGTTATTGATAATGTTTTTAAAACATGTAATAACTGTTTATCTAAATTTTATGTACTTATTGATTGTGCGGGTGAGGCTGATAACATAGTTACTACAACAGATTTATCTGACTATATTGGTACTTTTGTAAAAATTGAAAATTGTGATACTTGTTGGGAAGTTAAAGAAACAAGAGAGTTTACTGAACTATCAAATGTTGTAGTTGTTCAAAATTTTGAAACATGTGAAGACTGTGGAGTACCAAGTATATGTGAATGTACTAAGATTACTAATTTAAATGAAGTCCAGAAAACATATACTTACTATGATTGTGATAATGTTTTACAAAGTATAACTCTTCAACCTGGAGAAAGTAGTGATAAAGTATGTGTTCTTTATTGGGTAACGGAACCTTTATTTTGTTCTTGTATTAAGTTTGAAATTAAAGGTCAATCTTATTATGCATTCATAGTTCCTGGGGAATTATTTAATGGTAAACCTTTTTATACTCTATGTGAAATTGATGATATCACAACTTGTGGTTATGTTTATTGGGATGGTTCTAACTGGGTTATATCAGATAGTGATGATAATCTTACATGGATATTACCAACATCAACTTCAGAGTCTTGTCCTTATGGTGATTGGGAAGAATATAATCAAGAAGTTGGACCAAATCCAATAGGAGAAAAAACAAAAGCAGCTGCAGTAAGTGATCTTACTAGTCAACCATGTGATTTAGATATATGTACATGTATAACATTTACAACAAATCTTGGAGACACTACTACATTGTATGTAATAGCAATTGATGGAAATGGCTATCCTATATATTCAGATGGTGTATTTACTATTCAGTTTTCATTGAAATCATTTTGTTGGGTATACGGGTTAAATGAGTTTAGAGATCCTTACTTATTATGTGATGGAGATGCAGATTGTCCTATTGGAAATTGGGAAAGAGAAAGTGGACAAGTTATATCAGCTGTTTCAATTGAATGTCCTCCAGTATCTGTTGACTTTACTTACCTTGATCACTTTGAAACATTTGGAGAATGTAAGTTTGGTAATTGTCCACAACCCGTATTTAAGAATAACAGAACTGTAAAACCTGGATACAATACACCAATATGTTCCCCAGAAAAGTATGACAAGATTACATGTAAGTTTGCAGATATAATGTATAAACTAGCTCTTGAGAAAAGATATGGTATAACTAATTGTTGTCCTGAAGAAGATGATAAGTGGTTAATACAAAAAGAACTAATAGATCTACAAGCTCTTAAAGATCCAAATTATAAATGTCAAGAATGTGGCTGTGGTTGTAACAATAATAGTTGTCAAACTTGCAATTGTAAAAATTAATTTGTATATTATAAATAGAATAAAATATGAAGCCTTTAAATTTAGATAACAGACCTTGTTCACCAGTATCATCAAATTGTGTGGTATGGCAAGGACCAACATTAGATTGTATTGATCTATGTACAGGAGATACTATATCTGATGTAGTAGCTAAAATGGCTGAAGAGTTATGTACTCTATTAGATCAAACTAATGTAACCAACTATGATTTATCTTGCCTTGGTATAACAGCTTGTGGTCCAAAAGATTTTCAAGCTTTAATTCAATTGCTTATTGAAAAGATTTGTGAACTTGAAGGTATACCTACTGATACAACTAGATTTGACTCAGGATGCCCTGATTGTGTAGTTACAGTTAAACCTTGTTTTGTTCAGAACAATCAAACAACAATGCAGTTAGTTGACTATGTTCAAATGATTGCACAAAAAGTTTGTGACTTAATAGATCAAATAGGAGACTTACAAAGTCAAATTAATAATTTAGATATACGAGTTACAGTATTAGAAAATACTCCTGCTCCGGAGAATGTTATACCATCTTTTACTCTAACTAGTTGTCCTATTGGTTCCTTACCAACAGGTTCAACTCAATTTATAAATACAATATTACAAGAATTTATAAATAATGTTTGGTGTCCATTCTATACAGCAACAGGTACCACATCTGAATTAATAAATGCAGTAAATGCAAAATGTATTGATGATACAGATTTACAATTAACAACAGGTACTCCTTTTAGTTTTAATCCAAATTGGATACAAAATGCTTCTTATAGTACAGTAGCTGATGCAATCAATAATATTTGGATTGCATTATGTGATATATATAACTTTGTATCTACTTTAAATCCTGGAGATACTTTAACAATTGAAGAACCATGTCCATGTGGTGAAGCTATAACAAATAATGCTGACATATATGTTCATATTGATGTTTCTTCAGGTCCTTATGCTGAAGGAGGAGATTGTAGTGCAACTTATCTTACAAACAAACAAACTTTATGTACAGCCGTTACTGACTGGTATACAAATTACCAAACAGCAAATCCAAGTTATACTGGTAATTTATATATTTTTGAAGTTTCAACTCCTGAAACATATTTAAAATTTCCAAGAATAATTAAAAATGGTAATTTTACAGGTATATCACCTGCACCTACTTTGTTTAATTGGTTAAATCCTTCAACAGCAACTCCTGTTGGAGCTACAATCCCACCTAACTGGAATACTCCAAGTTGGATAGCACCTACAGGTTTATTATATATAGCATTTGTAAATGAAGCAAATAATAATAGTGAGATTTCTCAAAGTTATCATGGAAATAATAGTACACCTTCATTAACTGTAAATCAATTGCAACCAACATCTGGATGGACAAATGATCATGCTGAGTTTGTACTTGATTATAATAATCATTGGAACTTTTTTAGAGGTGTAGTATATCCTGCAAATACATTTGATGTTACATCAAGAAATTTTTTATTGCAGGTATATGCCGCAACAACTAATGGTCCAATAACTTCAACTGGTTTATCTTCAGCATTAGGTCCAAATTTTGATGCTACTTTTAGTGGATTAACATATCCAATTACTAATTTATATGTAACAGCAAATAAAGGAATATGGGATTATAATTGGACTCCTGTACTTAATAAAACAACAACCGGTGGAGGTTGTGTTATTAACTTTACGGCACAAGAATTTGAAGATGATTTAAATAATATATTAGGAACTGGTTCTTGTGATTGTGTATCATTAATAGATTCATGGGATCCTGTTACACAAACTTTAGCTTTAAGATCTTTAACTTCTTGTACATTAGATATATCAGTAGGAGATACAGGATGTATTGCAATTGAAGCACCAGTTGTAAATAATGGTTTAGATTATTTTTATGCTCAAGTAACTATTGGAGGATCAAACGATTGTAACACTGCTCCTGCAACAATACCAAATGTAGTAAATGCACCAGGAAAAACGGTTGGTAAAGGTGGTAATAATTATGATCCTCCAACTGATCCTGTTTTAGGTCCTTTTTTTAGAGTACAAGATGTACTTCAATATAATTACATGGATTCTAATGGGACTGTTGTAAATGTTACTATCCCCCCTTATGGAGGAACTAATTACATTGGTGCAACATTTCCAGTAACTGCTCCTCCAACTTCTACATTCTTAACAGTTGATAATACTACGGGTATATTTGAAATAACACAAAAAGGTGAGTATCTTTTAACAATGTCTACTTATTTAAAAGCTAATGGAGACAATACTGCATATTGGAAAACAACAGGTTCTGATGGACGATTTGATATAGGTATATGTAGTGGAGGAACAAATTCTGGAGATATATTTACAGGAGCTTCAAAAAGTATAGTTGCAAATATGGATAGTAACATAATTCTTACTGCTCAATGCGTAGTAACACTAAATGAGGGAAGTGAAGTAATTTTCAGAATGTTAAATTTAACAGGAGAAGATTATGCTGGTGGTGCATATAATGGAAGTGATGCAATAAGAATTGGGTTTGTTAAACTTAGAAATTTATAAAACCAATAAATGAATTAATTTTAATTCAAGAATATGTATATACGTTTAATTTAAAATAAAAAAAATGGCAACTCACACATGTAATCAAAACTGCGGATGTAACAATACCTATACGGTTACTCCTCCGTGTCCTCCGGCATGTCCAGAGGTATTTAATTCACAATGTATTGTGTACACTGGTACTGATATTCTTTGTGGTCAAGATACTGTTATTAAAAGATATGACTATCTAGATACAGTAATCACTAAACTTGTTAACTATGCATGCGGTATTAAAAACAACATGCCTGTTACTATAATTGAATCTGATTCAGAATTTTTAACTGTTACTTCTACTACTGTTGGTACTACAACTACATGGGTATTAGATTTAGTTAATCTTCCTGGACAACAAACATATGTTGTAGAAGCAGGTGGAACTAATGTAACTGTAAATGAAAATACAGTAGGTAGTACTACTACATTTACTGTAATTGCACAAGGTACAGATGTTCAATCCGGAGATGACTATATTGATGTTACTACTACACAAGTAGGTGATGATGACATAGTTACTATTACATTAGATATTAATGAAGTAGCTCAAGATTTAGGAGAAGTATCTGTAGCACAAGGAACAAGTAACAATGTTATTGTAACTACTGTAAATAACTTTCCTACCCCAAATGATACTCAGTATAGATTAGATGTTGTATCTACAGATGTACAATCTGGAGATCCAAGATTAACTGTAGTTGCAACAGGTGGTGTTGCACCAGCATATGATCAGTTATTTACACTTGACATAAATGATGTTGCTTTAATGGAATCTATAATGGATCAACTTGTATCAACGGGCCCTACTGATTTAGGTCTTGTTGAAGGAGCTGGTATCCAAATTACATATGATCCTGTATTACATCAAGCTGTTATTGCAAGTACATTTACTGATCCTGAAAGATGGTTTAGATTAATTGATTTTACAGGAACATTTATTGATCCAAGTGTAGCTAATGCTTCTTTGACAATTACTGCTAATCCTGTTACAAGTGGTGTTAGTGCTATCTTAAGTGGAACAGGAAGTGCTGCTGTATATACATTAGCAAATACAGACAAAGGATCATCTCAAAATATATTTAAAACAATAAATATTCCTGATGATGCAAGTACTATTATTGCTGCAAGTAATAATGATTCATTTACAATTGCCGGTGGATCTGATATTGATGTAACATCAACAGGTAATACAATTACTATTGATTGTACAATTGATAATATCTATTCAAATATTGTTGGTGATGATGCTGTATCATTACAAGCACCTACTACAACTTCTACTTTAGAAATTTTAGGTGGAACAGGTATCTCTACAGCAGGAGTTGTAGGACCTAATAATACACTTACAATTACTAATGATTCTCCAGCTTCTTCAGTAACTCTAACATCAGCTGGTGGAACATCTTTAGTAAATGATGGTACTGGACCAGCATTAGCTGTTAAAGGTATTTCTGCAGGTAATGGTATTTCTGTAATCTCTAGTGCTACAATAGTAACAGTAAATGCTGATGTTGAAAGAGATGATGTAGTAGTTTCTTATACAGCAGGTGCAGCAGCAGTTGTTGTTACTCATATTATTGCACAACAATATGTTCAAGTTAGAGCATTTAATGGAAATGTTGATGTAACTAGTACAAGTGTAATTACATGTACGACTACTTCACAATTTTCAATAAGTAATCCTTCAAATAATATTACTAGAGTATTAGTAATAGGATAAAAATGTTACAGGTTGTTGGTTTCTGTGACAACAAGGCAAGCCCTCGCACTAGTGAGGGTTTTGTTTTTTATGTATATTTGCTAATATCATTTATTTTTAGTATATTAATATGAAGGAGTTTAACAAACCAAATTTAAAAGCACCAAGATATAGATCTGAAGTGTATAGTGTATTGAACAAAAAGTTCTTTGATAGTTTTAAAAAGAAACATAGTAAGTATAAAAACTATGATAATTATTATTTAAGAACCGTTATTAAAGCTTTTAATAAATTATTGTTTAATACAGTAATTGAAAAAAGAGATGGAGTTCAGTTACCTGAAACAATTGGATGGTTATTTATTGGGACATGTCAATCAAGTAAGAAAAGTAATATTGATTATGCAAAGTCTAATAAGTATGGTTTAAAAGTAACAAATAATAATTTTAATACAGATGGTAAGTTAGCTAAAATCTTTTTTACAAGTCATGCTCCTAAACATAAAATGAGAAATAGAGAGTTTTGGAGTTTTGTTGCATGCAGAGAATTTAAAAGAAGTGTTTCTAAAAACTATTCAGAAAATTGGAATATGTATGTTGTAGTTAATGCTACAACTAAACTTAGGAAAATATATGATAAAGCAATACATAAAAGTATTGCGCTTAATAAAGAAAAAAAAGCTTTAAAAAGCTATAATGAATTTGACATATGACAAATATTGGAGAAGCAATATCAAGAGTAAGAAATGCTTTAAAAGCTGTAAAGGAGGATTCTTTTCTTACTGATAGACAGATATATTTTGTTCTTACAAAGTATGCTAAAACTCTTATAAAAAGAGAAGACAATCAATTTAGATTAATGAAGATGAGTCAGATCTTTAAAGTTCTTCCCTATGTAGAGTTAATTGATGTTGATAAAGTGGAGGCTGGTTGTGTAGGAGTTTATTCTGGATGTTATTTTAAAAGATCTAAAGATAAGTTACCTACAATTCTTGATGGTATGTTTGGTCCTATTATACGTACTATATCTTCTATAGATGGCGGTATAGAAATGTTTAGAACTGATCCAGGTACTTGGGTTTCTATAACTAAATCTACAACATTTAAATATAATAAGAGACCATACTTCTGGTACCTTAATGGTTACATATACTGTCCTAATATAGATTGGGATGCAATTAGAATAGAAGCTATATTTGAAAATAATGTTCCTACATGTGATTCAGATAACTGTGAACTTATACAAGATCAACCACTTAATATTCCAGAATATTTATTTTCTGAAATAGAACAATTTGCTTTAAAAGAATTAACCATGATTGCTCAAATACCAGTTGATCCAACTGATGACAGTCAAAATATCTTAAGATAATGGATTTTAATTATACTCTGAAATATAGAACCTTTGATCAACTTCTAGAAGATGTTACAATTGATTTGTACACATTTGCTTTAGAAAATATGATTGAGCCTCAACAGTTAATCAAACTAGTTAGAAAAATTAATTATGATTTAGGGTTGAGAATAAATCAACAAAAGGAAATTATACTTGATGTTACCCATAATAAAGTTAAACTGCCTGATAATTTTTATGCATTTAATTATGCATTAATTTGCGGGGACTTCCAAAATAATGTGGGTTATGTTGGTTATGATGGTTTTGCCGGAGGAACTAATATTCAAGAAGTACCATACAGAGAATTTCCAAGTGAAACTTATTTGAATTCTTGTGAAGCTCCAGTAAATCAACCTTGTTGTTATAATGGACAAGAAGGTATATGTGTAACTCATTCTCTTGGCCAACCATATGGTGATACTGCTATAAAACCAAGAGTATTTTTAAATTGTAAAGGTGAAGCATATGAACTAATACAAATCATAAATCCTTCTACAACAAGAGTTTATAGAAATCTTTATCCACTTAGGATGAAGACAAGTCAAGAAATTGAATGTGATTGTCCAAATCTTTATTATAATACTGTAAATGAAGGATGGATAAAACATGGTTTTTTAAATACAACTTTTAAAGAAGGTAAAGTATATCTTAATTATCAATCTACTTTAGAAGATGATAATGGTAATTTACTTGTTCCTGATCATGAACTTCTTAATGAATACTATGAGTATGCATTAAAAGAAAGAATACTTGAAAATTTATTAATGAACGGAGAAGATGTTGGTCAGAAACTTCAGTATATTGCTTCTAAATTAAAAGCAGCTAGAAACCAAGCTTTAAGTTTAGTTAATACTCCTAACTTCAAGGAACTTGAAAAACTTTGGATGGCTAATAGAAAAGCTCAATATGGTAAGTATTATGATATGTTTAAAAGTTATTCACCAAATAATGTTTACTATAGAAACCGTAATAATATAAGAGTATTGTAATGGCAAAGAGAAATCAACAGGATACTTCCCAACAGAATACAAACTCCTTTATTAAGGGTTTAAATAAAGACTCTGATCCTTTATTTGTACAAGAAGGAATGTGGACACATGCCCGGAATGCTGTAAACAACACAGCAGAGGGAGACTTAGGCACACTCTCTAACGAGGAATCTAATGCTTTATGTGGACTTGCTGGACAAACAATGAATGCTTTCAAAAAGTATATAATAGGTGCTATACATTTATTTAGTGATAAATGGATCATATATACAGTTGGTTATGATATACAAGATACAAAACCTTTAATGTCTGAGATAGGTTTATTTGAAGGTGATATCTGTAACTATAGACCAATTGTACAAGATAGGTGTCTTAACTTTAATAAACTTCATTTAATAACAGGAGCTTCTAAATTATTAAATGATTGTACTTGGCAAGTCTATTGGGCAGATAATTTAAATCCTGATAGATATATGAATATTGGTGATCCAAAAACATGGCCAGAAGATAATTATGTTTGGATAGGTGGATCATCAACAACTAATGGTAATTTATATTCAAATGAATCGGGTGTTACAATTCTTTGGCCGAATATTCCATGGGAAGAAAAATGTGAAGTTGATGGATCTGGACCAACAGTTTGTAAAATATGTACTCCAGTTAAACCTGGTTTTTTAGATTGTAATAGAATCAGATTAGCTACTCTAGTTAAAACACCATGTTTAGATATTAACTTATCTAATCAACCTGGTACTATAGATAATGGTTCATATGCTGTTGCTATTGCTTATACAAAAGATAGATATAGAGTAACTGATTATTTCTCTAGTACATATACACAACCAATATCAAATGCAATAAACTTTAAGGGCTCTCTTGAAATAACTGTTGAAGCAGATGAAGAAAACTTTGATGAATTTGAGTTAGCTGTAATAAGATTTATTGATCAAAATTTTAGTGCCCGTATAGTAGGTTATTATTCTACAAGAATAAAAACCATTATACTAGATCAGATAAGTGAATCAACTCCTGCTATAAGTACTAAAGAACTTTTATTAAGAAGCCCGGTTGTAGAAAAGTCAAGACAAATGACAGAAGTAATGGATTATCTATTAAGAGTAGGGCCTACTTCTAAATTTGATTTTAACTATCAACCATTAGCAAACTTAATAAGAACTCAATGGGTTGAAATAGAATATCCAGAAACTTATTATGTTGATGGAGGAAAAAACACATCTTATTTAAGAGATGAAGTATATTCATTTTTTATCAGATGGGTTTATGATACTGGAGACAAATCTGCATCATATCATATTCCAGGAAGACCACCTAGAAATTATACATATAATGGTACAGTTTATAATGAAATTGATCCTTTCTCAAATATAGCCGGTATTACTTTACCGGGTAATACAAAGTTATTTGAAAGTATAAATACAGCAAGTGTTACCGCAGGTTCAATAAATGGACTTGAAACATTACCTGATGGTGGTGTTGTTATTGCAAGAGGTGATATGGGTTACTGGCAGTCTTCTGAAAAATATCCAGATTTTCAATCTGATGTTTGGAACTCAAGTTCTCAATGCTGGACATTAACTACTAATCCAGATTATGATTTATGTGGTAAACCAATTAGACATCATAAGTTTCCTGATCAAAATACAAGTTATCTTACAAATCACTTTATAAGAAAATCTTCTGGTTATTATATAAGATTAATGGGAGTTGAATTTTCAAATATTATATTGCCAAAAGATAATGACGGAAATGATATACCAGGTATTGTAGGTTATGAAATACTAAGAGGTTCAAGACATGGTAATAAAACTATTCTTGCTAAAGGTATTATAAATAATTTTAGAGATTACAATCTTAGAGGAAGTGCTGCCGAAAATGATGTAATTGGTTTATATGCAAATTATCCTTACAACTGTATTGTACCAGAATTAAATAATCTTACAAATGCAACAGGTTTAGGTAGTTTTGACTATTTGTATAATGATCCTTATATTACTAAAAGAAATAATAATAATCAAAAAGAAAATCAGAATATACCTCAAGATATTATTTCATTTCATTCTCCAGATACTAGTTTTGTTAATCCTTATTTGAATACAACAGAATTAAAAATATATGGTGTACTTAGAGGAGAAGCAGAACAATTCTTTATTGAACCAAGTAAACATCCTAGATTTAAATTCTTAACAAATAAAATTATTTTATTTGCTTTAGCAAATGGTATTATTGATGCTTTGTTAAATGCATTAGGAGAAATAAAAATAAATTATCCAGCTGGTAATTTTACACAACCTTATGGTTTAGCATGGACCTGGAACCCTGCTGTCGGAAATTCAACTACTGGACAAGCTATGAACAACTTAGGTGTTATTGCAGCTAATTCTGCAGCTAATGGTTTAGATGCAGCATTAGCTACATACTCACCAATAGCTGATTTATTTACACCAGGTGATACACTTGCAGGTTTTTTTCAAACAGCACAATCAACACTTTCTGGGGGTTCTGATACTTTTACATTACCAACTTATGAAAAAACATATACGGGTAAGCAAATGCTTGGTCCTATCATAAATGGTTTTTTAAATACTTTAGTTGTAGGAGGAGATCTTTGGTATTACTTTATTAAAGGTACACAAACTGCTGTTGATGTAATGTATGCAATTGCTAAGAAAAGACAGTATGCTTTAGAACAAGTTGGTTATGGTGAATACTATTTATTTGATCCACATGATGCTACTAAACCTAAAAGATTTGTCATGGCTTCTGGTCAATATGTAGATGATCAAGTTCAAATATTACCTGAGTATATTAATAATGCAACAGGTCTTCCGGTAAAATATAGAATAAATAATATTAAAAGACCTAAGTTAGTTGTATTAAGAACTACTAAATGGGATGGTTCAGGTGATATTGAAGGACCACATTTTATACTTGAGTCTACTGGTTATAGTACTGATCAATCTCTTATGACATTAGGTTATGCTATTAGAACGCATAATCCAGCAGCAATGAATAGTACTTTTACAGGAAATGGAAAAGTTAGTTGGACTGAAAAAGGAAAAGGAAGAAACTTTATAAATAAAATTGCAAGTCACTATGTTGCAATTAAATATAGAAAAGAAAATCAATATGGTCAACTAGAACAAATACAACAAGTTGTAGCTACACCATGTGAACAAAAATTAGATTTTATTTCGCTAACTGGACCAAATACTATTGCCACATCAAATTATGGTACTCTATGTGGAGTAAATGATTTTACACAGAAATCTACATCATCACCTGTATTTTTTGGAGGAGATACTTATGTAAATAGATTTACAGAAAAGAATATAATGAACTTCTTTTTTGATTGGCTTTACAATGTTCCGGATGAAACAGAATGGAATTATTTTATAAATCAAATGATTCCTGAACCTAAGTTTCAAGTAAATAGTCAACCATGGGATATAAGTGATTTTACCTTAAATAATTTACTAACTTGGTTTTCTAATAACCCTGATTATGGAGATGGTTTAGTACCATCTAGTTATTATGATATGGATAATAGAAATTATGCATATAATGTTAATACGTGGTTTCCAGGTTATCCAGGATTTTTAGCTGTTAAAAATTCATACTTTTATACTTCAGCAAATGGTATTAGAGATTTCTTTGTTGAGTCTGAAGTAATTACAGATTTTAGAGATGTTGGTACATTTACTTGGCAAAGACCTTATAGTAAATATAAGTATACAGATCTACCATCATTATTTGATTCAAATCCTGATATACTAGCTAGAGGTAATTTTTATGCTTATGATTATTCATTAAGTGCATCAAGATTTATATTCAATCAATACTTTACACAAGGTTATTTACAAGGTACAACATATAATCCAAATGTTGCAGAGTTATGTTATACATCATATCCAAATAGAATTATATATTCATTAAAACAACAAGAGAATCAGATTATAGACGGATGGCTAACATACCTTCCTCTAAATAGAGTAGACTTTAAAAGTACTCTAAGCTCAGTTAAAAACTTTGCTAAGACAGGTATGTTTATAACATTTGAAAATGATAGTCCTCTTGTTTTTCAAGGTACTGATACTTTACAATTAGATACAAGTGGTACTGCAGTTACCGTAGGTGATCAAAACTTATTTTCAAGACCTCCTCAAAATGTTGTTGTTGCTGAAAAACCATATGAGTATGGTTCATCACAAAATAAATATGGTGTAGTATCAACTCCGGCTGGACTTTTTTATATCTCACAGAACCAAGGTAAAATATTTTCATATGCTGAAGGTTTAAAAGAAATATCTCAAACAGGAATGAAATGGTGGTTTAGTGAATTTTTACCATTCAAACTTCTTGAAGATTTTCCAAAATACCCACATACAGATAATCCTGTAGCTGGTATTGGTTGTTCAGCAAGTTATGATAATGATAATAGTATTTTATACTTTTCTAAAAAAGATTATAAATTAAAAGATGAATATAAAGGATTAGTAACTTATGATAATGTAAATGATAACTTTTTAATTAAAACTCAGAATGGTGGTGTATCAACAATTCTTAAAGCTAAGATTGGTGATAAAAGATATTTTGAAGATGCTTCATGGACAGTTAGTTATGATCCAAAAATGCAGTACTGGTTATCATTTCATGATTGGCATCCTAACTTTTATGTGCCAAGTAAAGGATCATTCTTTACTATAAAAGATAATAGTATTTGGAAACATAGTGTTAATTGTAATGATTACTGTAATTTCTATGGGGTGCAATATCCTTTTGAAGTTGAGTTACCGGTGGTAACTGCTCAAGTAGTAAATACTATTAAAAGTTTAGAATACTATTTAGAGGCATATAGAAGGGACCGTAACATATGTGTGGATCAGTATCATGTACTAGATTATAATTTTGATCAAGCTATAGTATTTAATTCTGAACAAGCATCCGGATACCTTAACTTAAATCTTTATCCTAAAAATGACATACCATTATCATTACAGTTTCCAAGATTAAATACTAATCAAGCAAGTTATGACATCCTTTACTCTAAAGAGGAAAACAAATACAGAATAAATCAATTCTGGGATATAACAAAAGATAGAGGTGAGTTTCCAATTGGATCAGGATATCCTCCTGGACAAGGTCCTTATTTACCAGCTCCAGAATCTACAGTGTTATTAGGAAACTATTCAGATGAAAATATATGGGTCACATCAGTTAATGGTTATGTAAAAATATTAAATCCTTTGAATTTAGATTATACAAAACCTTTATTAGAAAGAAAGAAATTTAGACATTATATTAATTTCATCAAGCTTATAAAAAATGATTCAAGAGATACAAATATGATCTTGAAAATTGTTAATACTAAAACTCAAATGTCCCCAAGGTAATGTATAATAAAAAATTTTTTCTTCAAGCACTTAATGATTTAGGCAAGAAGGAACCAGAAGCTAAAAAAAAAGATTCAGACTTAGATAAGCCTCAGATGAAAAAAGGAGGTAGTAAAAAGTTTTCTAGTAATCTTCAAGCTACAAATAGATTGTTTGCAAAAAATCCTTTGCTTAAAAAAAAGAATTACAAGAAGAAAATATATGATCCAACATCCATGTACTTTGATAATGGTGGTGAAAAGGATGGTATGACTGGTATGATGAAAGCTAGACTAGCTTATGCTAATGAGTTTGGAAATCCTGCTGCAAAAAGAATGATTAACCTACCTGATAATCCATATCAATTTGAAAATGGAAATACAGGTACACACTATATGGCAAGTATAGATAACTATGCTGTTCCTCAAATTCAAGATGAAAATGGTCAGTTAATGTTAGGTGACTATGGTCCAGAATCTAATGAAGCCATGAGATTTGATTCAGATGAAGATGCTGCTTATTTTGCAGAACATTATAAAGATGTTTCTCCAGGTTTTATAGAAGCAGAACTTACTAAAGATCAAATAAGAAAATATGTTGAAGGTGGTTATATAGTTGAAGAGATAGATGATCCTTCTATACCTTCTTTAAATAGATTTATAGACGGTGGTTCAAAAGATAAAAAATCTAAAAAATTAAGAAGAAATAAAAATGAAAAACCAGTAACTCAAAATGAATCTATTGAAATTTTAAATCCTTCAGAAGAACCTTTTGATTTACCAAAAACTGAAACAGGAGAACTTTATTATGAACCTATAACAACTAAAGATCTTACAGATCAAGAAATAGATGATATATATGCATATAATGAAGAACAAGATAAACTAATAAAAGAACAAGAAAGATTACAAGCAATTGAAACGGCTAAGGTAAATGAGCCTAAATATTATCAAGAAGGTTTAGAGTTTGTTGAAGGTTGGCATAATTCACCTATGTATAATCAAATGGTATTGAATAGTTTTCGTGGTAATCAAAAAAATGCAGACTATTTAACTAGTGTAAGAAAAAAGAATTTAGCAGATTTACCAGGTTTAAATATACAAGAAAAAGATACAGAAAGTGATACAACTGGTGGATCAGGTACTGCCGGATGGTCTTTTAATTCTACAGGTTTAGTTGAAGTATTTCCAGGAGGATATGAATATGGTCCATCATTATATGTACATGAATTAACACACTCAGGTGATAGACCTAGAGAGTTATATAAATCTAGTCACCCCGCATATAATACTGGTGTACAACTTTCTAATGCATCACCTGAATTAATAAATATGGCAGCTGGTACACAAGGTAGTTGGAATGTTAATTCTGATGGTACAATACAAAACTATCCAGATTGGATGTTATACAAAGATCCAAGATTTCCACAAGATTCCCAAGTATGGCATGATAGAGTAATACCATCATCTGATTCAATGTATATTACTACACATAGAGGTTCTAATTGGAAAGATAATGAAGATTATAAAATAGCTCAAAAAGAAGGAAGGTATTTACCAAAAGGTGAAGAGCATTGGAAAAATCAAATGATTGAGTGGGGTGACAATCCTGAAGATCCTGAATTTAATACAAAATTAAAAGAATGGGTAGATTGGGATACTGAACTGGCAAAAAATAGAAAGAAAAAAGCACCAGAAAGTTGGAAATCTTTTGCCCATGATTATGTATCATCACCTCATGAAGTTAGAGCAAGACTTGCTGAAATTAGACACAGTGCAAAAAAAGAAGGTGTATATGATCCATTTACTGAACAGATAACTCCTGAAATATTTCAAAATTATATAAACAAAGAAAGAGATTCTGAAAATTGGCAACCAATGAAACCAATTGAAGAGTTAAGAAGAGATTTCAATGATGAAGAGATTCTTTGGATGCTACAAAATATTTCTAAAAATAAACCTCAACAAGAAGGTGATGAGAATATACCACAGTATTCTAAAGTAGGTGGTGCTATATCTACATTGAATAAATTTGTAGGAGGTGGTACAATTTCTGAACAATGGGAAAACATTACAGGTACTCCATGGTCTCAAGCTAAAAAGAAAGGATTAACAGATGGTAGTTATACTAAAAACATTGAACTACATAAAAGATTATTAGCTGGTGAATTTGGTGAACCAAAAACTTCTGTTGCTAAAGATGAGAATGATGATAAGAGATATAATAAAATGGTTGGTGATCTAGTTGATAAAGGTTACAGTTTAGACCAACTAGTTAGAGAAAGGATAGGTACCAGAGAAGGTTTGATTTATAGATTTCCAGAACTATTTGCAAATAAGAAAAGTCAAAGCAAACCTAGTCAACCTACTAAAAGATTATCTGCAAAATATGCAGCCGGTCCTGAAAAACCTAGTTCATCTTCTAATTTAATGACAGGAGCTATTTGGAATACAAAAACATATGAAAGACCAAAGCCTCAAAAAACAACTCCTAAAAAAGAAACACCAAAAAAACAAAAACCAAAAGAAACAACTTTTGGTTTAAAAAATCCTATAACAGGAGAATTAATGTCATTTGATCCAAAAGCATATAATGTTGCTGCACCAGTAGTACAAACTAGTAATGCACCTAAAGCAAATAAAAGTGATCTTAATCCTATGCTAGTTAATATGATGAAAGGTAACATTTATGAACAGTCTAATATACCTGCACCATCAATAACTAGAAAACCATCTTCTCAACCTATATCAAATAATGCAGCAAGTACATTTGCACAAGGTCAGAATATTAAAAAAGTTCAAGCTCAAAATAGAATGAACAGTTCTGGAAATTTAAATCTACCTATAGTAGAACCTAAATCAAATGTAAGATTAAAAGATTGGAAAGATACTGATTTAGGTCAATCATTAAATTACTTTACTAAAGGTTCAGATAATCCTCCTGTATATAACTTAGTTAATCCTGAATCACTAAATGAAAATCCTTATAAAAATATTCAAGGGCAGGGTGTTAATGATAAAGATGTTCTAAATAGACAGCTCAATGATTATACAAGATATAGACTATTCCCGGAGAGAGGTCAGGATATAATGAATAGAACAGATGTTAAAAGAAACAGAGACTCTGAATTATTCTTTGCAGATCATGCAGGAGCTAACTCTGTAATTATTGATATTGGTTCAGGTTTAGGAAACTCTAATCCTGCTTTAGCTGGTGTATCTACATATGAACTTGCAAGTAATCCAAATATTAAAAAGAAAAATATTAAAGTAATTGCTACAGATATACCATCAGAAATTAAAACATTCAAGAAACATGGGAAATCAGCATTACCATTAGATGTAGAATCTATACCAATGTCATTTGATTATGATATAGCAAATATGCTTAACAAAAGAAAATTAGGTGATGTAAATACAGTATATTTAAGATCTGCAAATAGTATAGACTTATTAATGAGTCCTGCTGAAATGCAAACTCATTTTAAAAAGGTATCACAAAACTTATATGATAAAGAAGTTTTTTATGTCTTTAATAATGCTATACTAAAAAAACCACCATATAATACTGAATGGTTTAAAATAGGAAATATAAATAATGCTGCTTATAATCATCAAACACCTGAATGGGAAGAAAATCCAGATAGAGATCCATATGAACTATTATCTGATTATAAAAAGGGCGGTGTAGTAAATTATGAATTAGGTGATCAAGTAGATGAAGCTACTAAAAACTATTTAGAAAGTTTAGGTTATACATTTGAAGAAATTTAATTATGAAAAAGTATAGAATAACAAGTATACCATCATTAAATAAATTTGCAAAAGGGGGTGATAAAAAAAGTTGTCCTACTGGAACTTATTGGAACGGAACTAAATGTACTAAGTTATATACATTAAAAAATGATAAAAAATATATTGATGGTGTAGCTGCTTGGGACATGCATGTTACAAATAATGAAGTACGTAATTTAATAACTCCAGAATACAATGATCAAATAAAAGATAGATTATATAGTGGTAAATGGGGATTTGATCCAGAATCAGGAGCTTTAATTAGACTAGATAAAATTCAACCACAATCAGTAACCAAACTAGATGATAAAACTAAAGCATCAAGAGAAAAAGAAAAAAAACAACAGGAAGCACTGAGAAATAAATGGGAGTCTGAAGATACATATAGACAATCAATTATAGATGCAGGATTTGATCCAGCAACTTTTGGTAAAGCTAAAGGTACTAATGTAATTACAGGTGAACCTATATATGCATCTAGCAAAGAAGAGGCTGATAGAATAAATCAAGAGGCAATCAATCAAGCTGCTATAGAAGGAAATGCTGCAGTAGTTAATAATCCAGTATTTAAAGCTGCTGCTTACATGACTCCGGTTGGAATGGCAATAGGAGCTATGGAAGGTGCAGCAAGATTAGCTCCTGATGTATATGATTTTGCTAAAGATCCATCTTGGAGTGGTGCAGGACAAATAGGAATGGATGTTTTACAAACAGCACCATTTGCAGGAGCAGCTATAAAAAATGCTTATAAAATAAATCCGTGGGCATTTAAAGAAGATCCAAACAAATTTTATAGACAGATTGGTAATAAAGGTTTAGAAGATGCATTAAATACAGGAGTTATTAAAAGTGCTGACCAAGCAACATATCCAAGACCTTATTTTGTTGAAGGTAAAGATATATCAATGTTAGAACAAACTGGTTCTGGTGCACATGGTAGACCAACTGTTATGTTTGAAACATCAGGTGTAAATAAAGAAGGTATGCCATTTGTATCACCAGCTAATGCATCTGGTGAATATACACCATGGATAGCAGACATGGCTGAAGTACCTGTATCTGAAGGAAGATTATTAAAACAACATTGGTTAAAAGGATATAAAGAAGTACCAACTGAATTACCAGGTTCTCCTAATACATCTATAACTAATAGATTAAAGCAATTTTTTGATAGACCTCCTGGACCACTCATGTTAGGTATGCCTACTGGTAGTAGTGGTAATATGGTTAAGAAAAACATGAATTACTATAAGCAACTATTAGATAGTTATGATGGTAAAAAAATGTCTATTAGTGATAGAAAGTTTTATAACAGTTTAATTGAGACAGGTAAAAAACAAGATGGTATGGTTACTGAAGCTCAATTTAATGAACTTAAAAGACTTGAGACAGGTAATTTTGATTTTGGTAAAAGAGGTTATAATAAAGAATCACTTATTCAAGTTCCTAATACGGGTGTTGTACCACCACCTAAACAAGCAGGTTTTATTAATTTTAAAGGAGCTTTTCAAAAATATCCAAAAGGTCCTTTAACAGAAGAAGAAATTATTGCATATAAAAATTCACCACAGTATAAAGAATGGACCAAACAACATGAAGAGTTAGTAAATAAATATGGAGATAGTTGGACATCACCTAACTTTATGGAAGAAAATTTACAAAAAGCTATTGCTACAGGTGACAGAACTCAAGTAAATCCAATAATTCATGGAGGAAGAAACTGGAATGCTACTGATTATACTATTGCCGGTTTAGCAGGATTAGCTTATCCTGGAGCTGCTGCAGTTTTTGGAACAGCCTTTTCACCACCACCAGTTAAAAGTAAAGTTTTAAAAACTGCTGGAATTACTGGTGTGCCTGGAGGTTTAAGTTCTAAAGATACAATTATTGATATAACTAATGCTCCTATGGATTTTGCTAAAGTTAATCAGACAAAAGATGGTAAAATTATTATTGGAGGTGAATTTATAGAAAATGCTAATAATAGTGTTAGAACAGCTAAGGATTGGTTAAATGCTAATGATACTTATTCTGATAAAAAATACCCATCTAAAAGTATTCAATCTTTTTATGGTGTAGAGAATGGTAAATTTAAAGTAGGTAAGGCAAGTGATTTTGATCCAAATACTGAAATAGTACCAAGAAGATTTGGAGCTAAGAATATAAGTAAAGCTGTAATGAATGATGGAGAAATGAGAATTATTGATAAGAATGGAGATCCTATTTATCAGAATACTCCTAACACTGGTAAGTTTATATTGTATTCACCATCTACTAAAAAAGCTCAGTTTACTTATATAAACTCTGGTAAAAGTGGTGTGGCTAAAGTCAATGACTTTTTAAAGAAAAATAAAGATGCTCAGTATATTCATTTAGATAATGGTAGGTATGAGTATTATGGGTTAAATCCAGAAGGTCTTACTAAACAAGACTTTGAAAGTTATTATCATCAAGATTTAGGAAGAGAAGGAACTCCTGGATATAATTTAATAATTAAAAAAGAAGGTGGAGCTACTAATAACTATATAGAACTTGACATACCTAAAAGTAAAATAAAAGAATATATAGATCAAGGTTACATAGTAGAAGAATTAGATTAAACTTAGTAAGTTTATCAATTAAATTAAAATTTAGTATATTAGTATATAATGCATTATTATGAAAGTTAGAATTTACAAAGCTGGCGGAAGTACTGGTAAGTTTATTAGCAAACTAAACAAGTTTACTGGTTTACCAAAAGCACGGTATGGGATGCAGATGAAAATGAATGAGTATGACATTGAGGAAACTATAATGAATGAGCTCGGTGCTAATAAAGACAACTCAGATATTATTGACACTCTACAAAATGAATATGACTTAGATCCATTAGAAGCTTTAGATAAGATTGAAGAAGTTAGAAGTTTTATCATGGATCAAACTCTTGACACTGGTGAAAATATAATCAATCAAGAAACTGAAGATCAAGAAGTAGAACCTGTAAAAAGAGAACCTTTATATAACATAAATGAACCTTGGGTAAGTGAGAATGATCCTTATGCAGATTATGAAGAAGAAGATGAAGATACAGAAGCTGAAGATACTGAAGAGGAAGTAACTGCAGAGGATGAAGAGTTAGATAAAGAAAAAAAAGGAGGAACTGTGAATAAAAGAAAATTTGTAAAAAATATTGTAAAAGGTTTAAGAAAAGCTAGTGAAGGCCTTGAACAAGATCAATCAAATCAATCCTCTACTCTAGATAGCACAATAGATGGTAGACAAGCATTTGTTAATGCATTTAGAAGAGGTGTAAAAGATTTAGGAAATGAGGGTATTGCTAAAAAATTATTTACCACAATGAATAATTTAAAGCAACAATCTGGAATACCTATGGGTCAAGATGGTATGCAAGTACAAACGGGAGACCCTGAAGCGGGTGAACATCATCTTAAAGCTTATTCTGATACAGTATCAAATATATTTAAACAACCTATGAATCAAATACACGGTGCTGGTTTTGAAAATATACCAGAAGCAAGAAGAGGTAGAGAAATGAAAAGAGCTCAAAAAGATTTCCAAAATATGTTTGGAGATGTAGCTGCTGGTTATTTCGGTGTCCCAGGAATGCCTAACTATTTACAAGTTATTAGTCCAAATATTATACAAAATCCTCAAGCATCTGGTCAAGGTACAGGTCAAACAACACAAGGTCAAACAGGACCTTTGATTGATTTAACATATAAAAAAGGACCATGGTGGACAGGAAAAAGAGAATGGACTGCTAAAGGAGTTCCTATGAGTATGTTTGGAAGTCCTTCTTATGGTTATATGCCGGGAAGTTATCCGGGTGGTTATAGTTCATCTTGGAGTACATCAAGAAGTTATCCTGGTGAAATCATAAGAACTAAATCTAGAGTAATAAATAATGCAGCAGATCCTGCAAAAAATAATAATGTTACTCTTAATAATAATGCTAATAGTACTAAATCATATCCTGGTTATATGGAATTAAATCCTGCTCCTGCTGGAACAGAAATGGTTTATGATGCACAAGGTAATGAAGTAGAAGCTATCTCACCAGATGAAGCTGCAAGAAGAAAAGCTGAAACTTCTCAGTATCCATGGATGAAAGGTTCTGTAATTAACCCTGGAGAATTTAATGCAACTGCGGATCCAAATGCTGGAGTAATTAGAGAATTTCCTGAAGAACAAGTAGATTATTTAACAGGTCTATGGACACCTCAAGATGCACAAGTTGATGCTTTAGATCCTAATGCTGCTTCTCCTGATAATACTGATCCTAATCTTTATGATTCTGAATTTAAATCTAGATTTCCTAATCCAGATGAAGAAGTATTATATGAACTTATAAAAAATAATCCAGCTATAATGGATGCTCCTGGTATTGAAGAAGAATATTTAAAACTAGGATACTCATTAGATAGTTGGAATAAAGCTAAACAAAGATTTATTTCAGGTAAAGAATTTGGGGGACCTGTGGCTAATCCTCAGATGGATCCTTATGGTAATCTTCAGAAGTTTGTCTATGGAGGTAATGAAATGCCGATATCTCCAATTGTTGCATATGACAATGCATATGCTGATGACTCTAAAAATGTAATGGATCCTTATTTTAGGAATGGTGGTTTATATAGATTTGCTGGTCCTAATGATAGTCAAGTAAATACAGCAAATACTAATCCTGGAGCAACTACTTGGAAAGATCTTACAGAAGATGAGTATAAAAAAAGACTTGAAACAGAAAAGAAAACTTGGGAAGCTGACTGGCTTAAAAAACAAAATGAAATAAATAACCAAAATAAAACTACTACTCAAACACAAAATACTACACAAGGTGGAGGATCATATGCATATCCAACTGCTCCATCTGTTGGACAACAGTTATTAGATATGTTTAACCCAATAAAAAAAGATTTTAGATGGGCAAGACAAATTGATTTTCCTAGAGATGCTAAAGGAAATATAGTTAAAGTTCCTGGAGGATATATCCCAGGACAATCAGGTCAACCACAACCGGGACAACCAAGACAAGGTTCAACAGCGTCTGGTCCTGCACCAGGTTATATGCCTAGTGAATGGAAATATGAAAAAGGTCCATGGTGGTCTGGTAAAAAAACATTAACAGTTAAAAATAGTTGGTTTGATCCTAACAATCCTAATGCAACTGTAACAACGCAACCAAATGCTAATGCAACAACAACTACTAATACTGCAAATACAAATACAGCAAATACTAATACTAATACAAGTAATTGGCATGCACCAATGGTATTACCAGGTGATGAAAATAAAGGAGCTACTAATACCGCAACAACCGCATCTGATGCAAGTGCAACTAGTTCTACAGCACCAGAACAACCAAGAAAAACACAAGCAGAAAGATACGGATTTGATCAAGAAACATGGGAGAACATGAGTTGGAGAGATCAGACTGATGCAATGAATGCAATTGAAGATCAAACTCCAGCTCCTACAAGACCAATAACAGTAGGTGCTGGTAATAATGCTTTACAAGGTACAACAGGAAATAAAGGTGCTGTTAATGCTAATCCAGCAACTGGAACATCTAATTCAGAAACTAATTTACAACCTTCTCAGTTTTGGCAGAATTCGCAATCTTTTTCTAATACTCCTGATTTATCAAATGCAAATCCGTCACAAAATAAAATGACATTTGCTGAAGCTGAAAATTTATTAGCAGGTATTCCTGGTATGCCAGGGTATAGATCTCCACAAGCAATTGCAAAAGAAAATGCAAACTTAATAGAGCAAGGTCAAATTGCACCTAGACCAGGGGCATCACCTGATGCTGCAATGAATCAAAATGTTGGAAATGAATTCAATCAGGCTACAGGTAATAATAGTATTTATCCTAATCAAACTGACTTAAAAAGATTTACAGAAGGTTTGTATGAAAATCCTGGTAGTTTACCTGCAAGAGGTATGCAAGAGATTCCTACTCAGCAACCAGAAATGGCAAGAAATTTTCAAGAATATTATGATCCTTGGGAAGGTGCAGCTACCAATGATGATATGAATTTGATGGGTACTATGGATGGTATGTCAGAAGGTTCTTATAGAGATAAACAAGTAGCTGACAAAAAAGCTTATGATATTCAACAAGCTAAAATTGCAGAACAACAAAGAATGGCTGAAGCTCAAAGACAACAACAATTACAGCAACAAAGAAACAGTAATGGTTTTGGTATGAGTGGTGCAGGTGTACAAGAAATTGCAGGTAGAGTACAAAATACAAAGGATCTTGGAAATAGAGAACTTGTAGCTGCAGGTAATGTATATAAAATGTGGGAAAATGAACCTAACAAAAAACAATATGGGTCATTTGATAACTGGGCAAAACAAAAAGGCTATAGTAATCTTGTACAAAAAGAAGGTGGTTATGTACCAGCCTATATGGCTTATGGAGGTTATATGCCTTCATTTGATCCAGGTGGGCAATTTAGCGGGTCAGGACCTTTTGATCCTAATGCAGGTGGTGTTACAAATATTGGTGCTGGTCCGTGTACAGAAGAACAAGTGCTAAATGCAAGACCGGGTGATATATGTTATAATGAAAATTATACTAAACAAGTTCAAGGAACACCACAAGATTTTACTACAAAGTATGAAATTGAAACTGCAAGAACACTTAGACCAAAAGCAATTGGTAATCTTAAACAATTAGGATCAGGACTTTTAATTGGTGGAGGAAATAGAAGAAAAAATCAATATGCTCAAAATTGGATGGGTGATTTAACTACTTCTGATGATAGAGTAAATCCTACACAAACAGATGTAGGTGGCGGATATGAAGAACAAGGTAAAGAAGGTTCAAAAGGAGCTGGTGAAGGTTCAACTGCTTTTATTGGTAATGTAGGTGAGTCAGCATTTTTTAGAAGAGGTGGGCAATCTCAATATAGGAAAGGTGGAGTATATGATCTTACTCAAGAAGAGATAGGAAAAATACTTGCTGCTGGTGGTCAAATAAAATTTATATAAACACATGAGAGTTCAAATAACAAAATTACCTTTAGATAAGGCTGCTTACGGAAAGCAGGTTGATGGTTCATTGTCTTTAAAACCAGGTGCCTTCGGTGGAGCTGATTATAGAAAATTAGATGGTAGATCTTATGAAGGAGTTAAAGATACACTAAGTGCTGTACCAAGAGATAAAGCAAATCTAGAAGCTGAAGGTGGGGAAACTGCATTTGGTCCTATAAGTGGTCAATCAATTCCTGATCATTTAAAGATTGTTGGTAAAAGACATCATGAAGGAGGCGTTCCTTTAAATCTTCCTGATGATACTTTTATCTTTAGTGACACAGCTTCATTAAAAATAAATGATGCAAATGTTCTTGCTATGTTTAATAAAACACCTAAGAAAGGTGGTTATACTCCAGCAGAACTTGCAAAGCCTTATAACATAAATAAATATAAGTCTATATTATTAGATCCTGATAGTGGTAAACTAGAAAGAGATACTGCTACTATAATGATCAAAAACTTTATCATGAAGTTAGGTGCTTTAGCTTTAGTTCAAGAATCAATGAAAGGTTTTCCTCAAGGTATTCCAGCTATGTCTAAACCTTATATGGAAGTTAATGGAATTTCTGAACAAGATTTAATGCCTGAGTTAAAAGAACAAGCTGATCAATTAGCCCAATCAATGAATCAAGGTGTTAATCCTGAAATGCCGCAAGAACAAAATCCAATGTTAGCAGAAGAAATGCAACAAGCTAATCCTATGCAAGCTATGGAAGCAGATCAAGCAATGATGAATCAAGGAGCACAACAAGCTCCGGCTGCACCACAACAAATGCCTAGTGGAGCTCCAGTAGCTTCACCAGAATCAATGGCTCAAATGCAAGGTGGTATGCCTCCTCCAGAAATGATGCAACAACCTGGTATGATGGCTTATGGAGGAATACCATATGCGGCTTATGGAATGCAAATGGGAGGTTATGACTTTCCTTATCATCCTGAACAAATGGCTTACGGTGGTATGCCTAAGTTTGGTGGTCCCGGAGATAGTCAAGTTACTGTAAATAACATTGGTTCAAAACAAGTTAGTTCACTTTCTTCTGGTTCAGATTGGATTCCTTCTACATCTTCAATAGGAACAAAAGGTCAATACAAAATTGTTAAAGGTCAAGCAGTTACTTGGCATGGTGGTGGTGGTGGAGGATCTGCAGATCCAGTAGCTACTGCAAAGGGTGTTTGTAAAAAAATACAAGCATCATTAGATATTGATGATATGTTAGTAAGTGTTTTTCCAGGTCATTTAAATGGTCAAAGACCATTTTTAGATACACCTGCAAATACAAAACCAAATCCTAACTGGGAAGAAGCAAAACAAAAAGCAATAAACGCAATAATTAGTGATCCTGCTGCTGGTGGTATATATAAAGATTGTATTGAAGGTGTAAAAGGTAAATCACAAATTGCTGAACATATAGTTAATGAACCTAATGATGAACCATGTTACTGTAAAGATAAAAATGGAAATACAATAAACAATGAAGATGGTACACCAAAAGTTGCAAAAAAAGATGAAAATGGAAACTGTATAACTGATGATCCATCATGTGGTGGAGAAACAGAATCTCTTATTTGTAGATGTACTGATCCTGTGACAGGAGAAGTAAAAGAATTTCCTATTGAAAATGAAGAGCAATGTGTTTGTCAAGATGGAAGTCAAGGACAAGTTGCTGATAAACCACGTTGGAGTGTTAATGCAAAACTTAATGTTTTAACTAATGCTTTAGCTAATACAGGTGTAGCACGTACAAATGTTGTTCTTCCTCCTGATGCAAAAACATCTGGTGCTTATGAATCATTTGATGCAAAATTACATGCTGCAAATTCAGCAGCTAATAATATGAAAAATGCAATCATGTATTCACAAGCAGGTTCTACAGCTGATAAACAAAAACAAATGGGTGACTTACTAGATAAAGCATTAAATGCTGGAGTAGGTGCAGTAGCTGATGTACAAGCAAGAAATGTAAATACTCAAAATTCAGTCAATGCAAGAAAGGGACAAATGGATATGGCTGTAAATGAAGCTAGAACTAACATATTGAATCAAGGATTAGCAAATCAAGCTAGAGACCAAAATTTAAGTAGTGCTCTTAAAACTAAAAGAAACTTTAATACAACAAGAGCTGTAATGGAGGCTAATGATCAAATGGCTAACGTGTATAATAGAAATCAAGTTACTCCACAGTTTAATACAGAATATGATTATGGAATGATGTATCATACTGGAGTTGAAAAACCATTGACTGGAGCAACTGGTCCTACCAAAGAAGATATAGTTAGAGAACATATGAGAAATGGTATGACTTATGAGAAGGCAAATTACTTAGCACTTAAAGAATTAAAAGGTAAGTTTGGAGGCCAGCTTTATGCAAATGGAGGTTATGTTTATGTAGATTCATGGAATCCTTTTATCATGTAAACTTTCTATGTTTAGTAAACTTAAAAAATTTTAATAGTTTTATAATTAAAAAATTATGGCACAGTATCCACTAGGAGTAACAGATTTTATACCGGATTATCAACCTTACCAACCTGATTTTAATTTTACTACAAATGTTTTACAATTAAAACAAAGTCAGTATGATCAAAATTGGAGTAAGCTTAATAACATGTATGGTCAGATTTTAAATGCTCCATTGACACATGATGAAAGTGTAAAAAAAAGAGACAATACATTTAAGAAAATTGATTTTAATTTAAAAAGAGTTACAGGTTTGGATCTCTCATTAGATCAAAATGTTCAACAAGCAACTCAGCTTTTTAGACCTTTTTATGAAGATGCTAATCTTATGAAAGATATGGCATGGACAAAAAATACTTCAAATGAAAAAGCTATAGGTGAGGGTAAAAGATATTCAACTGATGAAAAAACAAATGATGAATATTGGGGAGATGGATTAAGATTAATTGATTATAAAATTCAAGAATTTAAGAATACTCCATATGAGCAATTAACAAGTTTTGGTGATGTAAAGTATACACCATATGTTAATATGGATAAAAAAGCTGCAGAGTTAGCAAAACAATTAAACTATAAAATTAAAAAGACTACACCTCAAGGAGACTGGATTATAACTGAACAAAACGGGGAGCAAATCATTCCCCCTCTACAGAGTTTGTTTTATTCTATCCTAGGTAAAGATCCTAAGATACAAGAAGTATATGCAGCAAAAGCATATCTAAAAAGAAAAGATGAAGCAATGGCTAATAAAGATAGGCCAGAGTTTGGTGGTAATGCTGATCTTGCTGAAAAAGCATATCTTAATGAAGCTTTGAATGTATTAAAAAAACAAACTGAGTTAACTAAAAGTGATTTAATAAATCAAAAGAAAGTTAATGATAATATGATATCTTCAATTGAGCAATCTATTAAAAATGGTACTGCTCATTATACAGCTGAAAGTGCATTAGAAAAATATAAAGATGCCAATGAAAAAATTGGTGAGATGCTAAGTCAAACTGAAAGTGATGAGAAACTTATAACTGATAATGTAAATAAGACATTATTAACTGAAGGTGGAGATAAACTATCATTTGATGATTTAAATCAAATGAGAGGTAGAGTTGATGCTGTTATGGCTTCATCATTATTACAGACTGATTTAGATGCTGCTATTAGATCCCATGCATTTAATAACTATGAATTAAGTTATGATCCAAATCCATTTGCTGTACAAAGACAAAAGTATCAGTATGATTCTGCCTTGATTTCACAAAGACATGCTGGTCAAATGGAATTAGCAGGATACAAGCATCAGTTAGCAATGGAAAAAATTCAGTATCAAGCTGCATTAAAATCCGGATTATATACAACTGATGGTAAAGGAAACTTAGTAGAGAAAAAAGAACTTACTGAAGTTTTTAATTTAGGTGACTTAGATGGTTTTACAAATATGGAAGAAAAGGATAGAGTAAAAATAGATCCTGAAGTTGTAAGAAAAAGTATTGATGATATGTATGCTCAAGAAGGTTCTAATGCTAAAAATCTTGCTGTTAACCTTTTAAGAGATCTCTATAATGAAAAAACTATAAGTGATGATGATATAAATTATATTATTGATTCTGGTACAATTCCTAATGTAGGTAATGCTGATATCTTTAAAACTAATAAAGCAGAACTTATTAAATTTATAAAAGGTAATCCTAGAACACAACTTGGAAAAGGTACTAATAATGCACTAGAACATAGTGATGGTACACCATTAAATGATCAAGAAATCGGAGCTTTATTAAATCAAGGTCAATATGAAACTTCTCTTGAAAAAGAAGATAAAGCTTATTGGAATGAAGGTACTTATTCAAAGACTGCAAAAGATGGACAAAATAAAATTCAATCTAAAACAGTTTTTACAGACCCTATTACTAAAAAACCATATAGAGCTACTTTTAATATACCTACAGCAGAAGAAAAACTTTCTGGTTATAGCAGTACAATAGAACCTGGAAAAACAGATCCTTCTAAAATTACTGACATGACAAAAAGAATGATGTTAGTTATGGAAAAAAGAAGAGATAATCCTTATGTATATTATAGCAAAAGTTTTGAACAATTAAGAAATTATAGTAAAACTTTAGATGATTATGCTGGTGCACAAGCCGCTATAATTGCAAATAAAAAACAAGCTGCTGAAGAAACTATTCAGAAATTAAAAGCACAAGGTTATAACTATGCAGAATATATGTATGATCATAATTATAATCCAATTCAAGATGCTGATCAATTTTATAAAAATATTGCAAGAAAAAATCCTGATGCCTTAATACGTGATGATGGTTTTAGTTTTACACAATTAGCAAGTGAAGCATTATTAGGTTTTGGAACAGGAGCAGCCGTAGGTGCTCCTACAGGACCAGGTGCTGCATTTACAGGTGGTGTAGGTGCATTATTAGCTGGAGGAACATACTTAGCAGCTTCAGGAATAGAAGGTATTTATAATATGTTTAGTAGTAATCCTGTTGAAACTATGCGTCTTGTTAATGCTCAAACAGGTACATTTGGTGAAGAAATGGATCTTGGAGATGAGTTTAATGCAATGAAAGATTCTAAAGTTAAACTTATTGAAAGTTTACAAACTCCTGTTACAGGCGCATTTGGAGGAGCTGGTGGTGGTTTAATGAATAAAGGTGCGGCTGCTGTTCAAATTGAACCTGGTGTATATTCACCATCATATGAACATTTTTTACAAGTAAAAGGTGCTTTAAATAATTTATCATTTAAAGATACTGAAAACAATAGGGTATCATTTTCAGGTGTAAATACTCCTTGGTCAGATCTTAAGGATGGTGCAGAGGAAAATAACAGAGCATTTGCAGCAATATATTCTGATTTAATGATGAAAGCTGGAGGTAAAATAGATGAGAATTTAAAATCTTTCATTACAGCTGTTGGATCAGTTGGTGGTGGTAGATCTGATAAAGCATCTGTTACATTTAAATTACCAGCAGAATATTTAAAAAAATGGGAACCTACAAGTGATGATAATAAAATTTGGAAAGACAAGGATGATTATAATAATGTATTAAAGAATGGTATTACTTTAATTACGGATGCTAAAAATTTATTGAATGTTGAGTTATATAAAAACTCATTTAAAACCGTAGAACAAATTAGAATTGAAGCTGCTGGTGATAAAGGTGTAGAATATAAAGATCCATTATTTCCTAATTTTAGTCTTAAGTATACAAGAAATAAAATGGATCCTTCAACAATGACTGTTCAAGCGCAATGGCCAGAATATGTAGGTCCTGGTAAAGAACCTGAAATGATGACATTAACAAAATCACTTTCTAATCAAGGAACAAATATTAGAAAATTTAGAGATGAGTTTTTTAGTACAGAGGTTGCAGATGGAAAACTTACAGCCGGTAGTATCATGGTTCAAAATACACAATTAATGAAACAATATGGAAAATAACTCTAACAGTTTAGAAAAAAGTGTTGATGATTTATATTCAGGAAAAACATCATTATATGAACCAACTCAATCATCTATAACAGGCAAGTTACCTAATCCTTATCAAGTTAAGGAAAGAATAACAGGTTCTTTTCCTGGACCACTACCTTCACAAAGACCCCCTGGTCCACCTAATACGTTTGATCCACAAGCTAGAAAACAAGCTTTACAGGATATGTGGGATAGTCAGGTAATGGCTAATGAAGATAAAAACCAATGGGCAAAAGTTTATCAGTATGATGATGGACCAAAAGGAACTTTTGCTGAAAGATATCATGACTTTAATCAGTGGGGTAAGTCTGAATTTCATCCTAGATATCTTAATAATGAAAATAAGTTAAATGATAATACTTCATTTTTAGGTGATCTATATAGAACAACTACAGGTGCCGTACTTCCATTAGCATGGAATGGTATTAAAAGTGTATATGCAAGTCAAACTAAACTTATATCAGATTGGGATTTTTTTAGTGAAGACCAACGTACAGCAGAAGAGTATGATAGAATAACAGCAAGATATCATTCTAGTAAAGATAATATAGGTTCATTTATAAATAATTTAACCATGAACCTAGGTTATACAGCAGGTATTATTTCTACAGCTATGTTTGAAAATATTGCTGGTGCTGCATTAGGAGGACTCATGGGTGCTAAAACAATTGCACCTAGATCTGCTAAAGAATTATGGAATGCCTATAAAGCAGGTGAAGCAGTTGATGGTATAAACACATATAGTCAATTACTTGATAAATTAGGAAATATAGATGAAGTAAGAAAAGTATGGGAAAAAACTAATGGTATAGGAACAATGCAAAAAGTTCTTACATCAAAAGCAGGACAAGTTTTAAATCCTTTCAGTAATATGACTGAAGCTTGGTATTCTACTTTAAATAACGCTGATGATTTTACAGGATTTTTTAAAACTGGAAATAAAATTGCAAGAACAGCAGGTGCTGCTTATAGAGATTTAAGAAATATAAACTTAGCAGTTTCAGAAGGAAGATTAGAAGCTGGTATGGTTTATAATAATTTATTTAATGAGTTATATTCAGAGCATTTCACAAGAACAGGTGCACCACCAAGTGAAGAAGAATTAAAAAATATTATTGCACAAGCTAAACAAGCTGGTTATGAAACAGCAGCAATGAACTCAGGTTTAATATTTCTTACAAATAAAGTAAGTTTTGATAATATTCTTAATCCACGAATTGGAGCTAAAGGATTTTTACAACAAAGAATATTAGATTGGAAATCAGTAGGAGGCGGAAGATTTGGAGAACTTGGTAATGTAGTATTTGATGTTGCCGCAAATGAATGGAAGTTTGCTGAGAAAGGATTTAAGACTTGGTGGAATGGTTGGAAAACTGATCCTTTCCATAAGTCTGCTTGGGGAACAATTGGTTATTTTAAAAGAAATCTTTTAGAAGGTGCTCAGGAAGTTTCACAGGAAGCTATTGCATATGCTAATGAAAAATATTATAAAGATACTTTCTATACTAAACCGGTAAGACAAAATCTTATTTCTAAAGCTGCATTTGGTGAAGGAACAACACCTTGGACTTTTTATAAAAAAGGTTTGGGTCAACAAATGTCAGGTGAAGGTCTTTCAGTTTTTGCATCTGGTTTATTTATGGGGGCATTAGCTGGTGGTTTAAATAAAACAATGACTTTTCTATATGAGAAAGCCAATCAGATATTTGATCCAACAAATTATGAATCATACAAAACTAAAAAAAGTAAAATAGTTGATGATCTTGTAACTGAAATGAATGCATTTGGTGTAGAAGAAATGGTTAACAGTAGACTATTTAATGCAGGTGCTCAAGATATTTTAAATAGAGTACAGGAGACAGGGAATAAAAAAGAAAATATGGATGCTGAGTCAGAAGCATTAGCAAATCATATGATGATGCTTAATGAATACGGTGTTCTTGATCCATATCTTAATGCAATTGAAAGTTATACAAAAATGACTGATGCTGAGTTTAAAGAAACATTTCCAAAACTAGGTGATAAAGATATTGAAGCTTACAAAAATAGAATAGGAGAGGTAGTTGCTAAATCAAGGGAAATTAAAAAATCAATAGATACATATAAAAAGATATTTCCAAACCCTATTGATCTATCTAGATATAGTAAAGATGATCCATTTTATGATGATGCATACATTATGCATAAAGCATGGAATGACAATATTAAATCTGCAGTTTTCTTTAACCAGACATTTAATAATGTTAGAGAAAGAATGGTTGGTATAATGGATAAACATTATGAAGAAAGACCATTACAAGGAATGACCAAAAGACAATCTGATCTTATACTTAGACCAGAAGACATGTATAATGAAATATCATTATTAAAAAATGAAGCTGATAATCTTATAGCTGTAGGTGATCCTGAATCTAAAAAATTAGCTAAAGCAAAATTAAAAGAAGCTCAGGCTCTTGAAAATTATTATGTTGCTTATAGTGAGTTTGCAGATTATTATTCTAGAGACAGATATTTTGCAAGAGCAAAAGATAAATTACAGACTCAGAAGGGTCAAGAAGTTACAGATGAAGAAGTTAATGACTATTTAGATGCAACATTTGGACCTAAAGATGAAGATACTGAAGCAGAAGTTTTATTAAACTTAGAGAAAGCTTACAATGATGTATTAAAAACTATTTCTGGAAAACCAGATGATTATTTATTTACAGATAAAGTTGATGAAGCATTTGAACTTGTTCTTGATTTCTATAAATTAAATGATGAGTCTAGAGGTTTAGTAGATGCAATAAACATGCTCAATGATCCACAAGGGTTCATGGATGTTTATAATAGAAATGTAGAGTGGATGACTGATATCTGGAATAAAAGAGGAGAGTATTATAAAGATATTGTACAGCAAGAACTATCTGACATTGAAGATAATGGTTTACTAAACTGGTTGGCCAACCAGGGGATATATATGAGTGTAAATGATTTCCTTCTATGGAGAGATCAAGGTATTCCGCCAACAGAGTTCTATGATGAAAAAAAGAAAATGGGTATTCCTCAAGGAAGTTTAGCCTATGATACTTACTTAATGAAACTTTTTGAACATAGAAAACTTAAAGATACCACTAAAGAAACTGATAATGAAGCTATAAAACAAGAAACTGAAACTGCAGTAAATGCTTTATTAAAAAAGAAAGAAAAAGAATTAGCCAACTTAAAAGCTCAGTTTGAAGAAAACTTAGTTAATGAAACGGGTCAAACCTATGAGGAATGGGAAAAGAAAACTCCAGAAAAACCTGAAGGTAGAACCAAAGAACAAATAGCTGAAGAAATTGATTATCTTAAAAAAGAAATCAATGACTTAGAAAGTATTTCAAATGATGAGCTTCTTGGTAAATATGATGCCTATATACAATTAGATCCACCATTATTTACAGAAGAAGAATATCTTTCTGTTGTAGATGAAATATTAGCTGATCCGGTAGAAGGTAAAAAATTAAAGAAGTATGCTAGAAAATTGTTTAATGAAAGTGATACTGATCCAAATGATCTTGAGTCAGTAAGACTAGCACAAAACATTTCTTTAACTACTGCTCAAAATAAATATGCATTACCAATATTACTCAATAGAAGGTTATTGCAATTACAAAATGAAACTCCAGCGGCAGACTTTGATCCAACACCACCTGTTCAAAAAACAAAATCTTGGGAAGATTATCAAAAACAAATTGAAATCACTGAGAAGAAATATGAAGGATTAATAGAGGCTGTAGAGAATAAAATTAAAGAGCCTAGTAAATCTCCTAGAACACCTAAGACAGCTGCTAAAAAACAAACTGAATCTGAAGTAAGTATTGATACACCTTGGGATGAATTACCAAATGATTTAAAAGCTGAGTTACAGGAAGAATTTGATATATTTTTAACTGCCCCTGAACCAGAAGGTTTGGGTAAACGAGCTGATCTAAAAGATATTAACTCATTTGAATATGAGAAATTAAGAAATAGTTGGTTTGCAACAAAAGGTGATAGGATCAAAATGTACAATGAAAGACCTGTAGATTTTGAATCAGCTCTTCCTAATCTTAAATATATTGAGTTAACTAAAGCTATTACTGAATATAGTTTGACATCATTAAAAATGACAAGAGATCAACTTGAAAAAATGCTTGATGCAAACAAAGACAGTGATGGTAATAAATTAAATAACAGTACTAGAACTGCAATTAAAAATGATATAGCTGAATTAAATAAATACATTAAATATTTAAGATCTAATTATATTACAGAAAAAAATAATCAAGCTATTACTTTCACAATCTTCAATGAAATGGTTGTCAATAGACAAAATGAAGTTGAAAGAATAATGGATGGTAAAAATGTAATAGGTTATAAATTTACTGATAAAGAGGAAAGACCAGAAAGAGTTACAAAAATTACATCTAGAATTAAGAGTGATATAAAAAATGAACCTGAATTTCCTGGTTATGATCCTGTTAATGAAGATGAAAAAACAAGTAAAAAAGGACCTACACTTTTAAATCTATTTGATGAAATCATTAAAAATGATGAGATAAAATCTGAAGAGAAATTGAATTATTTCATGACCTCATTAGAGAATGAGATTAAAAGAGGTAGTTATGCTCAGTTAAATAGTCAAAGAAAACTTGATATCATTAGAGGAGCTTTATCAAGTAATCTTACAAGAGAGTCTTTGAAAGAAGCAGTGCAAAAAGTGGCATATGATGAGTCTACAATAGCAGGTAATACTGTTGATGATATGACTAGAGAGTCATTTAGAATTGGTCCTGATGGTAAATTTATGAAGCCTGAAAAGTCTTCTAAAATAAATCAATTATCTTATGATAACCTATTTGGTGATAATGGAATAATTACTGAGCTTCAAGATTCTGTTATAGACGGCAAATACAAAATCTTATCAAGTGATGTTTTAATATTTGATAAAACTTTACTTAACTCATTGGGGTTAGTAGGAGCCATGGACTTAATAGCATTCAATAGAGAAACCGGTGACTTGGTTATTATAGATGTTAAAACAAGTAAGAACTGGACTAACTTTAGTGATGAAGATAATAAGTATAGTAAAAAATTAGACTATAGGATTCAGTTATCTATTTATAGAACATTGTTATATAACATGACTGGTATCTTAGCTAAGACTATATCTATACTTCCTGTAGAAACTAAAACTGATATGGACGGTAATATAAGTTACGCTGTCTCAGCTGCAAATCAGGTAAATGCCCCTCTAATTAGAAATCTACAATCTAAGTTGTCTACACTTGAGAAAGCCAAAACTAAAGATACTAAAGCTATCAGTGCACTTGAGAATGAACTTAAAAATCTTAAGAAAAGTGTATTAGCACCATTAGAGCCAGTAGCACCAGAGGTACTTGCAAAGTATGGTATTGAAATGATTGAACCAAATTTACCTGAAGAATTAAAACAAGAAGGTAAAGCAAAACCGGGACCTGTAAAACCAATACCATCTGATCCAAAAATTGAAGCTAAGAAAGCAGAAATAGAGCAATTAAAAGCTGAAAGAAGTGCTTTAGAACAACTAGAGCAAGAAGATTCTAATGCAGTACAAAGTGTTTTAAATAATGCAATTGATAAAATAAAAAACAAAGTTACTGCGTTTAATTATCAAACAAACAGTTTAGCTCAAGGAGAATTTGTAACATTAAATAATAATTCAAATTTTGGTCCATTTACAAAAGAAGATATATCTAAAGATTTAATAAATTATTTAGATAGAGAGAATACAGGTTATGTTTTTGGGAAAGCAAATGATGGTTCTTATCTATTAGAAATTAGAGCAAATCTAGGTAAAGGTTTAGCTACTGATAGACCTGGAAATACTTTTAGAATTTATATGAACATTAATGCAAATGAAAAAGAAGTTAAAGACTTTGCTGAAAAAGTATTAAGTGTTCTTAAACCTATAAAACCTATTGAAAATTTTACACCAGAAGAAAATATTAGAATAAGAAAAGATTTATTAAATATTATAGATCCTTTTATTCAATTTGATAATTATAAAAAGAAAGACTCATTAAAAGCATATACATTACAATCATTAAAAGAAGAATTTGAAGATTATATAAAAAAGAATGAACCATTAACTACTCAGCCTACTGCAGATACACAAGCTAAGCAAGCTGATATAGAAAGAAGAAGGCGAGAAGCTACCACTTTTACATCAAGCAGAAGATTTATTAAAGGAATAAACCATGAAGTTAGCATAGCAAAAAAATTTGGTTTAGAAGGGTTTGATGTAGATGTATCTACTAAAGCTAATACTTCTACAGGATTCTTATATGATAATAGTTTATCAGAACATTTTGATACTATTGAAGAAGCAATAGAATATGCAAATCAAATTATACAAGGAGATAAAGAGTATATTAAAAAAGTTGATGCAGAACTAGCTACAACTACAACACCTACTGCTAAAGTAGATACAACAGAAATTGATGCTAAGATTACCAAAGCAGAACAAGAACTAGCAGATTTAGAATCAAAATTTAATGAAAAAGAAAATAAAAATTCTCAGGTAAAAATTAAAAAGTTAAAAACTGATATTGCAAAACTTAAAAAGAATATTGAGAAAGTTTCTAAAACTGCTTATACAACTGTAAAAGGAGCTATACAAGAAAATCCAGAGCTTAAAAAATTAAATCAAAAGCTAGAACAATTAGAAAATGAACTTGCTACTTTAGAAGGAACTCCTGTTAAAGAAGGAACACCTCCTGTTAAATTTGATATTGATGCTGAGATAGATGCTTTATTAAAAGGTACATCTGCAGCTATATTCAATACTGAAGCAGAAACATTTACAAAAGAAGAGTTTAAAAATATTATCAAAAAAATGAATTCTGCTACAAACTTAGAAGATTTAAAAGAAGCTTACATGGATGGACTTATCTTAATAAGTGAAGAACCAAATCTAGCATTTGCTGATGTAATTACAAGACTTAATAAAAATAAAAAACAAGAGTTAAATACTAGTGTATCTGAAGATATTTTACAACCAGGGGACACATTGATCAGTAAAAATCCTATCTTTGGAATTGAAAATAATGAACCTGTAAAAGTGAAACAAGTTAAAGACGGTAAGATTGTTATTGAGCAAATTGTTAATAGAACTAAAGGTAAGAAAGCTTCTGTAAAAACAATTACAGAGGATAAAATAAAATCAGATTTTATTAAGAATACGGAAGAGGCCATTAAACAAGAAACAGAAAAAACAATAGTTTCAGATGTAGATAAGTCTACTGCAGATTTAGCTAAAAGTAGTATTGAAAATTTAGCTCAAAATCAAGAACTTTTAAAAGCTGCCAAACAACAAGCGGCTGGTGATAAGAAGAGTAGATTTGCTGCAGCAAAGAATATCATTAAAAATAATAATATTGATAATTGTACCACTCCTTAAATAATTAAAAATGGCCTGTCAACTGTATGCTGAAAATGATTTAGTAGCATTATATAGTATTGTCTATGGAGAAATAAAAGATCGGATGGATAATCCAGATCTTGCTCCATTTAATAATATTGAATTTAATAAATTCATAAAAGAAGTATATAAAGAATTTAAAGATGAGCCAAATGGTTTACTGTATGCGCAAGCTGTTCCGGATATCTTAATAGAGGTAGCTAAGGATCCAGAAGTCAGAACTTATTTAAAAAGTAAAGCAGTAGATTTTAAGTTTGATCCTGTATATGATTTATCTGTTGAATGGGATAATATTGACAAGGTATTAGAATTTGTTCAACCCAAAAGAATTAAAACTAATAAAAAACAAATTGATTCTAAAATCAAACAAAGTAATAGAGAATCTAAAGCAATTCCTCAAAAAAATGATAATGGTGATATAGTACCTTGGTCATCAGTACAGGAAAAAGCTAAAGTAGATAATCCATTAAAACTCTCTGGTCAAATTGCAGTTGCAAAGAATCCAGAGACAATGACTGAACAAGAAAGAAATGAGATTGACAATGAGAAAGTCTTGTTTGACAAAGTCATTAAGAATGTTGTATGGCTTTCTAGAAATAAAACTGAGACAGATAAAGTAATGTTAGGAGATACTCCTATAATGCTTAAAGCTCAGTCTATCAGAAGTTTAGACAAAGAAGATCTAACAGAATATGATACTACATTCTTAACAAAGAATAAAACCTACAATATAAATGTTGGTATTATTTCAGATAGAGCTGGTAATCCTATAAGATTTGATGATGCTGGTAATGTAACTGAAACCGGTGGAAGAATTGTTTATCAATATATAAGACCTGTAGTAAATTATAATAGTAAACTTTATCTAGGAAATAGAGCAGGTTATCTATATAGTTTGATTTCTCCACAAGACTTAGTTAAGCAAGATATTAAAAATGCTTTAGATAACGGTAAAATATATAGTCAAGAAGAAAGAGATGCTGCATATGCAGATTATAAAAACATGCAGACACAAAACATGAATGATCTTCAAAGACTAAATGAAGCTTTAGAACTTGAAAAAGATGCATATGTTTTATTACCTATTGTTGGCGGTAGTTATGGTATTGTAGAAAAAAAATCCGAACTACTTTCAAATACTGACTTTAAAGATGATGTAGAAATGATTTATATCCATGATACTGGTATGGAGGGTGTAAGTTATTTTATGACAAGTAAAATTAGTTCAGGAGTAGCAATAGATAATAAAATCTATTTACAAAGAATGGACATAGATGAAAAAATTGCTAGAAACATTGCAAAAATTCTAACTACTGATTTATTATCAGATGGTGAGCCTTTGAGCCCTCAAGCAAAATTAGAGTACTATGAAACATTCTTATCTAATCAGACTTCTGGTAATGGTATTACTGTTGAGTTAATACAAGTTCTAAATCAGAATAAACTTTCTGTATCATTATATGATAGAAAAACAAAACAATCTGAATCTATAGATTTAGAATCAGAAGATGCTGAGAATAAAATATTTAATCATTTGATGAAAGTAAAAGAATTTACTGATTCTCAAGGAAATATAACAGCTCAGTATCCTGCTAGTATGAGTTACATGAGAAAGTTTGCTGTTGATGGAGCCATACAAAAAGGAGTAACTTTTACTGATTATGAGTTTACAACTAATAGATCTGGTAATCCTATCATTAGAAAAGTTGAGAAAGATTATTTTGATTTCATTAAACCATATATGAAAGTTGATTATTCAAAACCTGACATGAATTATTTTGCAGGTTTGAATTCATATCTTCAATTTGCAGTACCTTATGATTTTACTACACAAGCTAATGATTTTATTGAATTAGGAATGCCTTATGATGATTCTTTAGTCTCAGATGAAGTTGATGCTAAACCAATCAAAAAAGCAAAAGAAACTGAAGAAGGAGAAGAAGAAGAAAAAGGATTTAAACTTTCAGCTTTTGCAAGTAAGTTGCCTAATGGAAAAGTGCTTGTTTCAAATATGAATAAAGCTGATATTGTTTTAGGTCTAGGTACAGACTTTACAATGGGTGATGAAAAAATAATCCAACAAAGAGCAAGTAAAGAAAAAAAATGGCATAGTGTAATTCTTGGTTCTAAGAAAGATGCACCTAAAGGATTTAATCCTTCAGATGAAGCTATTGATTTAATTGTAAAAAATCTTTCTGCAATCCGTGGGAACATAATAAATGTTGTAGGTAATGATATTGCAGCCTTATATAAAAAAGGATATACTCAAGAAGATGTAGATAAATATATCTATAACATATTAAGTAAAGTTTCAGAAAAATATCCAATTAGTAAAATCATTAGTAATGGTCAAACTGGTATAGCTGAAGCATCAATCAAAGCTGCAAAAAAACTAGGTATTCCTGTAGACATAATTGCATTTAAAGACTATGCATTAAAAACTTCTGCTCCTTATTTAACTAAAGGATATCAGAATTCACCCAATACTAAATCAAAATTCTTAAGTAGATTTTATAATAAAAAGTCAGCTGAGTTTAAAAGAAAAACAACTAAGGTTGAGAAACCGGTTGATACTTCTACAAAGATTGCTAAAGTAGTAAAACCTAAGTTAACAAAAGAAGAAATAAAAGTAGTAGATGCTAAGATCAATAAAATGAATATTGATAATCTACTTGATGGTCTTGATCTAAGCATGGATTTTCCAGATGTAACTCTGGATAGAAATAAAAGACAAACTGCTTTAATGACTCAGATATATGGTGATAAAGCATCATGGAATGAAGTATTAAAGTGGTGGGAGTCTAGTCCACTTAAGAATGAAGTCTCTGTAGAAAGATTATCTTTAATTTATAACTCTGATGCATATGGTACATTTATAGCATCTGCTTCTAAATTATCAGAAGTAATCAGTCCTTCACGTAAAAAAGGTTTTCTTGCTAAGATTGAATTATATGGAGATGCATTACCTATTACATTGTATCATGAATCATGGCATGCATTTTCTCAATTAGTATTAACTAGAGAAGAAAAAACAAAGCTTTATGATGAAGTACGTAATTATCCTAAATGGGAAACATTAAGTTATAAAGAGGTTGAGGAAGAATTAGCTGAAGGTTTTATTGAGTATCTTGTAGATGGAAAAAAAGCAAAAGGTTTTATTCAAAGAGTATATGATAAATTCAAAAAAATACTTGAGTTCTTCTTTGGTAAAACATCTAACAGAGATATAACTAGACTATATGATATTCCTTTAGTTAAAGAATATTATGACAAGCTACATACCGGTAACTTTACTATTGACACTGAGAATGCGGCAAATAATCTAATGCCTGGATTTGAAAGATTAAATAGTGCAAAAAATACGGTAACTCCATTAGATGATGCTTATGCTGGTTATAATGAAATAACAGATAGTGAATCAAGTAAAATTGTTGATTTGTTAGATGTATTAATGGCTAGAACATTTCAGCAATATAATACTAGGTATAATACAACAAGTGGTGCAGTTAAGTTATTGAGTAATGTTACTAACAGACAATCGTTATATACAACACTTGAAAAACAAGTAAAAGCCTTACTTGAAAAACAACATGAGGTTACTAGAGAAATTGCTCAAAAAAATGTATTGAGTAATGATCCAGATTATATCTTAGAACAAAAACATTTTGATAGACTTAATTTGCTCACTAAAATTGTACAGAACTACGGTGTGATAGGTGAAGCATTAAGTAAAAAAACTGATAAAGGGGTTGTAGCTTTTCATATGAAACGGTCAAGATTTAGTGTCCTTAAAGATGCTTATGTTGATGAAACAGAAGATCCTACAACAACTTTATTTTCAACAAAAGAAGGTAATAGTATTTCTGCCAAACAGTTAGCTACAGATGATACAACTATGATGTTGTCTGGTATTTTCAAACTCAAAAGAAAAAATAATGAGGATTACTTATTAGAGAAAGATGCCAATGGTGTTGAGAATTATGTATATGATACTGATGAGTTTGGTTTGCCAATTCTTGAGCCTATGAGTGATATGTGGAATAGAGTTGCAAGAACTTTACAAGGTTCTTTTGACTATCAAGACATGCATGATAGGCTAACTCAAGGAATACCAAATAATCCTGAATTTATACAAATACTAAATATGCTTCCTAATCCATATGTTATGGGACCTGGTGCATATAATAATAAAACAGAATTTCAGTCTGAGACAAACTTCTGGCAAGATCTTAAAAAACCTGTCATACCTTACATACAGTTAAACATCAACAAAACTATAATAGAAAAACAAAAGTATGTTGACGGTAAAAGAATACCAGAAAAATCAAAATTTGAATCAAGATTGGCAGCTGCTAATTTTGATGTATATAAGATTATAAATGATTGGACTACAAATTTTAATATTGCTGACACAGCAACAAATTCATATATAGTTAAAGATAAAAAGTATGGATTTAATATATTGGATGTAGATAAAATCATAAATGATTTTTCATTAAATAAACAACTGGATCCAACTAAAGCTGTTGATTTTCTAGCTGCTTTAGGTATTCAAATGGATATGACAAGTGCAGAAATTAGAGCTGTTGTTAGAGATAAGAAAAAACCATTTGCTGCTAAATATAATATTGATTTCATATATAACAATATTAGATTAGTTTACTTATCAGCTAAGTCAAATGATATATCTTTAAATGCTGCAGCAAATGATTTCAAGAAAGACCCTATGTATTACTTACTTAATGGTCTTCCATCAGCAATTGAAAAAGCAGCTGGTGATAAATCAAGAGATGTAAAAAATAAAGTAACAAGATTAGCTGAATTACAAAACAGATTTTCTGATGGATATTCAAACTTCAGTGTATTAACACCGGAGAAAAATAAAGTTTGGGAACAATTTGTAGATAACACTATTACAAGAGTAGTTACCTCTATAAAGAAAGCTAAGAACTGGCAAGAATTAACCTCATATAGTGCTGATCCAAATGGTAGATTCCAGCATATGAAATGGTTAAATGAAGTAAATAATCCAGCATCTCCATTCTCTATGATATTAAATTCAATCTTTGATTTAAATCAAATGTCTGAAACATATGGAGAAAAGTTACCAGGAGCAGAATTATTACTAGAGAATATAGGTGGTACCCAAATTATAAATAGAGAGACAAATGATTCTACTGGAACTTCAACAGCAAGTACTGATGTAACAAGTAAGTTTTTACAAGAATTACATACAATGCTGCAGTCTGGAGTACAAGAGTTCATGAGACATGCTTCTAAACAAACTGCAATGAACATAAGAGCTAAAAAGCTTAAAACATATGCAGGTAAAAAATCAAGTAATCTCTATGTAGATGTAATGGCCTTTAGTCCTAAAAATACTGTGGCTGATAATAATCAAGGAGAAACTGAAAGTTTTAATATCATTCTTGGTTATATTGCTGCAGAAGCAGGTAGAATTTTCAGATTTAAATCTTCACCTAATTACTTTAAAAACTTTACTGCATATAACAGAGATGTAGTAAGGAAAGATACAGGTAACACTGTGATGGCTGGTGAAGCATTTACTGCATTTGATGATGTATTAACACCAGAAACTCAAGGTTTACTATATGATATAATAGATAAGAATATAGAGGAGGTTAATAATGAAGCTTTAAATACAGGATATTATAATACTCAAGACTTTAATTTAAAAGAAATTATAAATGAGAATCCTGATTTAAGAAAAAAAGTAAAAGCTGATGTTATTAAATACTTTAATACTTTATCAGAAGCAAATTATTCTAGACTTGAAGATGCAAAATATGTAGATCAAAGTCTTTATGATATGGTTAAAGATCCTCAAATAAGTAAAGATCTTATTGATAAGATGCTTGTTAAAGCCTATACATATAATTCTTGGATTCATAACTTTGAAACAACTATTCTTGCATATGGTGATACAGTACAGTATAATCATGATAAAGAAGAGTTCCATAAAAGAAATGCTGGTTTAGGTTCCGGAGGTAGAAGTTTTAGAGCTGACTTAAGAGCAAGGATGTATATAAACAGTCCTTTATTTGAAAAGATGTATGCTGCTAAACAAGGTTATCAGTTAGAAGCTTACAATGGTACTTTAAATACTGCTATTATTAAAGAAGAAGTTATTAAAGAATCAAAGTATAAACCGGAATATTCTGAAGCTTTAATTGAAGATTATACAAAAAGATATATTGCAGCGGGTAAATCTAAAAAAGAAGCTACAAGATTAGCAAAAGAACTTTCAGAAACTGTATTAAAAGACTATAGTAATATGAAAATTGCTGATGGTCAAGGTTGGATTAACTTTGAAGCATATAGAATGCTTAAAAATTTAGAAGGTAACTGGACGTATCAACAAGAAGATCTGTATAAAAAAATTGTAAAAGGTGATATTATTACTGGATCAGATATTCAACAATTCTTTCCACCATATAAATTACAGTACTATGGTAATATAAAAACAGAAGGTCTTCCTGTTGTATCTTTTCATAAATTTTCATTAGCTCCAATAATCCCAACAGTACATACTGCTGATACTAAATTAGGTCAGATACATGACATGATGCTTAAGCAAAATGTACATTATGTTTTAATGGAAACTGGTGAAAAAGTTGGACACATAGGTAACGGTGATGAGATTATTGATAAAAATGGTAATATAGACACTTCAGTTGAATTTACTAAGAATGTAGTCTTTGCGGAATTTTTAAAGAACCAAACTGAAGTAAATTCAAAATACAAAGAAAAATCAATATTCTCTACTCAGATGAGAAAGATGATTTTAGAAGGTTTATATGAAAATGGTGAGATTACATCTAAGGATCCTAAAGTTATAGCACTTGTTAATAATTATGTAGATAGAGTAAGTGCATATACTGAGTTACTTAAAAATGAACTTACGGATGAACTTGGTTTTAAAGTTAATGAAGCTGGTGAATACATTCCGGTTGATAAAGATAGTATTGCCAAATTAGCTAAAATGATCAGAGACACTCTCACTAGAGATGATGTTTATAGTGATAAGTTAATTGATATTATTGATGTAACTGAAGAAGGTGAATTAAGATTTGATTTGTCTTTACATCCTGAAGCTGCTAAAATTGAAAAACTTTTATTATCAGTTATTAATAAAAGAATCATTAAACAAAAAGTAAAAGGAGAACCTTTAGTGCAAAAGTCTTCAGGATTCTATGATGGATTAATTAATTTAGAATTAGATCTTGATAAAATGAATCCTGCAGCAAGAGATGCTGCTGTCAAGAAGTACATGGGTTCAAACTTCTTACCTACATATCATAAAGGAGCTGATGGTAAAACAACAGCAATGAAAGTTGCTATTTCACTTCAGGGAGATTATGAGAATTTGCTTAACCTAGAATACAAAGGTGAACCTATCTCTACTTTAGATAGACTAAATGAAGCTATAAAAGATGATGAATGGTTAAATGATAATGACGCTAATAACAGAAAGGCAATAACAATGGTGGGTGTTAGGATTCCAGTACAGGGTCTTAACTCTATGGAGTTCATGGAAGTATACCACTTCCTTCCACCACAAGCTGGTAATATTATTATTCCTCCACCAGAAATTGTTGCTAAGTCCGGAGCTGACTTTGATATTGATAAGTTATCAATCTTTATGACAAGTATTGATCCTGAGGGTAATATCAAAAAATCAATGTTTGAAAAATCTGAAGATTTTTATGAAGCATTAAAGGATCCTTCAAAGTATGATATGACTAAAGAAGAGATGTATGCTACACAAAAAGCAGGTCTTGAGAATGAACTTATTAATGATATCAGAAGTATTCTTGAATTACCACAGAATTTTGTTTCACTTATTACTCCTAATGGTACTTACTTGGTTAAACCTATAGCAGATGAATTAGCTGAATATGTAATGGATTATAATCCTTTACAAAATATAATGTCTAATACTCCAAATTTAAGTGCTCCAGATAAAAATGGTAAACAAAAAGAAGTTATTAGTCCTACAAGAATATTTGAGGCTGGCTACAACTTATACAAACATGAGTCAAATGTAGTTGGTAAGAGAACATTAGGACTTGGAGCCATTGAAAATACATTCAATGTTATCTTTAACTCACTGGGTGCTGTTATGCCAGCGGTATATATGCATTCAAATGAAAAAGAATTTAGAAAATCATTCTTAGGATTAAGACATCATAAAACTACTAAAAATGGTGAAGATGTTATATCTATTTCTAACATTTATGATGTAGATGGTAATAATAAAGTAGCTGATATTATATCTCAATTAATGAATGGGTGGGTGGATGTTGAAAAAGATGCTTGGGTATTCTTTGTTCAAGGTAACTATGAAGTTGCACCTATACTTCTTTACTTGCTTAAGACTGGTGTTCCTGTAAGAGAAGCAATATATTTTGTATCTCAACCACTTGTAAGACAGTATGTTAAAGAAAGAAGATTGATTAATAGTACTTTTGCTGAACCTTTAAGAAAATCTGCAAAAGATGTTGGTGTACCTTTCAAAGCAGCAACAAATGTTATAGCTAGAAACTTTGATAAAATGCTTCCGGATGAGTTATCTAGATATACGGCTGGTGAAAAAATGCTTAATATTTATTTTGATGCTAATGAGAGAGAAGGGGATGATAGACATTTTACAGAAGAAGAAATGCTTAACTTAATCAAGGATAGTAAAGATAATCCTGAAAAAGCAATGAGCTCTCTATCTAGAACAATGTTCTTACATTATCTGACTATTGAAAAACAAATTGAAGGTATTACCAGACTTAAGATAGCAGCTAATCCAGATACAGCTCTTGATACTGATATAGGTCAAGTAATTCAAGCTGAATCTAACATAGATGAATTAGCAGCAGAAACAAAAATAGATCCGGATTTAAGAACCGGAATGCTATATGACTCTATCATTAGTTCATTCTTTAATACAAAAATGGTAAAAGGCTTAGCTAAACCATTGTTTAAGTTTAGATATGATGAAGACATACAAGATTATATACAAAATTATTTATCTGATTTTACTAATACGGCAGCTTTAAAAACTGTATTTGGTAAAATGTATAGAGAAAAGTTTCCTATAGTATTTAGAAATGATATTTTAAGTTATTTATTTCAAAATGCTGTAAGAAAGTATAGTCTTGATAAAGAATATAGTTCATATAATTTAAAAGATTCTATTTCAGTAACTCCTGCTGCAGGTCTTAAGTTTGGTGCATTTGTTACTGAAGAAAAAGGTGTACCTACAGTAGTAGTAGATAAAGTACAAATTGAAAAAGAATTCTTTGATAAAGCTTACTTGGAAGGATCAGAAGCTCAAAACAGCTATGAGTCCCGTGGTTTATTCCCACTTAAACCAGGACATTTTGGTAAAAATACTCCATCAAATAAAGAAGAGTATCTACGGTTTGTAATTGAGAGAGAATATCTTAGACATGTTATGCCAATGGCTGAGATAGTTAAAAGTCAAGAATTCAAAAAAGAACTTATAAATACTAAAAAGACTAGTGTTATATCAGATGAATCAAAAAACAGAAGATATACTTATGAGAAAATCTTAACTTCAAGAGCCCTAGATAATACATTAAATCCATATCACTTATTCTATGATAATGATCAAGCTTATTCTATAAGACTTGATAGAATAAAAACTATGTATAAAAATGATTTTGTAGGTGACTATCCTGTACTATCTAGAATGATCCCGGATATCAATAACAACAAAACAATGTTTAATTTCTACCTAGATGACAAAGATATGAACTCCTTTAAGTCTAACACTTATACACAGAACTTAAAGGATCTAGGAGATAGAAATGTTATTAAAGTAAAAGACAAAACTGAGAATGATAGAATCAGTGATTTCTTCTCTAATATTACTTATGTTGCAATGATGCAATCTGGTACAAATAAGAGTAAGTATAACATGATAAACATAACTGATTTTGATAAGTTCTTAGAAATTATGAATCAGGAAACTGCTAAGTTTTTAACTTCACCTAACAAGATTCAATTGCTAGTTGATTTTAAAAATAAGTTTGAAAAAACTAATAGTCAAGCAAACAGAGACAGATACAGATTTAAAAATTATCTTACTGGATTAAATGTAGATAAGAGTCTTAATTCAAATGAAGTTTTACCATTACCTCCAACAGAATCTGATGAAACAGGTGATCAATTAGAAGAACCAATGTTCCAATTAAAAGATGCTAGAAATGCTAGTAAAGCTATTAAGGAATTAGATGATTACTTATTGAAGTTTGTAAAACAATTTGGTGTACAAAGCAAAGAGTTTGAAACACTAAAAGATAAATTAGGAGTTGATGCTTTAGGTGCAACTGATGTGCTTAATAAACTTATCTGGTATACAAAAGATAGAAATGCAGAGACTATACCTGAAGAAGTAGGTCATATGCTTGTGATGTTAATGGGCCCTAATCATAAGGCAATTAAACAATTATCAAGAAATATTACAACTTGGGATGAGTATGATTCTGTATATGCGGAATATATGCCTTTATATAAAAATGAAGAGCAAGTTAAGATTGAAGCAATGGGTAAATTAATATCCAAATCTCTTGTATCAAATTATGAAGCTGCTGGATTAGACAAATCACTTATTAAAACTTTAATAAAAGCTATTGAAGATTTAATACTTAAGATGTTAAAAAACTTTGCATTTTTTCAAACTATGAATTATAATGCAAGAATTGCAGATCATATTGCACTGAATGTACTTGCTGGTAATACTGAATACATAGCAGATATAACTGAAAAAAGACCAAAATTAAACTATGATGAGGCTGTTAAAAATAATCCTTTAGCTAAAAAGATTATTGATACTTTTGCTAAAGATCTTAAGTTTCCTCTTGTAGGTTCATTAGCAATAGCAGGTCAAGGTGAGGTTATATATAGACCAAGTGATGAGCCTATTCACGATCTTGATTTTCTTGTTGATGGTACAAATCAGCAAAATTTAGAAAATTTAGAAGAAGCTCTTAGCTTATTAAATGCCGTACCGGTACATTTTGGTTGGTCAAATACTAATAAAGGATTCACAACCTATGCTTATTATATACCTAAACCTGGGTATACTGTAGAAGTAACTGCCAGAAATAAACAAGGATGGGCATTACAAGGAGCCGTTATAGTAAAAGATTCAAAAGGAAATAAAGTTGATATTACAGCAGATACTGTAATACCAGTTGACTTTTTCACATATGAAAATTCAAAACCAAATGAAAATACAATAAATATATTCAGTTCTTGGAATGATATTTACAAAGGTAAATCTGCTTTATCACCTCTAGGAGATAAAGAAAGATGGTTCCGAAGAGAAAAAGATCAGAAAGATTATATAAATCTAAATCCTTTTAACCGTAGTATTAAATCTGATCCTGCATTTATTTATTATCAATTAGCAGAAGAACAAAATGAACTTTCTAAACCAGCTTCAGAAAACTTGGTAGAAAGGAAAAATCTTATCTCTACTATCAATCCAAAGGTATTTGTTTATAATGATCTTTCAGGAACTGAAAAAGCATATAAGTATATTGTAGATAATAATCCGGATGTAACTTTTGTATATCAATTTAGTCTTGGGCAAAGACAAAATTTTGAAAAACTTACAGAGAAAGAATTTAATTCTAAAAAACTAACTGGACAAGTACAATTGAAAAAACTTGCTAATAGTGCTTCTATAGGTATAATAACTGGTCAAAATAATATTGATGATGCTTTTAGTAAAACAGATCCTAAATACTACAAAGCTCTACAAAATGAGATTGAAAAAGCTATTGCTGAAATCAATCAAGTTATTCAAGATGGTGGTAATGTTGCATTTTCTATTAATGGTTATGGTGATCCTTCTTTGATGCCTCAAGAATTATTTGTATATTTAAGTAAGAGATTATTTGAAGAATTTCAGTATCTGAATCCTGGTTCAGAGTTTAGTAAAGAAGTTAGTTCTCAAGTTGCTAAATATCAGCCAATTACAGATGCAGAAATTTTAGCTAAATTTGAAGGAGAAAATAACCCATTAAACTGTATATAATGTTTTGTGAATCTAAATCCACTGTACTAGAAGACTTAAGAAAAAAAGGTATAATTGGTCAATATAATGAGATCTTAGATAAAGCTGAGTTTGATAAATTCAATAAAGAATTTACAAGATTTATAGAATTGACATATCCAAATATTAAACTTGGAGCCGGTGATTATTTTTTTAATACACCATATGAAATTGAAACTTCATATCCTTATTCTTCTAGATATTGGAGAGATGATGTAGCTTCAAAATTATATATACAACCTAATGATGCTTTATTTGAAGTACTGGATGATGAAAGAATGCGGGCTGATATAAAGGAGGAATTACAAGACTATGATATTCTAAATGAACCTGATTCAGTATTTCCTGAAGATGAAAGTTTGGATCCTATGTTTATGAGAGCTCCTCAAGTAGATTATTCACTAAAAGTAGTTGAAGCATTGATGAATCTTTCTGCGCCAAAGGAAGACAAAAGAACAAGAAAGTATGGTGAAAAGAATGAACCTGAGAGAGTTACTATAAGACTTAACACAAAAGAAAGACCAAATTTAGAAGATAATATTAGAAAACTTTTAAATAACAAAGGTGTAAAAAATCAACAAATAGATTTCATATTTGATTATATGAAATTTAACAATATAACAGAAATAAAAACTGATGAACTAGCAGCAGTTCTTGCTTCTAATTATAGCTATCCTATTGAAATCAATACGGCTATGGCTTCTGTTTTTAATCTTTATGAAGATGTAGAAGAAGAAGATGAAGATGCCTATGAAATGAGTTTAATGGATACCATAAATGATCCAGGAACACCATATCATATAAGAGAAGATGCTCAAACAGAACTTGATCATTTCAATAGAAATAGAGAAATTAAACGCTCTGGACCATCTCCAAGTAAAATATATGCTAAACTAACAGTTCCGGGTGGTGTTAACTATACAGAGAATGAAATAGCAACACCTGATATTACACCAGCTATAAAAGGACATGCTCAGTTTGCTACAACTGAAGGTATTGGATGGTTTAGAAGTGATGATAAACAAACTGTTATTGGTGAAGAAAATACAGGTGAAAAAACATTTGATGGTTATGATAATAACGGTAAAGAAATATGGATAAATGATACTCAATCTATTTTTGATAATACTAAAACTCGTAGAATACTAGAAGTACAATCTGATTTATTTCAGAAAGGTAGAGATAAAAAAGATTTAACTGCCATTACAAAAAGTGAAGAACTGCCAAATTATTTTGAATCTATAGATGATACTGTAACAATAATAACTAGTAAAGAAAAAGGCAAGTGGTATGATGAAGTTATAGAATATAAAAATTCAGAATTTGAACAAATTATAATTCCTAAAAAAGAAATAACTTCTGAAAAAGCTTTAAAAAATTACTATAATATAACTGTAGAAAAAGATTTAAATAAAAAAGAATCAAGAGAAAATCAATTCCTACAACTTCTAAACAAAGACAACAACTGGGTTACATTCTTTATTAAATCTATTATTCAAGATAGTGCTAAGAAAGGATATGAAAAAGTTTTATTTCCTAGTGGTAATACAGCTAGTAAAGTTGAAGGTCATACCACTTTAGAAGAATTTAAAAAACAAAAAGAGGATAGGATTAAAGAACTTGAGAAAAAACAATTATTTATCCTTGCTGATGATGGTTATATTTATGAAAGATTTAAAAATAAAGAAGAGTTAGAAGATTTTTTTAAATGGGAACCTGATATTAAAGAAATTGTTGACAAAGGTATTTATAAAATATTTGAAGGAGGTTTGTCAGAAACACTAGATGGAAAAGATGAATATGTTCAACTTAAAAAAGAACTTCAAGATATTGAAGGTCCTCAAGGAATTGGTGCTTTTAAACCTATCTATAACTTCTATGAAAATATTGTAGCTAATATTCTTAAAAAACAAGGCTATAGCCCTAAACAAATTACAGATGAGTATGGTAATGTTTGGAATGAAGTTACATTAACTGAAAAAGATTATACTCCAATTGTTTTTATGAGACAATCTGGATATGTATCACCAATCAATCAAGATAGTGCAACAAAGCCAATGATGGATTATAGTAGCAGAATAGAAAAAAATATTGATGAAGCTACTATAAGAAATGCAAGAGCAAAAGAAGCTGCTATAGGTCTTGCTAAAAAAATGTCAGAAAAATTAAATGTAGGTTTTATAAATATTACAGCTGATGAAGCTACAAAAATACTAAGTATACGAAAGAAACAATATAGAGGTGAACCTGCATTTTATTTTGGAAAAACTGTTTATGTTGTTGGAGATAATGTCAATTTTGATACTGTACTCCATGAGTTTGCTCATCCATTTTTGAGAGCACTTTATAATGAAAATAAAGACTTATTTGAAAATCTTTATTCATTATTAATGACTACTGAAGAAGGGAAAATAATAAAAAATCATTTGATAAATGAATATCCTGAGTTGTCAGAAGGTGATTATTTATTTAAAGAGGAAGCTCTTGTTTATGCATTACAAGCAAAAGCAGTAACTAAAGTTACTGATGATTTTGAAACAAGTGATTTTAAATCATTTATGAATAAATTATTATTGGCTTTAAAGGATATACTTAAAAAAATATTTGGCGGAAAAAAACTAAGCAAACTAGATGTAGATACTACTATTGATGAATTAGCTGATATGTTTTTGGATGAAACTTTTGAGTTTGAAAATGGGAAAATAACCAATGATGACTTACTAGGTTTTCTCAGGGACTATAAACAAATGGCTGTTCAACTTACTAAAGATGTACAAGGAGATAAAATACAGGAATCTTTAAATAATGTTTTTGCTGCAAGTAGATTGATAGATGAAAAAGCTAGAAACTTTAGAACAAGATCACCAATGTATCAAAAAATGCTTAAAGAAGCATTATTTCAAAAAGGGTCTAATGAATTATTACCAAGAGTTTTAAGAAGCTTAGGTGATTATCAAACAGTAACCAATACTAAAAACATGTCTGTTGATGAGGTATTGGATAATGTTATTGATGCTGAGGAAAGAAGAATTACTGACTTAACTAATAAGTCTAGAAGTTTTATTAATACTTTATCTGTTATTAATAACATATCTAAAAACATGTATAAGGATTTAGATGCTTTGCAAAAGACAAATAGTTATGATTCTAGAGATGCAATAGCACTTTTATTTCTATATAGAAATAGTATCCGGTCATGGAATGATACCTTTGAATCCTTTGATGAACTACTCCGAAGTGAAGAAGACTTTGATATAGATAAAGAGAATGATCTAGTAACTTTTGTCAATGATGTAAAAAATAATTTATTAAGAGCTGATAAAAAAATACGAGATATATATAAAGAAAATGCAGTTAATTTCTATGTAGAGGTAACTGGTTATATGAATGATTTCTTAGCTGAAGAACTGGGTAAAAATCTTAAAAATGCTTTAACTAATAAACTTTCAGATACTGAAGTTAAAGACTTATATGATAAGGCAATTTCTCAAAAAATGCTAGATCCTAAAGTAGCTAATGAAGTATATAACAATCTTCAAAAAAAGGGGATTGAAGCAAAATATGTTAAGAAATTTATTGATGAGTATAATAACTTTCTACTTAATCAAGATGTGATTACGGATGGTCTTTCTGGAAAACTAAAAGATGTTAGTTGGTTTAATAGATTCTTTGAGTCATATACTTCTAGTAATGATCCTATAGTAGGTGGATTAGCTATATTCATTAATAACCAAAGAACAGAAGCTAATAACAGGGCCCTAGAAAAATCATACATGTTCAGAAGGAAGCTTGTTCCTTTATTAGAAAGTGTAGGTTATAGTACTCTAGATCCTAGAAAGTTATTAAAAATGATGACTTTTGAAGATAGTGTATTGTATATAGATCCTAAAACAAAAGAAGCTAAAGAAAGAAAAGTGAATTCTTTCTTAGATAAATTTGGTAATGGTTGGAGATATGAGCAATCTTTATTAGAATATAATCTGGAGAAAGCATGGTCTTCTGAAAATAAAGATGATATACGGAAGGCAGTTGATGAGTATAGACAGTTTCAAAAAGATTACATGCATAATGATTATGTACCTGAGGTATATGAAAAGGATAATGTTTTTGATAAATACGGTGAGGTAGGTAAAATGGCTTGGCTTGCTAGAAAAATGGCTCTTGATGCTTATAATAATGAAGTAAATGAACTTACAGATGAGTTAGAGAGATATCAGAAATACTCAACTCTTCAAGCTTTGTGGGAAGATTATAAAAATCTATACTCATTAAAATATGCAGATGGTTCTTCAAAAGTTGATGATCCAGAAAATGGTATCTATGATCTTAGCATTACCAATATTTTACTAGAATATAGAGATTCTACTAAAGATTTCTATGAATTTTTACCAAGAACAGGATCCCTACAAACATCATTTAATGAGTTTCTATCTTTACAAGATGCTAATAATGTTACTGGAGATGACTTAGAACAAGCTAAAAAAGATTGGGTTAAACAAAATATTAAAACAGCTTATGATGAGAAGTTTTATGAATCCAGAACAAATCTCATTAAACAGCTAAAAGAGTTACAAGGAAAAATAACTAATGTAATTGGTGAAGAGTTTGATATGGCTAATGCATATAATGATATATTTAATTTAATGTATGCATACAAAGATGAACAAGGTCAACCTATTCCTGAAAACTTAGGAGAAGACAAAATAAAAACAATCAAAGAGCTTAATCAAAAAATAATTGATTATAAAGCTAAATTTGATACCAGAACCGGCCTTTCTACCGAGGAAACTGAGGAGTTAAACATCTATATGGCTGCTATTAAAAAAGATCCAACTAGATTAACTAAAGATCAGAAATCAAGATATGTAGATCTTCTAGAAAAACAGGCCAAGTCAGGATTATCAATAGGTGAAATAAGTAGTATTCAAGCTATATACGCAGAGTTATCTTCATTAACACAAAAGATACCAACTGAATACTATGTGGATTCTCTTAATGAGCATTTACAAAGATTGGATGTTGCACCGGTTACAGCAGATACTGTTACAGATTTTATTAATAGTTCTGAAATGAAGAACTTATTAGCTGAAGATGCAAAAATTTCTGAATGGTTTAAAAATAATCATGTATATAGAAAGGTAAAAAATAGAAAGACCCGTAAGATGGAAATCAAATGGGAAAGATCTATGGTAAATTCAATTTCTGTTCCTAAAAATCCGGAGTATTACAAAACAGTAGAACTCTATAATGAAATGACTGGTAAAACAGAAACTTTTAATGGTGTTCCTAATGCAAGGCATTCTATATATAGAATAAAAGATAAGTATAGAACTGGTTATAATCCATCAACAGAAGAAGTAGTACTGGAAGTAGGAACTCATATTGATAATAAGGGTCAGTTTTTACCAAGAATGTATGAACCGGGAACAAAAAATTCTGCTAAAAGTGGTAAATTCATGAATCAAGACTACTTGAGATTAATGAATCAACCTAATGATCCTAGATTTAAATTATTAGAATTTCTTAAAGAAGCACATTTATCATTTCAAGAAGATAAGTCTAATAATTCTAAATTATATCTTGATGTTCCTAGATATGTTCTCAGAGACACTTTATCAAGAATAAGAGGTGGTAATTCAAAAGAAAGAGCATCTCAAATAGGAGCGGGATTTGTTCAATATTTAAAAGATACTTTTGCAGAATCTGTAGATGAGGTAGAAAATGAACATAACTATCAGAGAGATAATAATCTTGAAGAATACAGATTAGTAAATACTGATTTAAATGCTGAGGAGATATCATATATCCCAGTAACTGGTACTTATAATATGGAAATTAATAATACAGATCCTGATATTATTAGAGGTATGTTTAAGTATTTGCTTTCATTAGAGAACCAAAGTCAGTTATTACAATCTTTACCTCTAGTTAACTCTATACTAGAAACATTAGAAGATCCTAAGAATGCACCTAAGAACCCTAATACATATAGTAAGAACATTAAGAAAATAAATGGTAAGCTTGTACAAAGTGTATTAAAAGGAGCTGCTAATAATAGAGCTGGTCAGATTAGATCTTTAATAGATAGAGAATATCACGGTGTACAATATAGTGGCCAAGGTAGTTCTGTCTATCTAGATAAATTTGTTGGTCTAATACAAAAGATATCATCAAGAGCATCTCTTGCTATAAATATCCCTTCTGACTTAAAAAACAGATATGGACAGATAGTACAGAACATGATTGAAGCTGCCGGTGGAGAAAATGTATCAGTAAAAGATTTAGCTAAAGCTAGAATATGGGCTGCACAAAGTATGCTTGAATGGTCTGCTAATAGTATTTACACTAAAGGTGTTCCTGCATTATCATCACAGTTGATTGAAATGTTTGACTCAGCATTTAAATTCAAAGATGATTTTGGTAGATCTGTTTCTAGAAACTTTGTAAAAGACATGATGAATGGTGAGTGGATGATGAGCATTAGAAAGAACTTAGAAATGGAGGCAACACTGCAACTTTTTGGAGGCTTTCTTAATGGTCAAAAAGTAGAGCAAAAACTTTCTAATGGTAAAACAATTACAATTAATTATAAAGATGCTTGGCAACTTAATAAGGATACTGGAATAGCTGAGTTATTACCGGGTGTAGATCCGGCATGGAGTAATAAAACAATCTATCATACCTACATCCAAGGTGAAACTTTAGAAGATATAGCAAAGACTTATGGTGTCACTGTTGAAGAATTAAAAACTAGAAATAAAGTAGTTAATGCTATAGAATTTGAAGGAGGTCAAGAAATTATAATTGCTAAATCAGAAAAATTCAAACAATTTAGAAATAAATTTCAAGGTGTCTCTCATAGATTATATGGTGCTTATGATGACTTTGCTCAAGCAGAAGGTAACTTATATCTACCATTCAGAATGTTTACTTTCATGAGAAAGTGGTTTATTCCTATGCTTACTAACAGATGGGGAGCTAGAGTTGAAATTGAAGATGGTAAGTTTTGGAAACCTAAATTTCAAAAAAGATATGATTGGATGACAGGTAAACCAACTATAGGTTTTTATCTTAATGCATATCTTGGTATGAAAGAATTAGTTACCAGTAAAGGTAAATACTGGGCCTATATGGATGAGCAGCAAAAAGCTGATATGATAAGAGCATTAAGTGAATCATTAGCAATTATAACTTTTGCTTTGTTAGCATCAATGGTATTTGGTTATGATCCTGATGACAAAGATAGGTTTGAAAAAATGAGAGAGAGATCAGGAGCTTTAGGTACAGATGACTTTAAAACTTTTGGTTTTATACAAAATCATACACTACTTTTACTTTTGGGTACTCAAATGGAAACCTCAGCATTTGTACCATTACCGTCACTTGCTGGAGTAAATCTTGGTGGTGATGATTATATCAAAATGGCAAGTACAACTACTTCAGCATTTGGAAATACAATAAGCCTATATGCAAAAATCTATCAAGATCTTGGTAGATTACTTGTAGGAAATGAGAAAGCATTCTATAGTAGAAAAGAAGGTGAGTACTGGTGGGAGCAAAAAGGTAGACCAAAAGTTATAGGACATTTACTTAAAACAGTTGGTGTTACAGGATCTAGTGGTCAGGTAGATAAAGCTATAGAAGGTCTAGAAAATGCAGGTAAAATCAAATAATAAATAATATGGCAAAGGCAACAACAACAGTAAAAGCATACATTAAACCAAAGGTTTCTAGACCTGGTGTCCATGCTAAAACAAAGACTTCAAGATCTAAGAAGTCAAGAAACTACAAAAAAGCTTATAGAGCCCAAGGTAGATAGGAAAAAAAAGGGAGAGCCATTACAGCTCTCCCCCTTCATTATAATAGAAGTCTAAGACTTCATACTTGTTATTAAAGTTTATTACCTTAAACTTATTTTCTTCAAAATCAAATCTGACCACAGATAGTTTATCTAGTGCATTATGAAAAGAGCATGCTTTACAAACCATGCATTTACCCTTGTAGCTTTTTATCTGATATTTTCTAGTGTTGTCCTTATATTTTTCTAGTGGTTTATCTACACCACATTGAAAGCACTTAAGAGTCTCCATCTTCATCTTCACAGCAGTCACAAACCTCATCAGTGTCTAATACACCATACTCATTGTCATACCAGTCTCTGGCATCTTTTTTATTTGGTTCATCAATATCTCCACTTGCCATAGCTTCAGCTCCGGCCATATAAGCTTCAATCATTTTCTTTCTAAATGTCACTGGATGCATCTGTGTCAACTTTAATAAACTTACTAATGTCTGGACGGTAATATCCGGGCCCTTTAAGAATCTTTCCATCTTCTCTAAGTAGAGGTTTACCATCATCACCCAACTTACTCATATTACTAGACTGTATTTCATTAAATACATCTTCTATAATATGTTGCATACCATGTTTAAGAATAGTACCGCATAAAATATACAGCTGATCACCTAGAGCATCAGCAATCTCCACTAAAGATTTACTATAACATGCTTCAAGGTATTCATCATTCTCTTCTTTCATTAGAGTATGTCTTAAATCATACTCTGCATTAGATAATAATTGTGGCCATTTACCATCTTTTTGACCAAATGCTTTGTGGAACTCTGCCACTGCTTTTAATTGTTTTTCCATATTCAAATTTAAAAAAAAAAGGGGATAGCTGAAAGCTACCCCCTTAATTGTTAACCAATAATCCTTATTATGCTAAGGATATCAAAAGAAATCTGAAATATTATTATCTTCAGATTCATTCTCATCAAAATTCAAATCAAAATCATCATCAAATGAATTGTTTGAATTTTCTTCAATAACTACTGCCATTTTAGTATTTTCATTAAGTTCAATTGTATCAATTACGACAGGAGCCTGAAATACATTACCAATAGGATCTGTATAAACTACAGTTTCATCTTGGGGAAAAATGTCCTCAGAATTTTCGGGACTAATTTCCATAACATCTTCATGTGTATCCGGTTTTTCTATTGGAACTAGTAATGAACCTAACACAGCATCATCATCCTCATCAATATCAAATGGAACTTCTACATCTTCATCAGCAGCATATCTAATATCCTCATCTATTTGCTCTGCTTCTAAATCAGCCTCAGCTTCAGCCTCAGCAATAGCATCTAGTAGATTTATCTGATTAGGATCTGTTTCAGTTTCTATGACTTCATTAACAGTGTTAATAGGTTGAACTACCTGTGCAGGTGTACTGCACTGCTGAAAGTTTCCGATTGTAGAGATGAAATAATGAAGAATTCTCTGATCTTCCATCCAAGTTTTTGGATGAGATAACTGTAATGCATTAGTTACATAGTTATAGAAAGCCCATAAACTATCACTACTTGCAAATACATGCTGTGGTCTCTTCATCTGATCACGGATAAAACTAGCTTGTTCTGTAGTAAGAATCTCATACTCTGCAAACAATACTCCCAATAACTGAGACTGTTTTCTTTTATTAAGCATAACAGTTTCCATAGTAGCTTTGTCAGAACACAATTGGGTATAATACATATGAGCATTAGCAATGTAAGAATCAATTGTATCTTGTGTTTCTTTATCTGCAGTTCCAGTGTGTTTTCTAACCCATGAACCAACTTCTCCAGAAATCATTACTGATCCTGTTTGATTTATGTAAGCACCAACTACACATTTAAACTTTACTTGTTTATTATAACTGTTTGTCCAGGCAAACATCATAGACAATTCTGGGTCATTATTAAAATTTAGTTTATAAATTCCCTGAGCAATTTGTCCGTCAGCAGTACATCTGTACTCCTCATCTACAATACCAAACCCTGCATTAGCAAGGGCTTGATAAGCATAATCAATTACAAACTGGTGAGTGATCACAGTATAAGTGGCACCATGTGTTGGTAGTGCTACACTTATTAAGTTTGCTTTTGTTGTGTTCTGTATTTTCTTTGGCATATTAAAATAAACTTAATTGATTTGTACTAGGGTCAAGAGATTCTATCTCTTTCCTTACTTTATTTACATAGTAATCATAATTAATATTATAATCAGAAATTGGCTTTTCTTCATGGTCAATATACAATGTCTGGAGCCACTTACCGGCTTCTACTTGTATATCTCTACCATCTGAATTATTTCTCTTCATAATTTTACTACCTGTCTTGGATACATAGTATCTAATAGTATGCTGTAAAGGTTTTTCTTTATATACTCCATCTTCCAATAAGCGTTCTTCAAATCTCCAATCACCTTTAATCTTAACACCACCACAAAAATCAAATATATTTGTGTGAGATTTAATAAACTCTTCCGGATCTTTTCCCTCTACAAAGTATGCATGTACTGCTTTAGGAATAATCAAGAAACTTTTGTTTTTATGAAGAGCTAGATTATCATATTCAAATCTACCTTTACATTTAGACTTACCTTTCTCGTCCACAGCAATATAATTATTTACATCACCTAGTACAAGTTTAGAATAAGTGTTATGTTCTAGTTCAAGACTAGTCATCTTCTCCCATATCTTACAGATCTCCATGTATTTGTCTACATATTCTCTAGGAATCATAGTCTCAAGACCATCTGTGTTTTGCATTAATGGTATTGCACCTGGTATACCTTCACAAATCATCTCATACAACATAGTCAAACTTAGCTGACCATTAATAGTAATACTCATTGTAAACTGCGGGTCATATAGGAAACTATTCTCATCATTACTTAACCCATAGGTTGAGTTTAGAATAATCTTATAGACATAGTTTCTTGGATCACTCTTAGGTATTATTCTTCTTTCATCAAAGAACCATTCATACTGTTCACAGAATTCTGCTTTAGGTAAATGTGCCGGAGCCCAACCATTTCTAATAGCTAGATTAGGATAATAACTAACAACATCTGAAGTCATGATAACCATATCAGCATTAGAGTTGTATACTTTACTAGTTCTAGCACCATGCATACCACCAAGACCGTAATCAGTCTTTACTCCTTTGTATTGTACAGAATACTTAAAACTACCTTTAGTTTCTCCAGGATAGAGAACTACTTCTTGAAATTTTGCTAAAAGTCTTTGAAATGTAGCTGTCTCAAAACTAATATAAGGAAGAATGATATCCTTAAATATGATCTGATTTCTATGAGTTCTCATATTTCTCAAATCATATTTTTTAATTCCCGACTTTTTACTCAAGAAATGTAGAAATAATTCTTTTGCAATTCTTGGCTCAGAAGCTGAGAATAAATTAATACTATATTCTTCAGTCAATTTTCTTCTAAGTTCAATCTGTTCTTTACTAAGAAACATAATTGCTTTAGTAGACTTGACATCATTAATACAATATTTAATAATATCTGGAATCTGTTCTTGAGTTATCTCAGTAGAGTGATGGATGGGCATATCAATTATGTTCTTCCAGTCCATAGTATACTGAATCCACTTTAATGAACTTCTCTTAGCTGGATTATCCCAATGGTTAAGCTTGAATACATCTACCTGGTTTATATGCATATCCCGGGCAGAAAACTCTGCAAATTCTCCATTACTTTGTCTATTAATAGTTTCTTGTGCTCTATTATATAAAAACTTTGCAACAGTCTCCCCGTCATGCATTATCAGTGTTTCACTATTCCGGATGATATGTTCAGTAATCTGACTGTCAAAGCTCAGACCATTAAAACTAACATGCCATTCATTATTAAGTGAATTACTCTTTAGAAATAAGACCAAGTCTTCTATATCATTTCTTGATTTGTGACAGACAAATATTCTCTGTTCTTCAGATTTTATGTCTTCAAATACTCCTATGAAACAATTACTAAGAGTTTCATAGTCCATTACCCAATGTGTTCTCATAGGCTTAGTTCAGTTAAGCTGTTCCCCCATTTAAGTTAATAAAAAAAGAGGGTGCTTGGTACCCACCCTCTTTTCATTTAGGTTTTGATTAGTTATGCCTCAGTTGCAGCTGCAGTCATAAACTTCTTGTAATCAAACTTTGGATTAACACTTACAAGTTTGATTAACTCTTCAATTGCAGTAGCATCTTCTACATAGAATTCTTGAAACACTTCTATTTTATGTCTTTCTTGCTTCATGCCTTTGGCTCCTGTAATAGGTTGACCATAATCATCAAGCTTAGGTAACATGTGTAAAGAAGTTTTTCTAATTTTTGAAATGACTACAAATACTTTAGTCTCTGGATCAAAAATACATTCTACATAGGGACATGATTCTACTACAGGAATCAATCTAAAAGTTTTCTTGTCTTGCCATGTGGCTTCAACAAGCATCATTGATTTTTCACTCATTTTTTGTTGGTTTTAATTTGACAAAGTTATTTAATAATTTTAATGTTTTCCAAATCTGCAACCTCAATAACTAACATTTCTTTATTTAAGTCTGGTTTATCACATAATTCACCAACAGATTGGAGCATATCAATGTCTACTTGAAGAATTCTTGCATATGTTTCAAAATGTTTTTCAGGAAACAAATAACTCTCTACATAGGCATAGTTGCCACTTCTCTTATCAAAAAATTCTAAAATTTTGCGCTTTGTTTTAATATTAATTTTACTGTATTTTCCATTTATAAAATTCATCCAATCATCCTCTAAATCAGAAAAATTAAATACTACAACTAGATTTTCATCATCCACCTTTACAAAATCTACCAATCTATTATGTTGGAGAAGAACATTTTTTTCAAATTGTAAATATTCTAAATCTGTTCTAGGTGTATAAATACATACTAGTTTCATATCCTCAGAGTTAACTTTTTCATTCCAAGACAAATAAGTCTCTCTTGGAATTACACTTGTTCCTCTTTTAATGCCCAAGAGCGGATATAAAAATATCTTGGACTTCTGAAAGTACTTCTTATAAAGCGCATCAATTACCATAAGTTCTACAATTTTATGTTACCAACTGCTAGGTCATATGGTAGGTCATATCTTTTCTGTATATAATGCCATTTGGCAATTTCTAATACAGATTTAAAATTACTTCTCCATTGTGACATAGATTCCTCAGACACTTGGAATGGGTAAACTAAATTGTATTTGTCAATTACAATGAAAGTTACTTGTATATTCCATTCATGTCTGTCTGGTACATCTTTCAAAAACTTTTCTGCAGCTAGTACAAAATATATAACAGCTTGTATCCAATATTTGTAGTATTCCACAGCTTCAGGAAAATCCTGAATAGATTTACCAGTTGTTTTTAAATCATTGATAAAAATTGTTTTACTACTTTTATCAATAACTACATTGTCAAGAAACCCATGAAGGCCAAAAGGTAATCTCTCATGATCCATTTTAATGTACAACTCTTGAAACACTTCAATGTGATCATCTTCCTCAGTTTTGTCTAACTGTAATAAAGCTCTGATGTCTTTGTTACTTTTTAGTATCTCTACCTGTGCTTTGCAGCCATCCAAAGTAGGTTGATCTACTATTGTTTTATCTAAACTTGCTTTGAGGAATTCAAAATACTCCTTGTTCTCTTCAGTGAGAATCTTTTCCAATCTTTGAGCATCTGTTTTAAGTGCTTGATAAAGATTTGCTGTAAGTAGTTGTGTGAGTATATCTGGTGAGTAGTCCTCCAAAAGTAATGAATTATTTCCAATACTACAGTGAATTCTAAAAATATTATCAATAATTTTTCTTTGACTGTCTGTAGGAAATTTACCCGGCATGGTTATAAACTTGTCATTATATGCATCTGGTTCAAACAAGAGACAGTGTAGGACGCTCCCTCCTACGAGGTGAGCATCCTTACTATCTTCTCTTTGGTTGAGCACATAATGATTGTAAAATAATGCAGGAGAATAAAGTAACTTATTCAACCCACTGTAGCTAAAGTAAAACTTCTGTTTGTAAAATCTCTCTAGTTCATCAGAACCACTCAAAGTCATCTGTGTCATTTGTCTCTTCTGTTTGATTGTTATTTAATTCTTCTTCAGGGTCCTCAGGAATTTCATTTAACTCAGATTCGGAAACATTTTCTGACTGTTCTAATTCTATTAACTCTGACTTAAGTTCATTTCTCTCAATTCTTTCAAATGCAGTTTCTATGTCATCATCAGAGAAATCAAGGTCACTTTCAACCCCTTCAACCCCTGAAGCAACCCCCGCAACCCCTGGCACTGAATTTAGGTCCTCTAAATTAGCATGTAATTCAACAACCTCTTCTTCAACTTGACCCTCTGGTACAAAGTCTTCTAGTTTGTTATATACATAGTTTGCATTCAACAAAGCAAGAGTTTCTTCATTAACTGTCACGGATTTTACTTTAAAGAAATCAGTACTACCATGCTTCTCAATTTCATGAGCATACCTGTCCATGATTACATTTATTTTCTCTGTATCAAGAACACCCTTGTCAATTAGAGATTTCATAATATCATCTATCTTTGTACTCATGTAACTATCTTTATTTAGATATCCTAGCAAAGACTTAAAGTTAACATGCTTTTTAGTATGACAGTTGTACATTGCACCAGAATACTCTTTAAATAATAACTCTAAATAGAGTAAGCTATCTATGTAGTTAGAATTAGCCATAATCTCCATTGCCAAGATATGATTGTCATTATCTGAGCTCTTAAACATGTCAGATAATTGATCAAACATTACTGAATCTATGATAACTGCATCTGCACCATTAATATGTTTAAGTAATGCAGCCTCTGTTAAAATAGTAGTATTTAATACTTTAGGAAAATATTCAGCATAGTTATTACTTACTTGATAAAAAGTATTAGAACTTCTCAATTCCATAGTTACTTCTGGAATTTTCATAGCTTCAGTAAATACTTTTTCATTTCTAATTTCACTAGAAGAACCATAATCCATATAAACTCTGTCCTCAGTATAAAATTCAAGTGCTGTATCTACATTCTCTACATAATAATCATCCATTTTGTCTCTAACAGTTTCATAAACCTGTCTAAACATTTCTGTAGGCATGCTGTATAACCATTTTGTGTCACACATCTTATGAACTGTTGCAGTACCTGCAAATATATGTGTTGCATCATTTATATCTCTGACAGATTTAATACCATATTGTATAGTTAAATCTTTTAGTTTTACCCTAGGAATATTCACTCCTGGTAAAAAATATAATTTGTCTCCTTTTGTAGGGACATAATCTCCATTGGATACTTGTAAATCAGCCATTGAATCAGGAGAACCAAAAAGTGGTTCAACATTCATCTTGACCTCATCTGAAACTGCTTCAATGTCAAAAAACAAATAATTTTTCATTGTCTTAAGTTTAATAAGGGGAGTTTTACCTCCCCCTATGTTTGTTTTTAATTATAAGTATGTTAAATTAAAAGGGGAAAACCCTTTATGTTTCAATTACTTGACAGCCATCTTCACCACGTCTGAATTCATCATCAACTGACTAAACTTAACTTTATTACCGTTAACAATCTCTTTGACCATGTAATATCTAAGGTCATTAGTAAATGCTTCACAGTCAGTAGTAAGTTTAGCTATCCTATCAATGATTGGTTTACCTACTGCTCCTTTGTCAGCTAAAGTAAGAGAATAGTTAATCACCCTGGTAGCAATAACACTAGATATATCAGCACGGAAATCATCATCCTTACCAACTGCATTGGTTAGAGAGTTCATTACATACTGCTCATCTTTAGTTAGAATATCTGCAGGACTAATTATTCTATCAAGTTTGTTATTGATGAACATAGTAAACATTGAACTAAAATCTACACCAACAGAACCCTCACCAATCATTTGGATCAATGGAAGATTATCTTCAAACTTAGGTACAGAACTAATAGCATTGAAGAAAGTAGTAATAGATCTTGGATTAACTCTTTGAGTTACCAACTCTGGGTGCATCAACATAAAGTTAATACATCTACCATCTATGTTTGCTTTCTCTGCCCATTTAGCCCATACATCAGCATCATATTTCAACTCAACAGAGATAAATCTAGTCTTCTGAGCAACATCTAAAGAAGTTACATTATAATCACCATTGTCTGGATTAGTAGTCAAGATAACATGCCAATTCTTTGGTAACTTCCAAGAAACATATTCTTGTCTATCTAAGATTTCCATGGTAGCCTGCATAAATCTTGCATCAGCTCTTGTATAATCATCAAGAATTAAGAAACCACCTTCTCCTTTACCCTGAATCCACTCAGGAGCAGCATGTGACATTCTCTTGCCCACAACTTTGAATTTATTTGCAGTAGCTGCAGCTATCTGAGATTCATTAATCCAACCTTCTTTACCTTCTGCATTTCTAATTTGAAATTCTTTTACAGGAAACCCAACCAAGTCACCTAATTCTTCTAACTGAGATAAATTCAGCTTTACAACATCCATTTGTAATTCTTTACCCAACTGCATGATAGCAGAAGTTTTACCCAAACCAGCATCACCTTCAATATTAATAGCCACAGGAACTTTTCCTTCAGACTGAATGTGTTGGTTATTTTTAACCATGTGCTTAATAAAACTCTTTAACTCTTCAACATTTAATTGTACTTGACTCATACTCTTTTTTTTATAGTTCTAATTTAATTACTTTTCCTGGTAAACTGTCATTCATATGGGATCTTTCTGACAAGACCCATAGAACATTTCCTTTAGGTCTTACACTTGTCCAACATTCACCGTCAGTAAAATACACCAGGCTTGTATATTTCTTTTGGTTTTCATTAAAGTACTCTAGGACAGGATCAAACTCAGTCCCACCTCTTCCAAATGCACTCATCTCAAATTTACCTTTGTAAGGTTCAATTGATCTGATATTTGTATCACACTGTATTACAGTTACATCAACACCACATTTATAAATATGGTAAATTTCACTCATAAACTCTTTAAGTTCTGAATCACTTACAGAACCTGAAGTATCTATGGCTAACAACATATGTTGTCTCATTTTTACTTTAAGACCCGGATTAGCATCAAACCTTCTATTCTCTTTTCTTCTGATCTTCTTAGTAAATACTTTGGTACTAACACCAGTAAATCTCCTAATGAATCCTCTCCAGTCAAACTTAGGTTTAACAATCTCTTCAATTTTGATCAATCCTTCTATCTCCCCAGGAATATTACCTTTCTTCTTTTCTGTCTGCTCTTTAGCATCAGAAAGAACCTTTTGTAACTGTTTCTCTATAAGTTTCTGTTCTGCCTCTGTAAGATCTTCAAAGTCTTCCCAAGTACTATGATCAGGTATGTCACCATTCTCTATATCCTCAAGAAGTTTATCCATATTGGAGTCTCCACAAGTACCATTCTTATCTTTTTCATCCTGAAGTTGATTCAGTTTGTCATAATAATACCTAGCACCGGCCTTTCTATCTAGTTCTATATCAGTATAGTTATCTATATCAATACCACCTTCCGGTAGATACTGTTTACTTATATACTGATTTATCTCCATATCCATTGCTACATTAGCTAGTTTCTTGTTAGAAAACTTAAAGAATGTAGTAAGATGTCCAAAAGCAATATGTAGTAACTCATGCTTCAATAATCCATATCTGTGGTCTTCACTAAGACTTTCCCAGAACTCTGGATTAATAGTAAGCTGATAATTAATTCCATTCTTGCTCACACCAGCTGTAGGAACTCTTTTACTGTCCCATAGCTTATTCAACATAATGAGAAAGAACCCATAATAGGGCTCTTTCAACATTAGTTCTTTACCTGTTTTACTTAGACTCTGTTGTTTGTCCATTGTCTTTTAGTTTAATGTTTATTTCAAAACTATCTGTTGGGTACCCAATTTGCTCCAACATACTTGTCATATCCCTAATAAAGAATTCCATAAATAGCTCTACTGAAGTCTTAGAACCCTTCTGAGCTGTAATAAGACTAAGAGTTCTTGGACTACTAAGATTACTTTCTCCAACTATACTCACTAATTTGCTGTGTATTTTCTTCCCAGCCTCAGACCAGTCAGACTTTGGTACACCAGAAAACTTGTACATTACAAGTAACTCTCCTATGTATTTATTTACATCAACATTCTTCAATGCCTGAAATGCTACAATATGATTCTCTTTATCAGAGGATTGTAACATGTTTAATAAATTTCTTGTTTCTTCTTTGTCAAAAATCATTAGTCTTCAATTTAATAATTTATCAATAGTCTTTTAATTAAACCTACAGCACTTACTTTATGAAATAAATGAGCAAGTCCTCTTAAATCATTAATAGTTAAACAGTTTATATTTAAACTTACAGTTTCTCCAATATCCGGAGCTGATAATAACTTTATCATATAGTTGTTATCAATACCATAATCCTTAGTCAGAAATAATATTATATCTGGATAAAAAGCATGGTTATATTTTTGATTTTTTACATCAGAACATTTCCAGTCATTTTCTAACAAACTTTCATGTGTTATTTTTTCCATCAGTCTTCAATTTTTAAAGTTTTAATTGCCCATTTCTCAGGTTTACCACTTGCAATCATATCTACCCATTCCTTTGCAGTAGGGATATAGTTGTTGCAATCCTCTTTGACATGTTGTTCTCCTACATATCTTACATATACATCTTTACCGTCAGAGTTGGTAATAGTCATACCAAATCTTTGTTCACATTCAAATATACCCTCACTGTGGTGTCTGAATATTCTATGCATACTGTGTCCAATCCATCCTTTAGTTTCATCAAACCATTTATGGATTTCTAAATAATCTACAGGAGATCCTCCAAACTTTTTAGCTGAGGATTTTGCATGTTGCCAAGGATGTGCCATTAGTCTTCTTCTGTTTTACTTAATAAATCTCCATCATGAAAGAAATCTTCAGTCTCAGTGATTCTTACATGATTATTAATAATATATTTTCCTGAAGGAACACATATACATAAATCTCCAAAACCACCTTCATTATTCCACCAGTCTTCTATATCATTAAGAAGTTTTTCATCAGCAAATGATTCAATTTGGTAATAAAGATTTCCATCAATACTTGCTAAGTTAGATTCAGTTTCCCAGTCTTCAACTTTATCATTTACATCTTCTGGAGTTTCACAATGTTCTCTTGTAACACCTATCCATTCTATGGCACCTGAGTCTCCTCCACCATCATATTTTACTTTAACACCTGTAATACCTAAATCAGCCAACTTAAATAAGAGGCTTGTCAATTCTACTTCAGTCATAATTATTTAATTTTGTAAAACCTACCTAATATATTTCCATTTAGGTATTCTTCTTTTTCAAGAACCTCTCTAAGAAATTGAAACTTAGTCTCATAATATGTTAGTTCCATTTTAGAAAAGCATATCTTGACCATATACCTTTTGATTGGTATTTTATTCTTGTGAGCTTCTTTAAGAACTTCATTACTACTGTAATAGTTTTGGTAACTGGGTTTAGAAACAGTCTCATATTTTTTGTTTCTTTTGTCTGTCATTTTAGCAACAGCCTTTTTACCAAACTTCTTCTTTGTAACTGAATAAAAGTTCTTTTTACCTACATATCTTATAGACTTTCCATCAATAATAGCTTCCATCTCATACACAAATCCTACCGCACCTTCTGGAATCATGCCATCATTAAAAGGTCTTCCTTGATATAACCAACTCATAATGCTTGTTTTAATAAAGGTAGTAATACTTTTCTTACAGCATCTACACCATGGAGTTTTAATGAATCAGATAAATCTTTCTCCATAGGGAGATTGATTGATTCTACTCCATAAGTTTTCTTATATTTTTCTGCAGACATTTTACCTGGATCATCATTGTCAAATAAAACAAACACCTTCTTATAATGCTTAATTGCTTTTTGCATATAATTAGGATGAATCATTGAATTTTCACTGTCTGGAGCAATTGATTCAGCATCAGTGATTTTTAGCTTTGTAAATGCCATCAAATCTTTTAATGATGAAGTAATTATAAGAAATTTCTTATCTCCTCTAAGTTGCTCACTACCTTGGACATAATCTTGAACTTTAATAAACTTATTATCTTTTATCTTAGGCTGATATATTTTATACAAGGTTCCGTCTTTTTTAAAATAACCATAGATATAGTTATTTGAAATTCTCATAGTACTTTGTATTCCTAAATTATCTTCTTTTGCCATTTCATAAAATGATAACGGAGCTACATTATAAAACTCAAGCATTTTTGATCCAATTCCAAAACCACTCCAATAATTTTGATCTAAGTTATTCCAATGTCTAATCTCATAATCAAAAACTCTGAATTTACTATGTGGTTTTATGCTTACAATAGGAGGTGGCTCATGAGTTTTTATATAGTCATTATAATCATCAATAATTTTAAAAGAGGCTCTATTCCTTTCAGGAAGATTAAATAAGTTTTTTACAAGATCTAATGCATCACCACCATGTCCGGAGGAAAAATCCTTATACTTGTAAGTGTTCTTATTATCTACATAGATATACATAGACGGTACTTTATCAGAACTATTAAAAATAGATTTGATCTTGAGACTCTGTCCAGTAAGTTTTTCAGTAAGACCCAGATAAAACTCAAAAACCCATTCTTTGGGTATATCTTCTAATCTGGCTATTAAGTTTTTAGTAGATAGCATCTCTATAAAATAAAAATAGGGGGAACTGAATTCCCCCTATTATTGTTACAATAACTAGTCTAGGTTGAAATCAGTAGAAAGATTACTTGGAGATGAAAAATCATCATCATCACCAAATTTATTTACATCCTTAACTTCTAATTTTTTAAGATGCTTAGTTTCATCATAAGGAATAACTTTACCGCCTTCAACTTCACCAAAACTATATTTTTTATTTTCTGCTTTAGGAAGCCACATGTCATAGTTAGTATAGTCATTCTTGTTAAGATATTCTTTACCTGCTACACAAAATTCAAGATACTTATCTTTGAATGGAGCATTTTTGCTAAATGCTACAACAAAATCTTCAATAGTTTCATGTTGACCATCTTGCTCAATAAACCAATCATTTATTCCAAGAGTTTTAGACAAACTCTGTAGAAAAATTAGAATTGATCTATCTCTCTGAATTTTAATACCAGACTTAGTTTCACCATCTGAATATGCATACTGACTTGCTTTGATTCTACCTATTTGACCGGCATAGTGACCAGCTTCTGGATTGTCTTTATCTAACATAAATCCTTCAAAACCTTCTATTGGTTCAGTTTCTACATGAAGAATCAAATGTTTAGCTCCTTCAATAAATCTAAAATCTTCTAGCTCTATGCTATTAATTTTTAATACATGATTGCCTGGAGCAATTGTTTTTGGTAAAGATGAGCTGCTACTTCCTGCACCCAAATCTGTTGTACTTAATCCCATTGTTTTTTATTTTTTAATTATTAAATGAATACTTTTTCCCATGAGGTTTTTAATTCCCCATCAATCAGTTCTGTAACTACTATCTCTTCATTACGTAAATGCTCTGGTCTTGCACCACAAGTAACCTCTTCATTAGTCTTAAAAGACAAAATAGTTTTGTTACCTTTTCTATACATATACCCAATGGCATCTGCATTAGCACAAATTAGAGTTTTTATTTTACCTGTCAAATCAATGTTTGCAGACATTACCATCTCCCCTTTATCATCTACCTGTTTGTCTTTAATGTGACCAGATAAAATAATTGTGGGTGCTAATGTATCAATAAAATCTAAAACTTGAAAGAATGCTTGACGAATATATAAATATCCTGCACCATTTGGTAATGTAATTACAGTATCACCATCAAAGTTTTTACCCATTGGTGTTGCTCTATAAAGTTTAACAGCCAAAGGCATAATCATCTCTTCTAATGCAGTTACCGTATCTACAGTAATAAACTTATAAGGCTTGCCTGCTTCTTTAATAGCTTTACCTGCTTCTAAAAGTTCTTGAAGATTAGTAATTTTTACTTTTAAAGCTTCTACATACTCAGTACCATTTTCCAAATCTAATATTAGATTGTCTTCAAGTCCCGCATATGCAGTTGTTTTACCTGTTTTAGGTTTAGAATAGATTACAATTCTTTTAGGATTTACTCTTTCTGCTTTTACTTTTTTAGTTGGAAGTACTATACTCATATCTCACTTTTTGTTTGTTTAATCAGATCATTTAACCAAGGCTTTGCACTTACTGGTTTCATCAGCATTATAGATGCAAAATCTAAAATTGTCATTTCAGATAATGGTGCATCTGCAATTTCATTATTTTGAATGTCAAGTTCTACTTCTGTTTTAGGAGCAAACTCTTCTTCAAAATCAGGAAATACACTAAGTGTTTTCTGTAATTGAGGTAGTTTGTTTTTCTCTCTTTTTTCTTCCTCTTTTCTTTTTTCATAAAGAGCATAAGAGATTTCATTACCATCAGGTAATACAACTAATAACTCACTTACTGACACAATATACACTGAATATGAACTTCTTTCTCTAAGTTCATATTCTTCAGCATAAAAAGGATTAGCTTTAAACTTGAATAAAGGTCTGTCTTCAAACATACTTACATAATCTAATTCATTTCCTTTATCATCTCTGATAACATCAATAAATTCCATGTAAATGTCTTCATTCTTTTTAAGCTCTCCTTCATAGAGTTGAATGTTTCTTCCAGTACGTCCTTTCTCAAAAAATGCCATTTTTAGAGTAAAATAAGGATTGGGAAGAAGTAGTTTTTTAAAGGTATCTGCATGATATGCAAAGTACTCTTTTTCTTTTTGTTTTCTGTCCATTTTTATTTTGTATTTATACTTTTTGCTTGAGCAGGTGGATTTATTTCAATTATCCGCATATTTGTTCTATCAAGTTTAAAGAAACTCATCTTAGTAACACCATTTCTTGATTTTAAGAAATGAAAAACAAGAATATCATCATCTTCAATAATATACTTATCAGGACCATAATGTCTTATTTTTCTTATAGAAGGTTTATTTATACCCAATACAACATCAGCATGTTGTAACAAAGCATCTGCTCCAAATAAATCAGAATCTAATACATAGTTACCATATTCACCATCTCTCTGTCTGTCAGGGGAATCAATATTCCTATTCAACTGACTTAACACTACAAATGCTACGGGATAATGTTTCTTCATATAAGTGAGTGCTTCACCTAATGCATAGAGCATCTCAAACTTATCCTTTTCTTGCCCTTTAGCTACTTTAAATAGTGCTGAGTGATCTATAGTGACAAGCATGTTAGTGTATTTTTTAACTGTGTTGCCATCTTTATCTTTCACCATTACTGCCCGCTTCTCCATTTCATTATGAATGGTAGCACACATTACATCTACTGTACATGGATCATAAATAACTTCAACAATATCTCTATCCTTGGAGTTTTTATAAAGTTCAACACACTTATCAAATACGGCATCATCTAATGGTTCTGCCTTACTCATCAATGTATTGTAATCATAACCTGTATTTAGACTCAGCTTTCTGATACCATTGGTTTCATCAAGCATTTCAAACTGGAACTTAAGAACTGTAAATTCATGGTCTTTATTAAGTTTGATGATATCATCAATTAATTGCTCCATGAATAAAGTTTTTCCGGTACCAGGCCTAGCACCCACAACGGTGATAGTTCTCCACTCTAGTCCATCACAAAAGGCATCATTAAATTTGGGCCATGCACTTTTCAATGATTTTAAACGTCCTTTTCTTCTAGCTTCAATCTTATAGATAGCTTTTTTGAGAGCATCTCTCTCACTGACCGGTATCAAAGGTGCCGCCCCATTAAATAAATTTGCCATAATGTTAATCTACTATTTCTTTAAAATAATTTAATTCTGTGTCTTCAGAACTATTTAAAAACTCACAATAAGTTGCTAAATCTGAATCCCAACTTTTGTCTACATTTTGTTTCCTTACAAAATATTGTGAAGTCCTCATGTAGTCATATCTTTGGATACTGTATTCATCAACATATCTTTGTGTTGCTTTTAAAATTGTTTCCCAAGTATAATTATAGTTTTCAAAAAACCATCTAAATGCATTTTCTAAACTTTTAGGGTTTACTCTTGCATATTTGCCACTAGATAGTTTTTTGTTTGGAAATATTTCATTGTACTTTTGAATATTTTCAATGAAATTGTTACCCATTATACTAATTGATGTTTTTTTCTTAGTTTTCCTAAAATATCCATCAATTTCTGTCATAAAGATAATGCTTTTTGAAGTAAGTTCCAAGTTTTCTGTAAGCCATTGATCCGTTTGCAGCTTTTTGCACTCAAGTGCTTTGTTGACAAAATTTCCAACAACAGTTTTTTCTTTTATACAATGTAAAACATAAAAAGAATTTGGAGTCAGTCCTTCTCTAATTAGTTTGCTAAATATTTCCGTCATATCACCAAGTTATTAAAGTTCCAGAGTTTGTTTCTACTATAGAAGATATTTTATTAAATACATCCATACAATCCCATTTACCACCAGAATAAGCAGCAGAAGCAGGATGTTTAATATAAAACTTATAATTATTATCATTAGTAAGTTCAGACCATTCTTCAGCTTTCTTACCCATATAAACATAAATAAGTCCTGGGTTGTAGTTATTCAACCAGTCTAACAGATATGCTGTAAATTTCTGCCAAATATCATAATGAGTACCAATCTTTCTAACTTCAACTGTAAGAGCAGTATTCAGCATAAGTATTCCTTGATTAGACCATCTTTTAAGATCTAAATCTTCACTTATAACATGATTACCATATACAGTTCTATCAACTTCCTGTAGAATAAATTTAAGACTTGGCTGTAATTTATTTGTATTGCTGCAACTAAATGATATACCATCTGCTACACCTAACTGTGGATACGGATCCTGACCAATAAACACAACTTGTAATTTACTGTATGGGCATTCTTCAAAAGCTCTGAATACTTGTTTTAGTGGCGGAGTCCATCTTCTATCAGACTGACTGAGATTCCATAACTGAGTAAGTATAGTATCAAAATCAGAACTAAATATAAAAGATTTAAAAACTCTATCCCAACCGCTAGGTTTAAGCTTTTCAAACATTTTTTGTTTAATTTCTTCTAATTCCATTTTTTTGCTATTTTTGATAAAAATTTATATTATGAGCACAGTCAAAGTTCAAGAAATGAAAAATGATGCAATCATTGAGATCAAAGTAAATAAAAATTACTATTTGATGGTTAAAGCTACACTTTTTGATTTGTTTACTATTTTAACTGAAAAAGGTTCTACTGAAGAATCATTAAAAAGTATAGTTAATAGACCATATGCAGAATTAACTCCAAATGAAAGATCTTTTTACACAGTTACTTTACTTTTAGCTGAAATTGAAAAACAGGCAAAAGAAAATAATCTTTATGATGAAAAAGATTTTGATGCTGAAAAATTCTTAGAAGAACAAGAAAAATCTAGTGAAGATTAATATTATAATTTTCACTACCTATTTGTATACAAGCTTCAATAGCTAACATCAAATCACTTTTACTACAATCCCCAAAAGACTTGCCGGCTAGACCGGCATGTTCTTTTATAACCAGTTTCATTTCATCAAAAGTATAACCAGACTCTTTAGCTAACTCTCTAATACAAGCATGTACTTTTGCAAGTTGTGCTTTACTGTGATCAGTGCTGTATATTTCAATAAACATATCCACTTTCTCACCTTCTTTTAACTTCTCTACAAAGATCTCATATGCAAGTTTATCTTGAGGACTTGCAAATGTTAATTTACCATTCTTTTTAATAAACTTTCCTGTATGCATATCTAACAAATTATATTATTCATCACTTCTAAAAACTGTACATAATGATCTACACTTTTTATCTCTATAGCAGGAATATCAAATGATTTTAAAACCCAATGATTATCTTCTACATCAATATTATCAGTGCTATGAAGTTCTACTCCACTACAAAGTTCTTTATGATAATAATAATAATCATAGCCATTTTGACTATCATGATCTGTAATCTCAACTTTTTCAAAGCCAAGATCAATTAATTCTTGTTCTGTCATATACATTTATTTAAGTCCACCACAATAAATCATAGCATTAATCTTTTCTTGATTTATAAACCCTATAAAATCAAGAATCTTTTTTAATTTTTTCATTCTTTAAATATTTTTTTTCAAACTTTTCCCAACCTTTTGGATCAAATTGTGTGATTAACAAATCAAGTTTTATTTCTTCTTCATGCTCATCACACATTCCAATCCCTTTAATATCTAAATCAGGACTATACCTTTTGGTAGCCGGAGATCCACATTTAACACATGTCATAACTTATTATATAAAAATGTTTCAGGACTAATTATATCTGTAGTATAATTAATATCCTTATACTTTTCATTGTTAAGGGTCCATAATCCCATTTCTTTTATTCTTTTATCTCTTAAAGTAATTATAGAATATGCAGTAAGATAAGCATTGTCATCATCTGAACTTAGGAACATTGCCAAGAGATTCTGTTTCTCATCTTCTGTAACATATCCTGTTTTTACTAATAAGTTTAACTCAGATAGAAAAATAAATGGTCTAAAACTCCCTTTCTTAGTACCATGTGTGTACATATACCATAAGTACCCCATATTACTGTCTTCTACTTTACATACCATATGATGTTCATGGCATATATTTTCAATTAGGCTTGTAATCTTTTGGTCTTTAAAATATCTTATCATGATCTTAAAAATTTAAATACTGCTACTAATTTATCATACTCTTCCATTACCCACTGTGGAGTAAATACAGCTTCATGACCTTTAAGAAAAACAATAACATTATCAATTACAAACATTTTTATATCTGCATACCAGTTATTGTGATAAAGTAATACAAATTCAATGTTAATATCTTTATACACATACTTATGATGATTATTACTGTTTCTGTAAAACCCATACTTCACAAGCTCTTTACCTATTAATTCTGTATCTCTAAGTGTCATAACTAAAATATGTATCTAATTGTATTCCAAGGAATATGTTCATCATGTAATTTAGTCCATTTTTTAATATAATCAGCTTTTCTTTTGTGTTCATATCTAAGATTTGATCCACCATACTCAGAAGTTTTGCTTTCTTGTATTTTAGGTACCCAAAGTAATTCTTCTCCTGGAAGTTTATGCTGTAGATTATAAAAGTGCTTCTGTTCATTATGAGTAAGAAATATTACTTCAGCTTTTACATCATTAGTATTCCATTTATTAAAGGCAGAATGTCTGTTGATTATATGAAACAAAAACTCATACTCTATAAGCCAATTATCATGAACTATTACTGGACTAAAATTTAAGTGAACTTCATATCCTGCTCTTAAAAACAAGTATATAGCATTTAACCTTTCATCAAGAGAACTTGTATTAGGTTCAAGAACTTTTCTCCATTTCTCCGGCATAAGACTAAATCTTACTCTAATCTTACCTTCTGGATTAAACTTCAATAAATCATGATTTACATACTTAGTAGCAAATGAACCCATAGCAAGTGGATGATCTCTGAAGAACTCAAATATCTTCTCCCATTCATGAAATTTAGCATGTAGAGCAAAGTCTTCATTACAGGATATATCATAAGTAATATACTCTCCTGTTTGATTAGGTTTCTCTACTGTAGAAAAATAAGCATGTGAATTAATCTCTGTCAGGATATCCATAGTATTAGTAGCTACAGAAAGTCCTTCCGGTTTGTGTCTTTTCATGTAACAGTAAGTACAATTATAAAGACAACCATGTCCAAAACTTGGTGAAATAAAGTCAGTACTTCTTCCGGAAGGTCTAATAACCATAGACTTCCTAGTAACTTTTTCTACTACAGACATATTATTCTAGATTTTTATATATACAGCTGATTAGTGCTACATATATTAATTCAAATAGTATTCTCATGACTATTCTGATTTAAAGGTTTCATTGTAGTATTGTTCTGGTTGATAACATTGAGAACCATAATCATTGCTCCCTTGATTATAAGCATCCATTACCTGCTCTTCAAACATTTTATTGGCTTTTTTAAATACTTCTTCTTTTTGCCAAATGAACATTTCCTTCCAATGTTTAGATTTAATCTGGTCTTCTAACCATTTAACTGCACTCTGTTGCATCTTATTCCATTGTTAGGTTGCTATCAGATAAAATCTCCCGGATCTTATCTCTTAAATTTTCATAAGCCTCTCCTACTTCAGAAGGAAGTTTCTCATTATACTTAACTTGATTTCTAAGATATTGATCTATTTCCCATATAGCAGCTCTATACTTCCACCCATCTAATGCTACCTGAGCATCAGATGCAGCATCTTCATCTGTAAATTCAATTATTACTTTCATTCTATTCTGATTTAAAGGTTAATTCTTCTCCTGTCAGTGCAAAGTATAAGTTTTGTAGTTGGTGAACATATTTAATAGATTCCTCTAAAATAGCCCAAGAATTAA